AACTGTTTTGAAAAAACGGACCTTTCGGGGGTGTAATTTTGAAAGTTGGAAAACGGTCTTTTCCCCCCCTATTGTACATAAGAATAATAGACCTCTCTCGTATCTATCCTATATACTCAAATCGACTTCATGCCTGACACCTTCGATTAACGGTGGAATAACTTTTTCCGTAATGCAGGGGACGTTCTGCTTACGTGGTTACAGCAACTTACATTACAACCTAAAAAGACAAATGGATGTTATTCTCCCTAACTCATTACTTTTCGATACTTACTCAGCCGAATTTCATATACATACTGTTGTAATCATCAGGTAAGAATACAACATATTCAATTTTATTTCTTTGCGACTTGAAAAGCTGGGCTAAAGCCCTTGGGCGCTTTTCTAGCGTCGTCTTTTCCTTTCACGAGCCGAGCTCGTTCAAGAAAAAGGATAGTACTTTGTCTTTTTCTGCTTGTACTTAACAGCTTACACACTCTCACTGAGCCGAGTAAGATTATGGAGACCACCATTATCCTGTTTTATTGTTTATTTTACAACGGAGACCACCGTTATCCTCATTAAGTTTTATTTTACAACGGAGACCACCGTTATCCTAGTTTTATTATTATATATATAATTATACCATAATATTTTTTAAATGTCAAGTACAAATTATACATTTATTATTTTTTTTTTTTTTTTAGAATATACAACAGGAAAACTAAGTTTCTTTTAAAATAATTTAAAGAGTAACAATAACCGTCCTACGAAATGGAACAGGCTTGGACTGTTCCATGAGTAGAAAGCGCCAGAAAAGCGACAGAGTGAGCGATAGCTCACAGCTTTTCAAGCTTTGAAAACTTGTTTATATTATAGTAGAAAATTGTAAAAAAAATAGAATATGATACTTGACTTTTTTAGCTAAAAATGGTATAATATATAGTATACTAATTAGAAAAGAGGGCATAGAAATAAATACAGGAATTGATGATTTTTTAGAACATGACATTGATTTCACTAATTATATTATTGTTCGTAATGTTATTTTGAACAAACAAACAATTATTGAAGCGGTAACATATCAACAACGTTCAAAGTTTCTATCTTTCGAAAATAGGGAATTTAATATAGAGCTTGTTGATTATGTTAATGATATCTATTCTAAATTAGATAAATATATTGAGGATTGCAACTTCAACAATAAAAACACTAAGTTAATTAATATGCTTTTCGAGGGATACAGTATAAAAGAAATAGCTACAGAGCTAAAAATAAAAAATGAAGCTATCTTTGACCGAGTTCGAAGAATAACCTTTAAAATAAATTCTGTTGCAGTAAAGGATAAAAGGGAAAACAATGAAATTAAAATTACCTAGCGGTGAAGAAATTAAATTACCAGATTTCGATAGTCTCAAGCAAAGACTCACGCTGGTAGACAAGTTAATTTCAAAACACGATGAAATAATCATGGATAATATGGATAGTTCTCAGGTTAAGTTCTTCTTAAATGGATGCTCAAATTATATTATTTGGTTCATAGATAAAGAAGACAAGCGAGGGGATAATTCAATTATACACAGAAAGAAAAGTATCAAAATGAATGGATACGACAAAAATAATATTCCTTTTACAGATTTGTCTATGGAGGAATTAATAAAATATGGAATCGAGGATAGTTTAGAAGATTGAATAATTTAAAATTTTTAGAAGAATGTATTGTTGATGCAGATAATATTTTTACAGTAAGAGGTATTCACTTTAAGATTAGTCCTCTAGTTGAAGAGTATCGAGTGTTTAATTCCTACAAGAACACAGAAGACTTCACAAACGAATCAGAAATGAGTATTGTCAAAGTCTTCATTAACAGAGATAATCTCAATTTCGTATTTCTAAACGAAAAGAACAAACCTATAACAAAACTTATGATTGTAGAGGATGACTTGTTATGAGTAAAAAAGATTACTATAGAACGTTGTCTCAAGAGGTGTGGGAAGATGATAAACTTCGAGAGCTAGGAATAACACAAAAAGACGTTAAGGCTGTTATTAGTGCTTTTGAGCGACATATGTCAACCAAGTTGCGTGAGACAGGAGAGTTCCGTTGGAAGAACGTCATGGTACTAAAAACAAAATTAATTAAAGGATTTAGCTTTTATGATGTAACAGCTAGAGAGAGTAAGGTATTTGACGACTATTATCGCATTCAATATAAGCCTGCTGATAAATTCAAACGGAATGTAAAGCAACGGAAAGAAGATTTAGAACTTATTGCTGAAATAGAAAAATTTGAGGACGAATATGGACACAAAGATTAAATACGTTATTGACACTAATGCTGTAATTGATAACCCAAATTTGCTTGATAAATATGACGTTGTAATTCCAAGCATTGTTCTCAAAGAAATTGAAGACCTAGAACTCAAAAAGTCAAACCAAGTACTACAGTATGGTATTCGGAATGTTAAACGAATCTTATTGAATTATGTAAAAGAGAATAATGGAGATATTTTTGATATTACATCTGTCAAAAATACAACAGAGTATACAGATAGCTATGCTGACAATGCAATTATCTCATTTGCAAAAGAAAAAGGATATGGAATCATTACAAATGATGTTTTAATGTATCTTAAAGCAACAGGGTTGAGTATTCCAGTTATAATTCCGAGTCTCGGTGAGAAAGATAAAACTATTTATGAAGGGGTTAGAAATATCTTCATAAATGATGAAAATAGTGGTAGTGGAGAACTGCTATTAGACTACATTGAGACAGAGATTTATAAATCAACAGCCAATAAAGATTATACTGTACCAAAAGATACGCCATTTGAAGAGAATGAATACATTGTTTTTCTTGACAAAGCACAGGAGACATATAACAGTAAAGGTGAACATGTTGGATACAAGGACGTTGGGTTATTTAAATATAACTCTAAAGACGGATTTCAGCGGATTGGAACACCTGTGATTAAGGGGTATCAAGAAAATATTAAGCCACGTAACGTTCGTCAGCGTTGTGCAGTCGATATGCTTAAAGACCCTGAGACTAAAGTTAAGGCACTCTTTGGAACGTTTGGTGCTGGTAAAGATTACCTAATGTTGGGTCAAGCTCTTTCATTAGTAATGGATGATGCAAGTCCAATTGACAAACTAATTTGGGTTCGTAATAATGTTGAAGTCAAAGATTCTAATCCAATTGGATTCTTACCGAATAGTATTGAAGAAAAACTAAAACCATTTTTAATGCCAATGGTTGACCACCTAGGTGGAGATGAAGCTGTTTTAGACGAATTAATGCTTCAAGGAAAAATCGAAGTACAACACTTGGGCTTCATTCGTGGTCGTGATATTAAAAATGCAATCATCTATGTAACGGAAGTACAATCTAACACACGTGAACATATCCAATTGTTATTGAGTCGTGTATCTGATGGTTCTCAAATCTGGTTCAATGGAGATAGTGAACAAACCGATAGCGATAAATTTAAATATAATAATGGTGTGAACGCACTGAGAAAACTTGCCGGTCAAGAACTTTACGCACAGGTAACTTTAGATAAAACGGAACGTTCAGATGTTGCACAAATGGCAAACTTATTAGACGAGGATTAATATAAAACAATGAGAAAATATGAGAATAGAAAAGGCGAAATAGTAGAACTTTCAGACGAACACATTGAGACTGCTATCCGAATCAAAATAGAACTTCAAAATGCTAGTCCATCACAACGTTGCAGCTGGAAACAACATAAAGAACTCATGGAGCGTGAAGGTTTCTATGGGTCTGAAAATTCAGAAGCATATCGTCAAATCATAAAATCAGAACAAAAGAAACGTGACTTATTACCAAGTACTCAAAAATATGTCGACTTTGTTACTGATAAAAAATTAGAATCTCTTAAGAGTGTAATTGGCGAAAATTACATGTCTAAACGACAGCTTGCAAGAGAAAGACAACTTTTGAACAAAATGAAACGTGATGTGACGGATAATCTTGTTATTCACGAAGAAATTGTAGAAGCAATCTCTAACATTTCAATTGATGTTCCTGATATCAAACCACTTCCAACACCAGAAATTTCTGGTACGGAAGCAGTATCGGTTTTGTCAGATTTACACATTGGTTTGAACTCAACTGATAATATGGGAAAAGAAACTCAGAAAATGAGACTTGATTATCTTCTTCAAGAAACAATTAAATATTACAAATTGTTTAATGTTCAACATGTAACGATTCTTGACCTTGGAGATGAGATTGAAAATTCTCTATTGCATAAACCAACGTCAACAGCCACAACATGGGGTCATAATTCAGACCAGTTTGCTACATACGTTAAATGGATTTTTGAGTATATGACAAAATTATCAGCAGAGTTTAAAGTGACTTATGTTGGTAATATAATGGGTAATCACTCACGACTAGGTGAAAAGGGTGAAAATCTTAATGGAGACTCATATTCTAAAATGGCTACAAATATGCTAACAACATTGATTGATAGCATTGACAACCCTAACTTGAACTATGATTTATCTGGATATGAACATACTCACGGAACGTTTACGGTTAAAGGGTATACTTTCTTGGCGGAACACGGAGACCTCTCTAAACAAGGAACTACGAAGCTTACTCGATACTCTAGTGCACTTGATAAAAAGATTTCATATGTTCTCACAGGTCATATTCACAACTTCCGAGTGGAGACAGAAAATCATGGTCGTAAAGTATTTACAAGTGGAAGTCTTAACTTTAGTAATGACTACTCTCGTAATTTAGGCTTTTACACTAATGGTTCTCAAATGATAATCTTGGTTGATGAACATGGCGCACAACCAATCAACATTGACTTAGAACATATTCGAGAAAAATAACAAACTAATTTGTTAAAAAAAATTAAAAAACACGTTGATTTCCCTCTCAAAAGGTTTATACTATGAGAGGGTTATTATATTTTAGAAAGGATTTTTAATGATTGCTGATACTAAAAAATGTTTCAATTGTAAAATAGAAAAACCTTTAAAGAATTTCTATCAAACAAAAAGTAATGTTAGATTTCCTGATGGATATTATCACCTCTGTAATGAATGTATTGTAAGCGTTGTCGGCAATGACCTCAGTGTTGATGTTGCCAAGTTGCTATATGAAGTTGATGTTCCTCTTATGAAGACCCCTTGGGCTTCTGCTGTTAAACGCAAAGGAGAAACAATCTTAGAATATCTTAAGATTATGAATCAAGTAAGATATAAAAAACTTTCATACACAGACTCAGAGTTGACTTTAGAAGTCAAGAAAGACAACAAATTTAAATTAGAAGATGAATACTTAGCCTTCAACAAAGAAGAACGTGCTACTGAAAAAGAATCCAAAGACCTTGATAAACTCTTTGATTCACAGGAGGACGGAACAGTTTTTATCTTAGCTAACAATGGTAAAAAAATTATGTTGACTGATGAGTTACGTAAAAAGTGGCTCAGAAAAGATTCAAGCTTTGATGATGATGAAATACTTGAACTAGAGAAATATTTCGTTGACATGAAAAATGATTTCACTATTGAAAATACAAGCGCTATTAATCTCTTGTATGAATTGTCTGTTTTGTCTGTTAAGAAGCAAAGGGCTCTGAGTGATGATAACATTGGTGATTATGACAAACTAGACAAATCATTTCAGAACAAATTAAAAGTTTCTGGATTCCAACCTATTGATGAGAAGGATAGTTTAGAGAAAACAGGTGTTACAAGTTTTGGTCAAATTGTTGCTCAAATCGAACGTGACTCAGGTTTTATTCCACCAAATCTTGTCGAAACAAATCCTGATGACATTGACCTTATGTTGATGCGGTACAAACAATGGGCACAAAGGTTTACTGACCAACCAGTAGATGTTGAAGTTGACCATACTTGGAGAGAAGAAATCAAATCGGAAGATATTGATTTTAGTGTCCATGATACGTCAGAAGGAGAACCTGAGATTGTAGCTGATGACGAGGAGAATTAAGAATGTTATCAGTTAAAGAATTTAATGATAATTTTGGAGATGTTAAAGATGGTTTTAGAGATATGATTTCATATTTCAGAATGTATCCAGACAGATTCATAGATTATATCAAGACAGAATCCACAATGTTTGATTTACTTCCATTTCAGAGGGTTTACATGCGAACCTTCTTTCGTTATAAAAGAGTAGGAATTGTAGCTAGTCGTGGTATTTCTAAAACATATATTGAGCTTCTTTCAAATTATGTTAAATGTATTCTATATCCAAACAATGCTTTGGCAGTCGCAATGCCAACTAAAGAACAATCTGCAAAAGTAGTTAAGTCTAAGTTCGAAGAGTTTTGGAGAGATTATCCATTACTAAAAAATGAATTAATCTTCAATAAATGTAAATTCGAAAAAGATTATGTTAAACTAGTCTTCAAAAACGGTTCAACGCTAGATACCCTTACGGTAGGTGAAAGTTCACGTGGCTTACGTGCACAAGGAATTACCCTAGAGGAAATAGTTGACGAACGTATGGACGCAAAAACAATTAATGAAGTTATACGTCCAATGCTCGCACAAGCACGTAACGTTGTTGGTCATGGTGTTGACAAAGAAAACGAATACTCCAAAACGGAAGCTTATGTTACAACAGCTTCTCACAAGCAATCTTATTGTTATGATAAGTTTAGGGCATTATATGAAGAGATGGAGCAGGGTAAACCAACAATTGTTCTTGGAACAAGTTACGAGATGGGAACGCACTTTGGGACTCTTGACATAGATGATGTTAATGAAAAACTTGAAGACCCTACATATAGCCCACTATCATTTGAACGTGAGTTCAGGTCAGTCTTTACTGGCTCTAGTGAAAAATCATTAGTCTCAGCAGATGAAATAAGTAAAGCTCGTGTCTTAGAGAAACCAATGTGGAAAATTAATAGTGAAGATAAGAAAAACCCTAATGTAAGATTCGTCCTATCATATGACGTAGCTAGAGCAACAACTGGCAATACAGCCAATAGCTCTTTAGCAGTAATACGTATAGAAGATAGAGGGGACGGAACTTATACTAAGCATTTAGTTAATATATTCACAATGCAAGGTAGCCATTTTGAGAATCAAGCTAAGTTCTTGAAACAAAAAGTAAACGAGTTCAATGCGACAATCCTCTGTGTTGATATTAATGGTATGGGTTGGGGATTAGTCGATTACTTAACAAGTGAAATTGATGACAACCCCCCTTATAGTGTTGTTAATGATGACGGTTATGCTGAGTATAAGAAACCAAATAGTATTCCTATGATTTTTGCAGTATCTGCTCAAAAGAAAGGTACTAAGAACTCAAACATCATTAACCATTTCATGGCTACATTTGCGAACAATGATGTTAAAATATTAACTTCCGAGTCTAAGATTCAAGCAAGTATCAAAGAAAAAGACCCACGAAAAGAAGCTGATAAATTATTACCATTTATTCAGACAGACCGATTAGTTGATGAAATCATGAACCTCGAATATGTAAATAATGGTAATACAGGTACTGTTAAACAGGTATCTCAAAAAATACAAAAAGATAGGTACTCTGCTTTTGCTTATGGTCTCTATTGGATTTATTTAGAAGAATCAGAAAGCAAAAGAAAGAGAAAGAAACCAGATGATGATGCATATGGCTTCATGAAAATTAAAGCACCTGTTTATAAAAGATTCAAATAAAATAAGATAGAAAGGAGATAAGTTTGGCTAAAAATAAGAAGAAAAGACTTAGTATGATTGATGTTGAATCTATTAGTTCTTATAGTAATAAGAGAAATAACAGAATTTCAATATTGCGTGATGACAATAGAACACCTGTCTTTGGAGCACCAGTAGGCTCACTAACTTCAAGTCAAAGTAAAGTTCGTAAGATAGTCAAAGAATATCGAAACGAAGGAAATCAAAAGACGTTACGAAAAGTGAGTGAAGACTTAGCAGTTCAAAGTCAACAATATCAAAGATTATTAAACTTCTATGCAAACATGCCTTTGTATGCTTATTCAGTAGTTCCGTTTAAAGATATTTCAACAGCAAATGAAAATAAATTAAAAAAGGAACTAGCAACAGTTACAGAATTTCTATCTCGTCTAAATCCTAAATATAACTTTAGTAAAATAGTTAAATTGGCAATGACAGTAGATATCTTCTATGGATATGTTATTGATGATAAAGAGTCAGTCATGATTCAACAATTTCCTAATGATATATGCAAAATTAGTTCAGTTAGTGGTGGTGTTTATAACTATGTAATTGACTTGGATGCATTGATTAGTGCAGATATAGTAGATTATTACCCTCAAGAAATTCAAGATGCGGTTAATAAATATAATACCATGAAAAAAGGAAATAACAAAAGTGCTTCCAACTGGTATGAAATTCAAGATAAAAATAGTATCTGTATTAAAATCAATGAGTCTAGTTTAATTCCTGTGCCACCATTTGCAGGAACATTTGATAGTATTTATGATATTCATTCATTTAAAGATTTGCGAAATGACAAAGCAGAACTCCAAAACTATAAGTTATTGATTCAAAAACTTGAAACACGTTCTAGTAATGATAATAATGACTTCACATTGGATATGCCGATGATGAATTATTTCCACGAAGCATTATCAATGACAGTTCCTGACAATGTTGGTGTTGTAACATCTCCAATGGAAATTGATACTGTGTCATTTGATAAAGATAGTTCAACAGACGACAGTGTTGAAAAAGCAACTAAAAACTTTTGGGACAATGCGGGAGTAAGTCAAATCTTATTCTCTTCTGACAATAAAACATCACAAGGTATTGCAATGAGTATTGCAACTGATGAACAGTTTATTTTCGGAATCCTCAATCAATTTGAACGTTGGTTGAATAGATATATGTTATTGAATGGCATGTCTAAATACTTTAAAGCGACAATGTTAGAAGTAACACACTTTAGCAAAAAAGAAGCCCACGATAAATACATCACAGATGCTCAATATGGATTCCCAGTTAAGGTTTATCTTGCATCTCTCATGGGAATTGACCCAGTAGCATTTACTGGATTGCTTAAAGTTGAGAATGAAATACTTGACCTACCAGAAATTATGACTCCATTAAGTTCTTCGTTTAACACGAGTGGTTCTGATATTGCAGGAGAAGCAATAAAGGAAACAGGAAAAGAAAACGGAAGACCTACCAACGAAACTACTGGCAATAAAGACAGCGATGAGACGCAGAGGTCTAAAGATAAGCCAGCAAATACGCAGTAAGGAGATAAGAAATGGTAGATAATACTAAAATCCTAAACTCTAAAATGATTAACTTTGAAATCACGGAGAGTTTAAGTCCACTATTTTCAAAAGCTAGAGTAACGGTTATGTATCATGGAGAAAACCCAAACCGTTCTTCTTTTAGTAAGTGGGATGTTGAAAAGGCTGTTCCTTCATTAAAAAATATTCCAATCGTTGGTTATTTTAGCGAAGAAGATGAAAATTTTGGTGGACATGAACGTAGTCTTGTTGTAGAAGATGATAAGATTGTTGTTAAAACAAAAACAGTTCCAATCGGTGTTGTGCCTGAAAGTGCAGTTTTTTCTTGGGAAAATATTGTAGATAAAGACGGAATCCGAAGAGAATATCTTGTTATTGATAACGCTTTAATCTGGAATAGAGATGAGAAACTTGTTTCTGCTTTATCTACAGATGATTTTGGTCAGTCAATGGAAATCACAGTTAATGAATATTATACTCTTGATGGTATTGATTACATTACTGATTTTTACTTCACAGCACTATGTGTGCTTGGCATCGACAAGAACGGAGCTGGATATGTAAGACCAGCATTTGACGATGCCAAAGTTCAAACATACTCAAAAGATGATTCACTTACTGAAAGTATGCAGAACATGTTTAAAGATTTAAAATTTGCTTTAAACGAAATCGAAACTATCGAGAAGGGAGAACCAAAGTTGAAATTAGAAGACTTACTCGCAAAATTTTCTTTGACAGAAGAAGAACTTTCAGCTAAAGTTAAAAATTACGCAGAAATTCCTGTTGAAGAGGTTGAAAAAGAATTGGCAGAATTTGCTAAAGCAGAAGCTGATGCAGATAAAAAAGCTAAAGCTAAAGCCAAAGAGGATGAACCTAAAAAAGCAAAAAAATCTGAGACACCTGACAATGCAACCATTGCAAAGTTAGAAAAACAAATCGAAGAGTTGAAATCAGAAAATGAAAAACTCAAAGAGGAAATCAAAGGTTTGAAAGCTAAAAATGGTAAATTTGAATTAGATAATCATGTTCGTGAATGCAACGATAAAGTTGAATCATTCATTGAAACTTATGGCTTAGATGAATCTGCTGTAAAAGAACTTGATTATTCTGCGTTTGAAAACACAGACGCTCTTGAAGTAAAATTATTTGAAATGCTTGGTCGTATGGCTAAACCAGTAGAAAAAAATATTTCAAAAGAATTTGCTAAAATCACAATTAAACCAGAACAAGGAAATAAAAAACAATATTCATTTGAAGATTTGTTTAACTAAGAAAAGACATTAATAGGAGGAATAATTAATGGCAATCGTTAATTTAGATAAAGTATTAAGTGGTGTAAATGGTAACTTGGAATCTATCGTTGCATATGACTCAGGTGAAAACCTTGTAAAAGACTATGCAAATGGATTGTTTGTTGATGTTGATGTGCTTCTTCCAGACTCTGCTGGAAAATGGACTGGTCGTAAAGGCGAAGTTAAAAAAGGTGTAATTTCAACAGACGGCACTAAAGATACAGTTATGTTGCATGCACCAGAACTTCAATATGATGAACGTAGCCCTTTGCGTAATTTCAAAAACGAAGAAGGTAAAGTCGTTCGTGGATACCGTCTTCAACGTGGAGACATTTTGACAATGACTGACCAATCAATCACAGTTGGTTCTCATGGAGATTTAGCAGTAGGTAATACACTTACAGTTAAAAATGGTAGATTGGCTAAAGAAGATTCACCAAAAGCAGGACAACTTACACTTAAAGTTATTGAAGATGCTGGAAACACACTCGACACTGTTGAAAAAGCTTGGACTCTTCAAGTTCAGTAAGAATATAAGAAACCAAGATACCTAGGAGGAAAATTTTAATGGAAACAAAAGCTCTTGTAGAATTAGCTAAAATGTATGTAAATGGCACTTTGCCAAAAGATTTCTCAGCTAAAGATGTAACACCGTCAGAAGCACTTCGTAAAGGATTTTATGAATTGCTCGAAGTAGAAGTTGGGCAACCAATCTCTCCTAAGACTTTCCGTAAACACAAAAATGAAGTCTTTGAAGTTATTGAAGAAGTTATTGAAATCACAGTCAACGAAGGATTTACAAATATCCTTGACGGTTTGATTGACTACCGCAACCTTGCACTTGGGGATAAAAATGAATTTTATATCCCAGATAACTCTAACTTCCGTGTGTCTGTAGTTTCAGATGGTAACGGCAACCTTAGACGTCAACGTCACCGTGAAGGTGAACGCTTCTCTGTTCCAACTGTACGTCGTGGAGTTAAAATCTATGAAGAATTTGACCGTTTCATGGCTGGTCGTGTAGACTTCGTAGAAATGGCTCGTAAAGTTGGTGAGTCAATGGTTAAATCTATTCAGGAAGATATTTATGATGCAATTCTTAAAAACTTCCGTGCAGGTGGTGCAAGTGAACCTTACCGTCTTACTTTGTCTGGTGGTCTTCCAACTGAGAAACAAATTTTAGAAGTTGCAAAACACTTGGAAGCACGTACTGGTGCAGAAGTTGTTATCTATGGTACTGCTCTTGCTTTGAGCAATCTTGATATCAAATTCCCATCTGACGCTTCAAATAACCAACGTAACCAACAAGCTTTTTATGGTCGTATTGCTGGTATTGAAGCTAAAGAACTTCCAGCTTTGCACCAAGAAGGAACTAATACTTTCATCTTCGAAGACGATGCTATCTTGCTCTTGCCACAAACTAATGATAAATTCGTTAAAGTAGTTAATGAAGGTGAAGCATACGTTGAAGAAAGCGAATCAGTAAATCGTGATGACCTTCAAAAAGAATACCTTTTGACTCAAAAACTTGGTATTGCCACAGTACCATCAAGTCAATTTGGTTACATCAAATTTAAAGCTAAATAATATTGGAGGGGGATTATTCCCCTTTTAATATGTTTTAAGAGAGAATAAGGAGATTACAAACAATGGCAACAATTAAAGAAATCAAAGAAGAATTGGTTAGAGATTATTCTTACAGTAAAGCAGACTTTACTAATGAAGATGGAAAACCTTTAAATTTTAAGCAATTAGAATCTGTATTAAAAAAAGAAAAGGCTAAAGCAAATGCTGTCGAAAAATCTGGAGACACATCATTAGATGAGTTCGATTTAGAAGCTATAGTGGAAGAAAAAAGTAAATTTAAAGATGATGATTTGATTATGGTCATGGCTGGTATTAACGGACGTTTGCTACATACCTCACAAGCAGGAAATGGTGTTTTTGAGTTTCGTGGTTTTGGTCAAAAGAACAAAATGCCTTATAAAGAATTGAAGTCTATGAATAATTTAGCCCGTGAAGCTCTTACTGATGGATGGATTATTATTCTTAATAAAGACCTTATTAAAGAGTTCAATCTTGAATCTGCTTATACACACTTCTTAACACCAGCACGTGTAAAACAAATCTTAGAAATGCGAACAGACGATATTCGTGAAGTAATTCAATCACTTCCAAACGAAATGCGTACTACACTTTTCGACGAGGCTAAAAGACGTTACAATACTGGTGAGTTAGATAGTTCTTTCATTATTAAAACTTTTGAAGATGAGTATGATATTTCATTCGAGGACAATTTGCCAATCAAATAATAATCGAAAGGAAATAAAATATGTCAACTAACATCACAAGGGTCTATGGTAGTTTCTTGCAGAAGATTTCAGACTATAAGTTCATCGATGATAAAGACTATGTAGAATCAGTTTTATTCGGATATTACAGAACAGCAAGTGCTGAGTTTGTACAATGTCCGAAAGACTTGTCTACAGATGCTGATGGAGAAAAAACTTTACCAAAAGTAGTCAATATCAACGCAGACCTCACTAACTTAGAAGTTGAAATCATAGCAATGCTTATGATTGTAGAGTACTTCAAACAAATCATGATTCGAAATGAGACTCTTGAGCAAGCTCTTAGTGATTCTGATTTTAAGATACTTTCGCAAGCAAATCAAATCAACCAATTAAAAGATTTTTATAAAGAGATTAAAAGAGAGACAGCGGTAAAAGTTACAAAATATACGTTTGTAGGTGCAGTATATGATAAAAGATAACAAAAGATTAGTAGAATATTTTGAAGTAAAAAATGTGAATAGTGTTTTTAAAATACTACCATTGTATGAAGAAAATAACGCTAATTTAGACTCTTATATCTCATCTTTAATAATCGAATTAGATGGTCTTGAATCTTACATTAATTATAAGTTGTCAGAGTTTGTAACACTTATTGCAGTTATATCTAGTCTTCAAAATGAGACCAAAAAAACTGCGAATCAGGATACAGTAAAAAGAGAGGTTTTTAAAGCGATAGAGATTTCCAAATCTTTAGCTTCGAAAATGGTGGACTAATATGGACTACTTTGAAGTATATAAAAAGAGGTTGGAAGCTAATGGTACTGACGTAGGAGATTCCCTTCGTAAGAACACTCATTACTTTAAAGATAAAAAGTTCAAAGCTTCAACAACTTACAGAAGGTCTAAAATCTTTACTAATATGGGTACTGATAAAGAAAACTTTGTTGAAGAAGATATTCGTGTAATTGAAATTGACAGACAAGGAACGTTGAGAAATATCCTTTTCAAACCAAATGTATTGCATAAAGTCGGAAATATCCTAGAGTTCGATGAAGATAGATGGCTTGCTTATGATACCTTTGGTTCGACTGTTGATGATATCAAACTAAGAGTAGGTAAGATAAATGACACCCTAAGATGGAAAGATACTTCTGGGAAGATAATTGATATTCCCTCAATAACATCTACTTCATATTTAGGTTCAGGTTCTAAAGCAAATGATGCTGGACTAGCCTATAATGTCTTTGACGTCAAAACACCAGTTGGAAAAATACTCGTTGCAGTAGAATTAAATGAGTTAACAACTACTTTGAGATTAGGTCAAAGATTTATTTGTGGTAGCAAAGCATATAAACTTGAGCATGTTGACGATATCAGTTATGTCGATAGTGATTACTATGGTGTTCTACAACTTACACTCAAAGAAGATATAAGAAATGATGCGAAAGATAACTTTGAAACTGGAATAGCGTATCAAGATATATGGAATGAAAAGGACAAAGAGGAAAATGAAGGAGGTGGATGGTAATGGGAATGCCTACTAAAAATTATCAAATGATGCTAGATGAAGAAGCTGAAATCCAAGCATATACAATTGATAAAATGAGTACAGCTATTGTTCGTATTATGGATGCTCTCAAAGAAGATGAAGATATCTTTAAGTTATTATATTTTAAAGATGCTAAAGCTTTAGGGAGACCACTAGATACGAAGGCAAAAGAAATCTTTGAAAATGGACTTATTGTCAAAGATAAAGATGATAATCAAAAAATCAAAGCTTACCCATTTGACCCAGAACCTGCAATATCCGAAGGAATTTTTGTTCGCATATATTTTTCAGATGGTACGTTAAGTCAAGATGGAGTTTATTCTAAGAGTCAGTTAAACTTAGATATAATTTGTTCTCACGATATGTGGTTAACTTCTGATTCTGAGTCGAAAGTTAAAATAATTAGACCTTATGGTTTAATGAACAGAATTAATCAAATTTTGACAAAAGAAAGAATAGATAAACTACCTGTACCAATTGGTTTTACACATAATTGCAGGTTTACTTATTAATAAATGGATAAATAAAAAATATGGAGATGATTAAATGAAAGTTAAAGAATTAATCAAATCTAAATTTGAATCATGGGAAGGTAAATAAAATGAAAGAAAAAATTATTATCTCTAAAAAGTTAAACGAATGGTTGGAAGACCACCAAACACTCAATATTAATGATAAAATTTATAGTGAACGTTTTGGCAGAGAAATCTTTAACGAACTAATTTGCACAGTTTATGATAATCTTAAAAATATTGAAAATTATGATGATATTTTAATGGCATTTGGTTCAAGTCATGGCAATAGTAAAGTGGCTCACCTGTGGTTATTGTTGAACCGTGATAAATGGGAAGTGGAAAAAGATGAATTATTCTATATCTGTATTCCTGAGCCTGATGGATATAGTGGCTATTTATCAAAATATAATGGACTAGAATTTTTAGATGAATTAGATAGAGATGAACACCACAAATGGACACAAGAAGAAATTAATGAACACGAAGTGGCTAGATATTTGCAACATTTTAAAGAGAAAGTAGAAGAATGAAAGTTAAAGAATTAATCAAAGAACTAGAAAAGTTTGACGCAGAAATGGAAGTTCAATATGATTATGACGGACGGTTCAGCACCATGCCCATTGATGATGTGTATACTTCTAATGAATATTATGATGAAGATAGAAAAGAAGTAGTAGTTTTATATTAAAAGAACGAAAGTTTATGCTTGACAAATATATAAAAAATATGATAAAATAGAACTATAGAAATTAAGGAGAAAAAATTATGAAAGAAACAGTAGCAGTTATTTTAATTTGGGTTGGTGCAACAGTAATGAATATTGCATTTTGGGTATGGTTAATTTCATTACTTGTATGGAAATTCTTTGCGGTGGTTGGTGCATCGACAGTCATTTATCCATCATTTTATTTCTTGGTAGGTGGAATCATAACATTTGTATCGGGTTATATTTTTGGAACAATGTTGACTAGAAACATTGGAAAACGGTAATTTAAGGAGATAATTAATGAGTTATTATATGAGTTGCCAAAAATGTGGCAAAGAAACAATAGGAAGATATGCAACTGAAAATAGCTTATGCGGTGAGTGCATTTCGGACATCGACAAACTTTCGGTTGAAAAAGCACAAGAACAGCTTAACACTGCGAAAAAGTATATCGAACATCTTATTGGCACGATTAAACATAATGGGCATTTAGAAACTATTCAAACAGACTGGATTTTGCCTAATTTGGAAAAAGCACTTGAAGTGATTGGAGAGGGTGGATGTCCAGTTTGTACAATAGGTGTAGATGGATTGACAAAATATGTTCAACCCACAATATGGCATAATACAACTGAACTTGAAGGGAATGAAAATGAGTGAGTTAGATGAATTTAAAAAAGTCGTAAGTCCTATTGCATACGGATTAGCGCTTAAAACAGAGACAGGAACTACAGAGTACCAACAGTTATATGCTAAGGAAGATATTGTTAAATATTTTAATAATAAACCCCAGCTCACGATTCCGAAAAGTATTGCGGATGAGTTGGATGAAATTTTTAATGAATTTGTCAGAGAACGACATAGTTCTAGTGTTTGGAATTTGCTGTGGCGAGCAGAGGAAATAGACTGGGAAATAGGTGAACAGTTATCGGCATTACTACCAGATGAAAATCAAGTTAATATCGCTATTGCCTACCTCGCAGGCAAAGCTCTCGGAGTTGATTTGGTGAAAGTGGTGGAAGGATGAAAATTGAATTAGAAACAAGACCTTGCTTGGTAACTTTTAGTAATAAAAATCAGGTCGAAGGAACTTTTATGGGGCTATTTCAGCATTCGTATACTCATGGAGATTCACCAATGGTTGGTGGATTTAAAGCAGGAACTATTGCTTATCCTGTTGCTATTGTAGAAATAAATGGAAAAATGTCAGAAGTACGAATTAGTCAGATTGAATTTCTTGATGTTGCGAAAAGTGAGGTTTCAGAATGACCGACAAACTAAAATAGGTATAAAGGAAAGAATTAAATGAAAGTATATGTTTTAACCGCAGATACCTATGATGGAGCATGGGGTTCAGAAATAGCACTTTTCGGAGTATTCTCAACCAAAGAGGAAGCTGAGAAGCAAGCTGATGAAATGCAATGTGACATTACTATTGTGAATATTGATGAAATTGAAGAACCTAAATACTTAGGAGGATATTGCGAATGAAAGACACAGTAAAACTTCAACAATGGTCATGAGAGTTGGTTATTCGTTTGTAACCATTGCTTGGTTGGCTATGCTTGCAATGTTGCTTATTACATGGCTTGGAGGAATTATCTAATGGAATATATACAATATATTAAATGGTCTGATGAAGCAGTTACAAAATATAAATATTCTAATCATAGTAAAGAAGAATTGGTTGAGATGTTAAAACAAGATATTCATGACCGTGGTATTTTATCAACTTGGTTAGAAGATGAAAACGGTAAAGAGTTAGCTTATTTTGATAAACATACTAAAATAATTAAAGAGGGAGAAAACATGAAAAAAGTAATATATGCACTATTTGATGATGGAAATCAATCTGTTAAAAACGCACTAGAACCTTTAGGATATTAAGTTTATAGTTTCGGTATTCAAAAAAAAGATACAGTTATTTATTGTGATTTAGCAAATTTTAATGATTTTATTTCTAAAACAAAAAACTTACCTAAACCTGATTTAATTTTTGCTAACCCACCATGCGAAACCTTTAGTGGAGCTACATCAAGTAGATATGATAGTGGAAAAGGGGGAAATATGTACTATTATAGTACTGGCGAACGTATTACAGATTTTGATGATTGGAAAACAACAACTTATCATAATGTAAAAAATATGAAAAAAGATAAAAAAGAATATTTTGAAAATCTTATCATTAAACGAGAAATTTCAGAAAAACTTCATTACAATACTGATAAAATTATAGAACACTTTAAAGTTCCAGCAGTCATTGAAAATCCTCAAACAAGTTATTGCTGGAAATTTTTTCACAAAGAAATGAACAAAGAAGTCGCTCATTATATTGCTTATGATGATAGTTACACAAAAAACCTACTATTTTTGCTTGCACAAAGAAATTAAAGTTAAAACGTGCATCAAAAGGAGTTAAACAAAATCAAAGCTGGAGTAACTACAAGGCATCATATAACAAACGTTCTTCTGTTCCTGAAAAATTGATTATAGATATTGTTGAACAAATGTTAACGTAAAGGAGAAAGAGAATGAAATTAATTAAAGCATTTTTGATATCTATCAGTATTGTTTTGTCAATTGTGGCTCTAATCTCAATACTTGCTATGATACATTATTTCCTTGGGTTTATTTGGTTTTTAGTTGCTGATGTGGTGATGATGATAGTAGTATATACCTATTTGATTTATTCATCAATGAGAGATAAAGAAAAGCTAGAAAAGGAATTAAAGGAGATTAGAAAATGACTAAGTTTGAAGAAGAATTTAAAGCATTAACTAGTTGGGACTGGGTAAATGTTGATTTAATTCAGAAGATATTAACAAAGTTCAGTAACTGGCGCTCAGACGAAGAGTTTCAAAAAATGTTGGAGCTTGGAGGGAGCTATGTTATAGCAAATGAAAATCTTATTGATGACAATAAAAAGTTAGTGAAAGAAATCGCTGATTTAAAAGCTCAATTAGAACATCAAGACCTGCCAGTAGTTAAAGATTTTGTTGCTAAGTGGATTGAATATATAAAAGAAAAAGATAACAATGCTAGAGGATTATTGACTGACTTAGATAATATGCCAGATGATGTTACTGAGTGGCTTTTCTCTCAGGAAAATGATGACAATATCAACTTGATTCTTCGTGCATGGCTAGACGGCTACACAGTCGAAAAACCGCAGATGTTCTATTTAAAAAATAAATTGACAGGAATGTATCTATACAAGAAACCTCTTGGTGGATATGGGGAAGAACCTGCTAGTTATATTGAAGACTTGACTGATGATTTTAAATTCACTCAGAAAGAAATTGATGGAATGGATGTTCAAAGCTATGATAAAAAAGATGAATATAAAGGAGAATAATAAATGACAGCAGAAATAGTGAAAGATGTGCTTGAAAAAATTGATGAAATTATTATCGCACAAGAATCTCTCAAAGGCTTTAAAAACGAAACTATTGAACTTGCAACAGAAAATTACGAGTATAAAATCACAAAAACACCTAAATTTAAATGGGTTCCTATGGTTGCTACAGAAGCTCATGTTAAATATAAAGCAGATGGAAATATAGCAGAACGATTGTATGATATTACTCTATCTACTATTAAGTCTCAAAAAAGAGAGAAAGATAAATCGAAATTTATGACTTGGTATCGTCTTGACTTTGAGACACTCACATTGGACTATTTAGCAAAGATATTACCACGTGAAAAGTTTTACTTTGAAGAACGTTCAGAAGTTTATGATTCTATTATTGCAAACATTTATGATAAAGATTTGATTAGTTCAGCTTACTCTTATTTCATTGCAACTACAGACGATGGTCTTGTAGACTTTCTAACATTTAAGAAAGATGATTATCGTGGTGGAGGTCAAGGTGCTGATTTGCGACTTATGGAACACTTAGGAGAATAAAGAAATGGTAAAAGTATTAAGCAAAAGAGATTTTATATCAAGTTTAAAAGAAATTGTAAAAGTTAATGAAAATAAAAGTTATTCAGATAAACTTAAAGAGAAAATGTTTGATAATTTTGTTGAAGCATATGCCCCAGAAGAAAGAGAGATGTTTGAGATTCAAGATATGAATACTGGTGAATATATTGTGAAAGCAGAAGAAGGTCAAGAGTTCCCATTCGCATCTGTTAGTGAAAGAGAGTTTATAAATATGGAAGATGAAGATAAATACTTCTCTGGACATGAACTTCAATTTATTAATAATGGCTCTTATAAAACAACAGGAGTTGGGAAGTGGTAATATGAAATATTATTATGTAAAACTAAGAGATAAAGATATTGGAAGCCGTGGTCTTGCTAGTCTATTCAATGGATGGGAAGTCTATGACGGATTAGATGAATTGAATTGGTTTAGTAGAGAAGAGTTGACTAAATTATACGATGGAGATTTATATAAAGAGTGTTCGTGTCTTCCTTTTACGTGGATACGTAGTGCAGATGAATTAAAAGAAATGTTAGGTTGGGAGTATGATGAAGACTCAGATGTCTTTATTTGGGTAAACCCTCTAATTAAATTAGTAGAAAAGGAAGATTAAATATGACCTTAGGACAAATTGTTATTGTTATCATTGCAGGAATGCTCTTAGCTTTTCTTTTGATTCAGATTATAGGATATGAAGCAACGATTAAAGATTTGGAGGAAGATTTGTACTATGCACGCAATCAAGAGTTACTTGACTTGAAAGATTTTGATGATAGTAAACATCTTGCAACAAGTGATGGTATTCTTGAAGCAAATAATTTTAGTCTAGGTTCATTCTTTATTGATAATCATAGTCGAGTGGTGTGGAGAGTGATTGAGAATCATAAGGGAAAGAAAGTATTTCACGCTAGTGGGATTGTAGAAGCAGAGGATTGACATATGGATACGTTGACTAAATTAAAAATGTTATCTGATAAGTTAGATAACCCAATCTTTGTCAATAAATTTTCTAAAGACTTTGAAGAGTTTTTAGATCACGTGAAAATTTAAGAAGTTCTTTATCAACATTTGTGGATGCTTTAATGATTTCAAATCCTACTAAATCTAAATAGTATTGAATTTCTTGTAAATCAAATGGCATATACTCTATACTAATAGTTTGTTCGATATAACCTTTACCAAATCGTAAGAAGTCTATCAACGTTAGTGCTTCTCTGGTGTTTTGTGGTTCTCCTAACTTAACAACATTTTCAGTCTCTTTAACATCTGTTAAGTACTCTTCAAATTTCTCTGTAGGAACATAAGATACTGCATCATATCTAAAACTTGTAACTGGTTTCATTGAATCTCGAATGAGTACAACACCATCATCTTTTAACAATCCCCAAATTTGAGACATCATGAGAATAGCTTTTTTAGCACCATTTGTTGCACTTTTAGATACACCTTGATTTTGATTTAAAGTAAATACTTTGTGTAACGCTCGGTCAAGGATGATTGTATCAAACAATCCGTCCGAGAATAACTTATTAATATTAGTGATATTATAATCAAAAACATTATAGAATCCTTCATTATATGCATCTTGAACCGCCTTTGAATCAAAAGACACCCCAAACAATGCATTCGATTCATTATCTAATTCTTTTAGAATATTAGAATCACTGAATCCTAAAACTAGGATACTACCTTTTCTGCACTCTTCTTTTATGTTCATTCTTTATCTCCTTTTCCTTCATAGAAGATATGGAGTAATGTATCATCATTGATGCCCAATTCACTTTCTGAATACCTTAACACATGTTCGTGGTCGTCAACAAAAACAAAGTCATACCAAACCGTTTTTATGAAATTATCTTGTGTTGAGTCTTCATCTTTGCTAATCCCTATGGCACTCATCCACTCTTCAAATAAAAATGATGCAAATAATTTTTTGTTTTTAGTTACTAACATTCTACCATTCTGGTGTGCTTCCATCACTTCTGCGATTGAGATGTTGAAAGAGCCTGAAATAAATTTAACAACGTCATATGGTAAAATCTCTGACTCTAAAGCATTGATTTCTTTAATTGTTTTTCTTTTTGCCTCATTAAGTTTAATCAATACCATTCGTTATCTCCCCTGTATCTCTGTTGATTCGATATTCAACCAATGAATCTTTATTATAGTTGAAATCTACTGCATAACGCTTGATTGTTTTGTCTTTCACAATCTTAGATATGAAAGAATTAGGAAAAACTTTAGGAACTGATTCTATTTCTTCAAACAACATTGGATTGTCGTCAATTATTGTATCTAGCATAAGATTTTCAATGTGTTGAATTTTAGAGTGATTTCCAGTTAAAATTAAGTCTGAGTGTGGAATTTTAAATCTATTTATCCAATCCTCTGTAATTCTTCTTTGTGATTCTGGACGAGCTGTAATAATATAAACCTTATCATCACTCTTAATAACATTTTTAAATAATGATTCAATTACTTTTTCGTTTGGTTCACTCTTTTCAATTACCTCATAGCCATAATGTTCCCAGAAGAACTTTTCTTGCTCTTCTGTCACATCAAATGCTTTAGCTAATTTGAATGATTCTAGTTTGTCTGCTGAGACAATATCTTTCTGGAAAACATTTGACATTCTATCAAGAATAACATCCACACGAGTTAGTGTGTTATCCATATCTAGCAATACATTTGCCATTTAGCACCTCTTTCAATTTTCATATATATAAATTATATCATAAAAAAAGTAACTTGTCAAGTGACAAGCTACCCTTGGTTAAAAATCACTCCAATCATCTTCTTCTTCAACTTCCTTTTCTTCAACTTTAGGATATGGATTCCAATTCGCAAAGAATCCTTCAAAAGTGTCATAAGGACAAAAAATAGGATAAGTAGAATTAATTTCATAAATATATACACAAATGCTCCACATGTTGTGGTCTGTTGTTGCTACAACATAATAATTCTCGTTGGTTTTAAGTCCTAAATCTCCATCTCTACCAGTATATTGCATTAACATTATCTGCCTCCCTTTTCTCCTAGTTTCTTTTATATTCTTCTCTAAGTTTTCTTACGATGTTTATTGCTATGTTAAAATTATTTGTATAAAGAATAGGGATAGTATCTTCTAACAATTCTTCTTTGTAAATATTCTTATCTCTAATTACAAAATATGTAAATCCAAACTTAGGATACCATATTTTATATACTACATAACTATCTTCATTTACCATCTTATCACCATTTGGTTCATGTCACCACCAATATATTTAATATTATACCCTAAATCTTCCATTTTACGAGTTACTTTTAAATATGCAGAAATCTGAACATCCTTAGAAATATTATATTTCTCTCTTAGTTCTTTCCTGATTTTATATGGTAAAATATATTCTCCGTAATAATATTTTTCTATCTTATCATCCCATAAAACATCTATAATTAACGCATTGATTCCTCTTTTTGTATAATATTCAATGCTATCCACTATTGAATCTTCATAAAATGAAGCTAATAGTTCCACTGGAATATCTTCGAGACTCTTCTTTAACTTTGAAACAACTTCTTTTGCTGGAATTAATTTTTTCATAATCTCTCCTTAATAAATGACCATTTCAGAATCATAAAGATTGGCGTCTAAGGTACTGTGCATATCATTTAATGAATTTATCCATACTGTAATAATCTTACGTTGAGTAATACTATATACCAAGACGATAGATTCTTCGTTTACAAGTCGATTACCACGTAAAACAGAGCGCTCTTCCATTAAGTTTACACCATTGTAAATACGTTTAAACTCGATTGGAGTAAAATCAATCAAAGTCTGAGCCAGCATGACTTTGTAAGTGTTGATATCTCTGCCTTTTCGTAATCTTTTAAAAAGATTATCAAACGCATGAGGAACGATGTTTACAGAGTTTACATCTCCCTTTACACTATTTTTGATTTTATTCTTTACAATTTCAAGTTCTTGCTCATTCATTTGCGTAAAATGTTTACGGATTTCTTTACGTTTTTTGTTTGTTTTCATAATAAACCTTCTATCTCTCTTGATGTTTCTGTTGTTGTGATTAATTCTACTTTTAAGACTTCTTCACACATAAGTTTGCAATAATCAATTTTTTCTTTTACACTCTCTAAATCTGATAATCGAATAGAATATTCTTCTTGATAATTATTGTCTCTTACTGTGACTAGATAATATTCGTTTGTATTTTTTATAACTTTCATTTACTTCCCTCACTTTCTATAATACTATTATACCAAAAAAGAGGTGTTATGTCAACACCTCTAATATTAAATTATGATTACCACCACATTGCAGGAGAAAGCACTGTCCATACTTTCCAAATTTTCTTATTCTTGGTGTCTCGTCCGCTTGTGATAAAATCATCGTCCAATAGATAGTCTTTACACAGTTCAATGAGATAGTTAATAACCTCCAATTGAGTCATGCCGTTTAGTTCTTCATCTTCCCACTCTGTATGAAATTCTAAATTCACCATTGTTTGAGTTTTGTATCGCATCAAGCGTTCATATAGTAATTCAACTAATGATGTATCAAGATTCCATGTTTCCATCATAGAGAATCCATACTCTTCAATTTCTCCATCTCGATTATAGCGTTTATCATCATACAGATAACTTTCACTATTATCTTTATACAATTCACGTAGATATTTTCTATTATACATTATTTATCTCCCTTCATTACCCATTTAACAACTGCGTATATAATTGCATATGCAAGAAGTGCTAAGAATATACTAACCATAGCGATACATCCTGCTATAAACATATTTAAAATAGGTTGACCAACTAGAAGTATAGCAATGTTCTTAAAAATATTATTTGTCATATGTATTGTTGGAAATATCCAAGATACTCCAACGAGAAATAAATAAGATACGATTAATATAATTAATCTAGTAATTCTCTTTTTAAACATTTCTGCTCCAATCTAGTAATAGCATTCCATCACGTTTGACTTCAACAATGGTCTCTTCTTTATTCCATTTTGCTAGTAAGTCTCTAGTGTCAAAACCATGAGGTACAATTACTGCATAACCATTCATTGTTTCATAATGAATGATTTCTCTCTTATCGCCTTGAATTATTCTATGAATATCTTCCTCGAACTCAAGCATATTTTTGTAATCATCACTATCGAAATCAAATAACCACTTTTTAGTTACAGCACACTCAATAGATTGTGCTAAACTAACTGACTTAGACGGAATACTTGTTGGATTCATTTCAGGATGGTCAATTAGATAATGGACTAATTTGTTATTTACCTTATTAGAATCACGTTCATTGATTGACATATACCATCTTGAAGTTTCTCCGATTATACCTTTGCTTACAAAGTTCTTGAAGTCTTTTAATAGGTCTAATTCATCTTCAATAGAATTATATTGTTTGTTTGTTAAAAATGAGTATGACCGTTGCTTAAATCCTTCAATATTTTTATTGTCTTTATTTCGAGAAATAAATAAGGCTATTTTTGGATTGTGTTTTACCATTTGTTATTCCTTTCCATCTCCGATTAAATAGATTGCTAAATAGGCATTTCCTACATAGTCACAGATTGGTTGAAGAGATTTGATTTTTAATTCTTCATACTTGTTTAAAATTTTATGGGCTCTATATGTTAAGCCAGCCCTAATGACAATCTCATCAGAAGTGTCTTTAGGATTTACAATAATAATTGTCAAATCAGCAAATGCATCAACTACTGGTAATAATTCTTTTAATTTCATTCTAAATCTCCTTGTTTAAACCTTTAAATCCGACTGATGTGTAGCCATAAGCAAAGACACCATAAAAAAGAAACAAATAAGTCAAGCGGACTTTTATCTATAATCCCTGAATATCCACTTAAAGCAATTAAAATTATATCACAAACAATCTGAAATTTAGTTATTCTGTTCATTTATTTTTCCTCCTTAAAATGGAATAAAAATTCGCAATCATAACAGATTCCAGAAGTTAATGTAAATTCAATATTTTCTTGGTCTTCAAACTTTTTAAATTCATAAGCTAGATTAACTTCGTCATTTTTACAACAAACACAAAAAGTTGTTTCTAATTTCATTTTAGACCCCCTACTACTTTACCGCATTGCAAACACAAATGTTCATCTACTACTGTATTGAGTCCTTGTGCTATGTTTTTATTAATCCAAAACTCTTTCTCACACATTGTGCAAGAAACTACTTTATGTTTAATTGTCATTTTTAATTCCTAACTTTTAAATGATTCCTAGGAAACAAAATTCTTCATCTCCTGCATAGATTGGCATTTTACATTCTGAACATTCAATAATTTTACTTACGCTCTGCATCCTCTCTTGTTTTGAAAAATTCCCCAGCGAAACCTGTAAAGTCTTGGTTTTTGATTGAATATACAACCATGCGAGAAGCTAGATAAATACGCTTTACTGTGACTTCTTGTATTTGACCAAAAGGGTTTTTGAAGAATACATTCTGACCTTCTAGTTCTTTTAATTCTGAAATTTTCATTTTGACTCCCCTACTTACTTTTAAAATTTTGATTATGAATATATTATATCAAATCATTTTAGAAATGTCAAGTCTAAATATTTTTTAGTTTGGTTTCAAAAATTCCAATCTCAAATAAAATCAGTTTCGTTTCAAAAATTTGAAACACAAATAAATTTGGTTTGGATTCAAAAATTAGAAAATGAAAGTTGCCATCTCGATTCAAAAATTAGAAACTCAAAATTTATTACCTGATGAGTGGCACTCGTTTCAAAAATTAGAAACTCAAATTTTTAGTTTGGATTCAAAAATTAGAAACTCAAAATTTTTAAAGTCTGGCTCAATTCTATTATATATAGCATGTAAATAATATTTTTAATCAAAAGATACATTATAAATTGCATAATTGCATAACCTGTGTATAACTTTTAGAAACTGTGGATAACTTGCTTAAATATGTGGATAACTCTCAAAAATCTGTGGATAACTTTTCTAATTTATCTAAATGTAAAAATAATTCTGAATATTTTGTATAAATCGTGCTGATTTGTATAAAAAACTCCACTCTGAGCTGAAATTTGAGTCCAAACTATAAAAAACTGTCAAAAATCCCCATATATTTATATGAAAAACTCTAATATGAGCCATTTCAGGGGCTTATTGTCTAAAAATGTGTGATTATGAGCTAAAATATGCAACAGTAAAATCCTAATTTTACTATGTTGAGTTATCCACAGTTTTGCATAAAATATACAATTCTTATCTTAATTTATCCACAGGATGTGGATAAGTATGTTTAGAAAACATATTTATTTCTCCTACTCGCATTGTTACCTCTTTCTTTTCTACGATAATGTCACGCCACAAAAAAAAAGAGCCTTGTCAAATATCAGCTCTGCTTTTCTTTATTTTTATCTGTATATTTCCATACATATCCACCTGCTGACTTATATCTTCCAGTGCAACACTTGCTGATGTTTCCTTGATTGATACCTGTGCTTCTTTCTGCTTCTTTTGTACTACAAAAAACATTTAATAAATTACCTTGTGGGTCATATTGCCCCACTTCTTTAGAACGTGTTTTAGCACTTCTTTCAGTTCTTGTTCCGTGATTTATATTTTCTTTCGTGGTACACCATTCTAAGTTTGAAAAGTGATTATTTTGTTTGTTCTCGTCAATGTGGTTCACAAACTCCTTGCCTTCCACCTTGTTCAGAAAGTGTTTAGCCACTAATCGGTGAGCCTTAAGAGTGTACCTTTTGCCATTTTTATATAAGTGATATCTAACATAACTATCTTTGTCAAAAGGTTTAGCTAAAATTCTTCCTGTTCCGTCATTCCTAACATCTCCATGTTCCGACACAGAATAATTAGTAAAATCTTTAATTTTTACCCATTTCATGTTTTTCTCCTTTTTTCTTCATAAACATATTGTATCATTATCTTTGAAGTTTGTCAACCTCGATTATTTTTGGACTTGATTTAAAAAATTTTAAGTTTATTAACGAAAAAAAGATTCCTTTAAAAATCAAAACGAAAATCAAAAGCCAAAAAAATTTTTTCTACTATATTATCTATTATATATGGTGGGTTTTTTAAAAAATTATAATACAAGATATAGCAAGGAAAATATTTTCAAAAATATATTTTAAAATCAAAAAAATTCCAGACCAAATTTTCTGAAAATTTTTCAAAATATATTACATATATATTACATATATTGTGGGGGTTTTTTAGATTTTTATAGACAAGATAGAACAATAAAAATATTTTCAAAAAAATATTTAAAACTCAGAAAAATTTTAGCTCATTTTTTAGATATTTTTTTCTGGGTTTTTTGGGGATTTTTGCGGGTTTTCCTTATTTTTCTCGCTTTTTTTCTTCTTTTCTTTTGTTTTTTCTACTATTTAATTATATCATTGTTTTATAGATTTGTCAAACATTTATATCTTTTTTAGCTTTTATTTTTTTTAGCTATTTTCTACTATATAAAGACAAAAAGTTTTTTCTTTTTGGTTGTGTTTAATTCTTGACAATATAAAAAAAGTATGCTATTATAGTATTATCAAGTAAATAAAAGAAAAGAGCTAAACAAATGCCAGAAATTAACTATTATACAGTCCTCCGCCTTGCTGAAAATCTGAAAAAAATTACACGTGAAGAATTTGAATTGTTGGAAAAAATCAACGATTTAGATGCATGGAATGATTTTGATGACCTTGAACGTCTTGTAAATGATTATATAATCGGAGATTTTAAAATTATTGAGATGCCACTTAATACATATATAAACACGGTTGTACGTAAGGAAATTGATGGATGGCTAGACGAAAACGAAAAAATCGAAATTGTAGAGGCAGTTTTAGAAAAATTATACGATTTTAATGAAATTAATAGTTTTACAGATTATCAAACAGGGAAAGAATACACGCTGCTATATGATAATTTTGATATTGCTACAATTTTCTAAAGTGTAAAAAATAAAACGATTAAAAAGAAAACTAGAAAAAGTTTTCTTTTTTTTCTTTTTTTAGTGTTTAATACTTGACTTTCAAAAAGAATCATGCTAAAATAAGTTATAACATAAATTAAGGAGCTTAAAAACATGAACAAAAAACACGATAGCACCATAAACGGAGGAACGTTAAAAGGCACTTTCTTTTTAGGGCTTGCATTGATTGCGGTTGTAGCCTTTAAAATTTTAATAGTCAATAACATGTAAGGAGGCCGAATCTTGCAAAAATTAAAAGATGAAAATGCTTACATTTATATTGAGATTTTTAACTTCGATTTCAGATATAAAAAGAAAAACATTGTTTTTTCAGAATTTTTTGATAAACTAGATAATTTTTATTATATTGGAATCTATTATAAACTTGAAAATGATTTAATTTTCCTAAAAAAATTCAATCCATACCGCTATTTTTTACAGCCTTTAAAGTTTGAAAGCCTTGAGAGTTGTCGGGCGTATTGTAAAGAAACAAGCGAACTTTTAAAAAATAATATTATAAAAGCTTTATAATTGACAATACAATAAAAGTATGCTATTATAGTATTATCAAAAAGAAAAGGAAACAAAAAAACATGAAATACGATTTTTTAACTAATGAAGAAAATAAAAAAGTAAATTTTATTTTTGATGATATCGAAAAACAATTTAAAAAAAATCTTTTAACAAAATTAGAATCTGATTTTATATTTTTTAAAAAGATAAATAAAGAGTTTGAAAAATATAGTTTTAAAATTTTTGAAATTTGTACAAACCGAAAAGAATTTAAAAAATAAAAATATAGCACTTGAAAAGTGCTTTTTTTGTTGTGTTTTGTGAATCAGAAATAAAATGACAAATCAAGATTTTTTATATTACAATTATATTATTTTTTATTGCTAAAATCTTAAATTTAACGATTAATCAAAAACTGATATAGATATAAGCAAAAAGCCTAAAGGCGCTTAAAACGCAAAATATAAGCATATAAAGGCATACCAAAAAATTAAGGACGTTAAAACACGTTTTAAAGGCTTTTTTGTATTTTTTAGTAAAAAATTGATATTTTTAAATGTTTTTACTTGACTTTTTGCAATTAGTGTTATATAATGGATTTATCAAGTAAAGGAGGGCAACAAAAAAACATAAAAAAAAAAAAAGAACGCTTAACGCTTGACAAATTAAAAATAAAATGCTATTATAGTATTATCAAAAAGAAAAGAGAACAAAAACATGAGTTTGACAATAGAAGAAATCAGAGAAAATCTAAAATTTAAATTTGATGTAATTAGAGAAATTAAAGGACTAGAAAAACTAGTCTTAAAAAGTAAAATAAATTACTTAACTACACAAAGAGTAAGATTAATTATGAGATATTTTAAAGACTTAACAGAAGAAGAAAAAAAGATGCTTATAAAATAAAAAATTAAAAACGCTGAAAGGTGTTTTTTTTTGTTGAATCAAAAAAAAAAAAAAAAAATTAAGTTTTTAAAAGTTTTTACTTGACTTTTAAAAATCAAAGTGATATCATGGTTTTATAGAAAAAAGGAGTTTTAAAAAATGAACAAATTAGTTGATACAATTCTTTATAATAAAGCTTTTACAGTTTTAGAAATTAAGAACAAAATTGCAAAAATTGAGATAGCAAAAAATAATAAAATTGTCTATCGTGATATCAAACAGGATAAAACAAAAGAGAAAGATGAATATTTTAATCTGTTGGGATATAGACATTATCTCAAATCTTTGTTTGAAATTTAATGCTTATCAGTTGACAAATTAAAAATAAAATGCTATTATAGTATTATCAAAAAGAAAAGAGAACAAAAACATGAACACAACTAAAAAAATTATTTTAACACTTGCAATTCTTGCCATCGGTTTTGGTTTAGGGTTCGCAACTCCAAAAGGTCAAACAGTAAAGGAAAAAGCCTTTCAGAGTGAAATAACAAGCTTGAGGCATGAAAGCGAAAGAATTGCAAGCCTAGCCCACTATGAGGAGCTTCCGGGAATCTATCACGAAAAACAGATAAAAAAACTTGATAGATTTATCAAAGAAAACAAAAACTTGACAGCAAACGAACGTTACACGGTCCAGGGCTTGACTTACGATAATTCGGACGCGTACCAAGAATTTTACTTGACAGAACATTAAGAAGAAAAATAGAAAAAAAGGGAAAATAGAAAAATGACTGATTTTAGAAAAATGATGTTAGAATTGAAAGCTAAAAAAGAGTTTTGTGTTTTTGTCGGTTGGGCTGAAAAGGCGCAAGAGATAAATTCTCAGATGGTTGTATTAATTCATGAAAACACGCAAAAAATTATAATTTTGTGAGGTTGTGGAATGGAAAAATTTTTTAATGATAAAAATATTATAACTGATATTTTAGAAGAAATCGGATCGGAACAAAATAAAAGAATTGATGATGTTTTAAAAAATATCTATATAGATATTTTAACAGATAAACAGTTAAAAGAATTAAAAAAATGTTACCCGCTTACATTGTTGGACGGTTACGCAAAAGACAGGGGGCGAAAGTTCGATATTTTAGACCGTGAGGGCTTGCGTGATTTAGTTGGGTTTATATATCAGGATAGAGTTAAAACAGTTATAAACATGGTTGTAAAGCGTTTAGGGTTTAATTCTTTTACTGATTTAAATATAAAAAATAAAACACTGCTAAAAGAAGAACTAAAAAAATTAAGTTAAATACTTGACAAATTAAAAAGAATTAGTTATAATAAAGTATAAAATAAATTAAGGAGCTACAAAAATGAAAGAAAACGATACTATCAAAGTATATCATAATGGATTTTTACATGAATATAAAAAAAGTGATATTTCTATTATCGTACAAGGTAAATCTGATTATTGTATTATTGGAAATTATGAGGAGGGCGTTTTTGGGAGTTTATATGATTTTGGGTTATATGTTTACTCTAAGCACGGTTATGAATTAGGAAGCTTTACTATTCATAAATTAAAGCAATTAGACCCTGAAAGGTTCGGACTTAAAACTAAAAAAGCATTTTTTCAATATAAAAAGACGGCTGAAAAATATGCACAACAAATCAATGAAAAAATACAAAATGATGAAATAACAAGATTATAAAAGGAGCTAAAGAAATGAAATTCACAAAAAAAGAAAAAGCAAAAATCTATTTTTATAATGGTTTTAAACAACCGCTATTACTTGCTGAAAATTTAAAGGAATTTAAAGATGTTTCAATTTCCGATAATTATTTCGGTGATGTTACTGAGGACGTTTTGGAAATTGTAAGAGATTGCAAAAATATTGATGAATTAAAAGAAGAATTATTTTCTTATCAAATTTTTGTAAACCCGAATTACTTAGATTTTTATGACTTTAATTTGTCGGTCTGTTTAGAATTTCAGCATATCGAAAAATTTTATAATTTTGATGAAATGATAGAAATTTTTGTAAATGACTTAGACCTAGAGAGTGAAAACATCTATAAAATCAATAAAATCTTAAATAAATATGATTTTAGAAAATTTAATGACTACATGGAAAATTTTGACGACTTAGATTTTTAAAATAATAAAAATAAAAAAAAAAAAATAATGCTTAATACTTGACAAGTTCAAAAGAATTTGATAAAATAAGGTATAGAAAGAAAAGAGATAAAAAACATGAAAAAATATATTTTAAGTGGTTATGATGTAGAAAATTTAACATTTATCACTAGTGAATTACATAGTACTTTAGAAGATGCAAGAAAATCAGCACTTTTTGAAATTAATGATATTCTGAAAGAAGATTATTATTTTTATGATGAAATTTATCATCTTGGAATTTCTGATAAAATTGAGTTTTTAATAACAGAAGTTTTATAATTTGACAAAGTAAAAATAATTTGATAAAATAAGGTATAAAGAAATTAAGGAGGGACAACAAAAAAACATAAAAAAAAAATGCTTAACGCTTAACGCTTGACAAAATAAAAAAGTCTTGATATAATAGACTTATCAAAAAGAAAAGAGAATAAACATGACAAACAAAAACATCTTAACACAAATCAAAACAAAACACGCCGAACTTAACAACCTTGCTTATATTGATAAAAAAAAGGTAAATCAAGAAAAATCATTTCATGTCAAAAGCCGTCTGAATACTTACGGTAGTGGCTTAGTCTTTCAATACGTGGAAATGTTAGACGGTTCTATTTATCTTCTAATCAGTGAATCAGCTAGTATGAAGGGCATCTTAGCTAATAAATGCAAAGGCTACGGGGTTACACGCAAAGAAGTGAAAGACGTTGCAAAATCTTTCGATATGAATGAAAAGAACTTTATTAAATATTAAGAAATAAAATAAACAATATAAAAAAGCCTTATATCGTATCATGATGCGGGGCTTTTTTTGTTGCTGTATAATGGTACTATTGTATAGCGTTATAGGCTTATAGAATCGGCTATATATAGCGCTGTTATAGTGTTATAATAGATATGTATAGCTGTATAAGATAGAGTGTTAAGCATAGCTATATGAGTGTATAGAATCAGTTGTTAATAGATAGCTTATGTAATATAAGTATAATAGTACAGTGATAGAGTGTTAATAGTATTGTTACTGTATTGTAATACATATAGAGTGCTTAAGGCTTGACATTGAGGGGCTTATGGTGTATAATGGTTTTATAAGGTAAAGGAAAGGTAAACCTTAAAGAGCAAAGAACAAAACACAAAAAGAAAAGGAAATAAACAAAATGGAAAACACAAAAAAAATATAATCAGTTAACTATTGATGTAACAGAGTTAGGGCTGTTCAGTGGATTGTATAATACAATATGGCTTGATAGTGAGCAAGATGATTGGATAGTAGAAGAATTAGCGGGTATGTTGGGGGTTCACTGCCACGATATAGATGCTTCAATTGATAAGCATGAATATCTAAAAGCGATTAGTGAATTGTATTGTGAGATGTTAGAATATGAATTGGATGAAGAAGGGACGTTTAAAGTCGATAGCCTTTATAGTCCGAGAGAGTACAATTTCGACACTGACCATATTGTTATAACTTGGGATAGTGATACGTTTACAGTTGAGGAAATGCAAGAAGAGTTAAAAGAGTTAATCAGCACAAACGACAACAAGATGGACATGGATATGGACACCGAGATGTGGATAGATAGAGGTTATGAACTTTATAGTAACATGACGGCATACAAATACAAAGGTCAAGAGCTATGGTTTGATATGGATGCCGATGATATAGCAAAGGTAAAGGGATAGAATAGAGCGAGTTATGTTATACTGATATAAGGTTAAAGGGTAAAGCGTTAAGGCTTTACCTTTTTTGTTTGTTTGTTGGTTGTTAGTTGGTTGTGTTATATGGTTGATTAGTTGTTATGCTTCAGCTGTTAAGCTGTTAAGGCTAAAGGGTAAAGGGTAAAGGGTTAGGAGGTTGGAGGGTTGTAGCCTTATAGCGTGATAGATAAGCGAGAATCGAGAAAAGAAAAAATAAAAAATCATTTTTTTAAAAATAGAAGTTTGGGGGTTGTGGAGTTTGGTTTGGATTGTGTTTTTGGGGTGTGAGGTTGGGTCTGTGGGACTGTTTAGTTTTTTTTGGGGTGGGTGGTTGTAGGTGAAATGAGGGTGTAAAGGTTGTTAGAAGTGGAAGGGTGGAGGGGTTGTGTGTGTGTGTGTGGGGTGTGTGTGGGTGTGTAATCAAATAGCGCCCAACTAAACAAGGAATAGTGTTTCAAAACATTTCATTTTTTTAGCCATAAATGAAATAAAATTTCATCATATAATTATGATAGAATTATTAGAAAAATTTTTTAAATCTTGAAAGTGCTTTCATGAGGGGGCTTCCAAAATCTAACATCATGTTTTTTAATTGGAGGGGGCAGGCAATAGAATCAAAAAACAGGGGTAGAAAAAAATATGTATAGGCGGTTCATAATTCTGATTATATGCCACTTTAAAAAATAGGGGGGTGGGTTTCTACCAAAATCAGGAAATCAAAAACCCCAAAAACCTCTTACCACTTACACCACGCTACTATTTCAAGATTCACCCAACCCCACCCCACCATCTCTCTCACATCTTTTTTAACAATCCACCCCTCTCAAATCACCCCTATTTTCCACCCCACACACCATCAATATTCCACACATCCCCACCTAAATACCACCCCTTAATCCACCCCCAAATCTCCTCAACTTTCCACTCCAAAAATCTAATCCCACCCCCTAGGGTTTCACCCAAATTCACTTTTAATCTCCCAAAATCAACCCAAATATCAATTTTTTATGTATTCTTTTTTGAACCACTCTCATTTTTTTCTCATGTTCACTGAGTGAAATAAAATAAAGTTATCCACAGAGTTATCCACAGCATGTTAATAAGTTATCCACAGTCTCTAATAAACCCCATAATTAAACGAACAATAATTACTGTGAATAACTCTCTCATATCCTCATATTTTCCTCATTTTAGAGTACAAATAAAACGTAATATCCCTACAAAAGCACCTTAATAACACCTAAAAAACACACTAAAAATAGCTAGAAACCCTATTAAAACAACGCTTTATATACCAATTCTACACCAAAACATATTCATTCTCTATCAAAATATCCCAAAACATCTCAAAACACTCATTACAATTCTTTTTAAACCCATATATACCAACACTTAAGACACACTAGAAGATATTCTTTCTCTCTAATTAATTTTCATGAGATGAAAAGAAAAAGGACTGACTACTGTCAATCCTCTGCCTCTACAATCCCACTAGCGTGAAACACTTTCTTTCCTTTATGATTCTCAATCACTCTCCATACCACTCGACTACGATTGTCGATAAAGAATGAACCAATACTAAAATTATTTGCTTCAATAACACCGTCACTTGTTGCAAGATGTTTACTATCATCAAAATCTTTCAAGTCAAGTAACTCTTGATTACGTGCGAAGTATAAATCTTCCTCTAAATCTTGAATCGTTGCCTCATATCCTATAATCTGCATCAAGAGAAAAGCTAAAAGCATTCCTGCAATGATAACAATAACAATTTGTCCTAGCGTCATATTTAATCTTCCTTTTCTACTAATTCAATCATAGGGTTTATCCAGACAAAGACATCTGAATCTTCATCATATTCCCAACCCAACGTTTCTTTTAACTCGTCTGGACTACGTATCCACGTAAAAGGAAGATGCAGAAGATTTCAGACTATAAGTTCATCGATGATAAAGACTATGTAGAATCAGTTTTATTCGGATATTACAGAACAGCAAGTGCTGAGTTTGTACAATGTCCGAAAGACTTGTCTACAGATGCTGATGGAGAAAAAACTTTACCAAAAGTAGTCAATATCAACGCAGACCTCACTAACTTAGAAGTTGAAATCATAGCAATGCTTATGATTGTAGAGTACTTCAAACAAATCATGATTCGTAATGAGACTCTTGAGCAAGCTCTTAGTGATTCTGATTTCAAGATACTTTCGCAAGCAAATCAAATCAACCAATTAAAAGATTTTTATAAAGAGATTAAAAGAGAGACAGCGGTAAAAATTACAAAATATACGTTTGTAGGTGCAGTATATGATAAAAGATAACAAAAGATTAGTAGAATATTTTGAAGTAAAAAATGTGAATAGTATTTTTAAAATACTACCATTGTATGAAGAAAATAACGCTAACTTAGATTCTTATATCTCATCTCTAATAATCGAATTAGATGGTCTTGAATCTTACATTAATTATAAGCTGTCAGAGTTTGTAACACTTATTGCAGTTATCTCTAGTCTTCAAAATGAGACCAAAAAAACTGCGAATCAGGATACAGTAAAAAGAGAGGTTTTTAAAGCGATAGAGATTTCCAAATCTTTAGCTTCGAAAATGGTGGACTAATATGGACTACTTTGAAGTATATAAAAAGAGGTTGGAAGCTAATGGTACTGACGTAGGAGATTCCCTTCGGAAGAACACTCATTACTTTAAAGATAAAAAGTTCAAAGCTTCAACAACTTACAGAAGGTCTAAAATCTTTACCAATATGGGTACTGATAAAGAAAACTTTGTTGAAGAAGATATTCGTGTGATTGAAATTGACAGACAAGGAACGTTGAGAAATATCCTTTTTAAATCAAATGTATTACATAAAGTCGGAAATATCCTAGAGTTCGATGGGGATAAATGGCTTGCTTATGATACCTTTGGTTCGACTGTTGATGATATCAAACTAAGAGTAGGTAAGATAAATGACACCCTAAGATGGAAAGATACTTCTGGGAAGATAATTGATATTCCCTCAATAACATCTACTTCATATTTAGGTTCAGGTTCTAAAGCAAATGATGCTGGACTAGCCTATAATGTCTTTGACGTCAAAACACCAGTTGGAAAAATACTCGTTGCAGTAGAATTAAATGAGTTAACAACTACCTTGAGATTAGGTCAAAGATTTATTTGTGGTAGCAAAGTCTATAAACTTGAACATGTTGACGATATCAGCTATGTTGATAGTGATTACTATGGTGTTCTACAACTTACACTCAAAGAAGATATAAGAAACGACACGAATGATAACTTTGAAACTGGAATAGCGTATCAAGATATATGGAATGTAAAGAGTGAAGAGGAAGATGAAGGAGGTGGCTGGTAATGGGAATGCCTACTAAAAATTATCAAATGATGTTGGATGAAGAAGCTGAAATCCAAGCGTATACAATTGATAAAATGAGTACGGCTATTGTCCGTATTATGGATGCTCTCAAGGAAGATGAAGATATCTTTAAGCTATTATATTTTAAAGATGCTAAATCTTTGGGGAGACCGCTCGATACAGAAGCAAAAAAAGTATTTGATAATGGACTTATTATCAAAGAAAAAGATGATAATCAAAAAATCAAAGCTTACCCATTCGACCCAGAACCTGCAATATCCGAAGGAATTTTTGTTCGCATATATTTTTCAGATGGTACGTTAAGTCAAGATGGAGTTTATTCTAAGAGTCAGTTAAACTTAGATATAATTTGTTCTCACGATATGTGGTTAACTTCTGATTCTGAGTCGAAAGTTAAAATAATTAGACCTTATGGTTTAATGAACAGAATTAATCAAATTTTGACAAAAGAAAGAATAGATAAACTACCTGTACCAATTGGTTTTACACATCTTACAGTAAATAGCAAATTTGAATGTATAAGAGTTTACTTAGACACTATTGCTATCGAAAAGGGTGGTGATAAAGTTGATTCAAGTAGATGATAAACTAAATTTAATACTAGGAAACAGTATTCGAGTCAACGATTTTTTATCCCTGAAACAATTTAAACTCAAAGAAATTTCCAATATTGGATTTAGTGAGTACTTGTTTCGTGTCAGCAACATCTTGAGAGATGTTGATGATTTTATGAAAATGTTTATTGACTCACCTAATTATATGGATTTATATCAGCAACGTAATCAGCTAACAGCTCTAGATATGCAACTGATGGTTTGTACTGATGATGAGTATAAAAAAATTTTTACAAGCTCACTAGAGTTTGTCCTTGGCTTGCCAGAGGGGTCTATTGAGGTAGAGTACGATAGATTATTATATAAAAATCTCTCGTCCGATGAAGACGTTAAACTTATAGACAAAGAAACTTTCTCCACAATCATAACTAAAGTCAAAGTAATTAATGGATTTGCAGATAGCAAAACTGATAACGAAGAAAATCCTTATGATGAGAAAGCTAAAAAAATGTTAGAGAAACTTAGAAGAAACAGAGAAAAAGTTGAACAAATCAAAGCAAAAGAAAAAGCCGACAGTAGCCGTGATATTGCGGATATTATTAGTGCTGTAACTGCAATGAGTCCCTCAACAAATAAACTTAATGTTTTAGAATATACTCTCTATCAATTATACGATGAACATTCTCGCCTATATGCAATTGAAGGATATAAGATGTCCGTCAAAGCATCAATGTATGGCGGTAATGAAATTTCAGATTGGGGAGCACCCCAATAATCCTAGGAGGAACTAAATAATGAGTAAATTTGGTATTAAAGAAGTCGCAGACGTAATCTTTTTCGATATCGCAACTGGTAAACCAGTATTGTTTTTCGATACTTTGAAAACTTCAAGTATCGAAAACGCTTCCGAAACAACTGATGCTACTGGTGGTCGTGGTAATGCAAAACTTATGACTTGGAACTACTCTCGTACAGCAACACTTCAAATGCAAGATGCTTTGCTTTCACTAGAGTCAATGGCTGTTCTTGCTGGTACAGAAGTTGTAGCTGGTACAACTTTGTATAAACGTGAAAAACTTGATGTTAAGACTAATACAGCAACTCTATCTGAAACTCCATCAGAAAGCACAAAAGTAACAATCGTTGATAAAGATGGTAAAGAAGTGTCTACTGCTAAAGTTTCAGGTGTTAACGTTACAGGTTTGGATGGTCAAACAACCGTTTCAGCATACTATGAATACAAAGCACCTGTTTCTGCTAAAACAGTTAAATTCGTATCTGATAAATTCCCTAGCGCTTACCGTGTAATTGGTGATACAATTGTACGTGATAATGCTACTGGTAAAGACCGTGTTGCACAATTCATGATTCCTAAAGCACAACTTCAAGCTGGTTTCACATTTACAATGGATGCTGAAAATGTTTCTACATTTGACTTCAACCTTGACATTCTTCGTGACGGTGAATCAACTGACTTGTATTCTATCACTATTGTCTAATAGATAATACGCTACATAAAGACTGGGCTGTTAAGTAGCTCAGTCTTTTTTTTGTTTGAAAGGAGGAAGATATGAATGACGATTTTTCCAAAATTATTAAAGCATACAGAGATTCAAAGATTAAAAGTTTAATGATGTTTAATTGGACAGTTTCATTCGTTACCGTAGTGGTTGGAATAATTAGTCTTCTGAAAGACTTTGTCAATACCAAGGTATTTGTTATTACTTTTTCTGAGAATAGAGGCTTTGACATTCTTTTTTCTCTTCTTTTTATATCTTTAGGAGTTCTCACTATTGTGTATATTAATAAAACACAGACATATAGAAAAGTATTATTTTTGCTCACTGCTGTTTGGGTATGGATATATCTTAACCAACTAATTTTAGGACTATCACAAACACCAAATGTAAAACATATACTAATTATACCTATAATCGTTCAATTAATATATATGATGAAAGCGAGTGTGTTCTTATATGAAACTGATTGATATATTACAATGGGCTGGTGGTGCAGGTGGTGTTGCACTCTTAGGGTTATTATTTAATCAGTTCAATTCAAGAAAGACAGCCGAACATAGTTTGATAGATAAGATGACATCTCAAATCAATTTATCAGATGAAAGATACAATCATTTAGTCGAGAGAGTTGATAAGATTGAAAAAGAGAATGAAATCCTAAAGAATGATAACATGACAATAAGGTATGATAAGACTCAAATCATCGCTGAAAAAGATAGGATGGAAAAGGAATTAGCTGATAAGATTGAAATATTAACCAAAGAGAACAGATATTTAAAGAAAAGAATAAAAGAATTAGAATCCCAGTTAAAAGAAAATGGGGGAAGTGCATAATTTATACTTGCGCTTTTCCTTATTTTATGGTATAATAGTAATAAGAAAGAATTAAAGGAGAAATCACTTTGACAGATAAAAAAATAGTTGACATCACACAAGAGGAAAAACCTAAAAAAACTACCAAAGCCAAAACCACTAAAACTACAGCCAAAAAAGAAACAGCTAAGCATTTAACACCCGCTCAGATTCAAGCGAAAATTAAAAAGTCTCGTGGAATTATGAAAGTTGGAGTTACGATTGATGGTGAAGAGTTCTACTACAACATCGATACTATACCTACTGAAAGTAAAAAACTAGAAATTGAGACTAAAATTCGAGAAACTCTTTCATATTTTCTTTCGGAAGATGAAAAGCAAGATGGTCTCATTATGGAGCTATACAAACAAAATGAAGGATTCAAAAATGAGTTTGATATTATTGCAGGTTCATTTGTAGTTGTAGACATCCTCGCTGTGTTCTCTGATTTTGAAGTCGGTGAAACAATTGAAGACAAACAAAACTTCTTAATTGACTTAATGGATGTTGGAATTTTTAATGATATTTCTGAAAATCTTCCTGAATCTATTCAATCTTTGATTAAGGAAATTACAGATAAAATTTCTCGTGAAACAGATGAAATTACTAAAAAAACAGAAGAACTTCGTTTGCAAATTGAAAAAATTGAAAAAGATAACAAAAAATAAGATAACCACTAAATAACTAACATTTAAGTAAAAAATTAATAAAAATGGTTGGATTTTTAGTTCAATCATTTTTTTGTTTTGGAGTGTAAGAATGGAAAATATTGATGTTTGGGCTAATCAAGTTGTAGAATCTTTAAAAAAAGAACTTGAAGATGAAGCCAAAAAATACTACAAAAAAGAATTAGATAAATTAGGTCAGGACTTACATAAATCATTTCTCAGTAAATGGGATGAATACCTTCATTCATATACTCCAAAGCAATATGTCAGAACGGGCAGAACACGTCAAGGTATAAAACTTGATAGAAAGGTTGCTTTAAAACATGATGGTACTCTTGAAATCAGCGTTCAATTTGAAGATAGCTATATGAAACAATATGATTTTAATAAAGGTGGAACTAAGCGTAACGTATTCATGGCAATGAGTGATGGTTGGGGTTCTTTTGGTGCTAAACCTGACAGGTTCGCTTATTCACCACCGTTGCATATTATAGAGAGAGTTGAGGCTGAAATAAGTAGAACTTTACCTGATAATATAAAATTAAAAATAAAATGGACTGGTGGTAAACAATGAAGCTTTACGAAAAAAATGCAAAGATTCTTGGTTTCTCAGATGAGGAATTTAAGAAACTCGCAGACCCTATCACAGTTGAATTAGTAGAAGATTTCTTACGACAATCACAAAAGAGTGACCAGACTCTGAAACAATATAAATCTGGTCTATATATCTTTTGTAAGTTTGTTTATGACGAACTAGGTAATAAACCTGTTACAGAATTAAAAATTCGTGATGCAATGCGATATCAAAATAAATTAGTAGATATTGGTCTTAGTGACTCAGCTATTAAATTTAAACGAAGTGTTGTGAGTGCATTCTACTTACACATTGAAGCATTCTGGTCTGATGAGTATCCTAATGTGCGGAACATATTTACAAAAGCTGTTCCAAATGTAGGTAATCAGAAGAAAAAAGAAAAAATTCCATTGACAAGTGCTGAGATTAAAAAACTAACTCAACACTTAATGGACAATAAAAGATGGCAACAATTAGCCTATCTTACTTACACTTATCAAACTGGCTGTAGACGGGAAGAGTCACGTCAGCTTAAGAAAGAAGTAGTTGGATACAATAAGTATGTCAACCCTAAAGGGATTGAGAAAAACTATTATATGACCCATAGTATACGTGCTAAGGGTCGTGGTAAGGCAGGAAAAATAAGAAAATTCCAATTTGGTGAAGACGCAATGGTTGCTCTTCAAAAATGGATTGAAGAACGTGGAGAAGATGATTGTGAATACATGTTCGTTTCTCGCTCCAAAGAAACAGGTGAATATAAACAAATTTCACCAGACATGTTTAACGCTTGGTGTACACAATGGGGTAAATTCCTCGGTAAAAAAGTTCATCCTCACTTACTTAGAAGCTCTAGGGCAACTAATAGTGTTGTTGAGGACGGAAAAGACATCAAAGCTGTTCAACAATTACTAGGACATAATTCGTCTAGCACAACAGAAATATATATCGTAAGAGATGATGAAGATGAAATAGACGCATTATTTTAATTAAAGGAGAGTGAAACTTGGCAAATCAATTACAAGCAATATTAAAATCCAACAAAATAGATATTGCTGTTGGTATCGACAAACAACGTTCGGCAGAAGAAATCAAAAAAGGATTGCAGTCTTTAATCAATGGAAATAAAGACCTCTCTATTAAAATTGGTGTAGAGTTAACAGATAATATCAAAGATATAAATGCTAAACTTAAAGAACTACAAAATAAAATTAATACTTCTTCTTCAATTCAAAATGCTATTAAGCTTGATGTTACTATTGATAGCTCTATTAAAAACCTCAGTAATCAAATTCAACAAATTCAAGCAAAGATTCAGAAGTCTCCTAGCATTAGACCTATCAAGTTAGATGTTGATGTTGACGTCAATGGCTCTGCTCTTCGTATTGCAGGTGAACTTGGTAAAATTAAAAAGATTATTAATGATTTTGAAAAAGACTACGCAACAGCTCTTAAAAAAGTAAAAGAAGTTTCTGATAGTGAAGCTGGTAATATCATGAGTGATAAGACTACAGCTAACATCAAAAACAATCTTACAGATGTTAAAAAATACATGACGGAAGCTTTCGGTGGAGGAGAATTTTCTACCAAAGTATTTCGTGATTATACAACAAATGTAGAAACAATGTCAGCTACAGTCAAAAGAGAAACTGGCGAAATGTATACAGCTATGTTTAAACTCAAAGATACTGGTGGATTTGAGTTAATGAAAGAGTCAGAAGTCAATAAGATGGAAGCTCAAACAAATAAAGCTCGTAGACAAATGGAATCTCTTAGTGAAACTGTTAAAGTTCTGAAAACAAACCTCAAAGACTCTAATTCAGTTGGGATGTTTGACAAACTTAAAGACCAAAAATTCATCTCTACTGGTGAAATTGAAAGTCTAAAGAAAGCTATCAGCGCTGAAAAAGAACTTGTAGTTGCTCAACAAAAACGTGAAGCTCTACAAAGAAACCTGAATCAAACAGTATCATCAATGATTCCAGATATTTCTAAAGCATCGGCAGAAATTCAGAAGCTAGGTGCAAATCTAAAGGGTATGGATTCACATCAGTTAGATGCGACATCTTCAAGATTAAAATCATTGCAAGCGCAATATAAGAGTGATGAACAAGTATTCAAAACTCGTGAAAAGCTCATTAAATCATTACAAGAAACAGAAGCACAATATAATCGTATTAGAAATAATATGTCAGGTGGTGCAAATCAACAGCAAGCAATGAGTCGTACAAGTGATATTATTGGTCAAATAAATGCAACTAAGAATCAATCTAATAGCGTAAAAGATTTAACAGAATCTATTATGAGGTTAAAAACGGCACAACTTTCTCTTAAAGAGATTCAAATGGCTTCTAGTAATTCAAGTGCAGTTACTGATATGGCTCAACAACAACGTGCTGTAGAGAAACTAATTCAAAGCTTAAAAGATATTGGAAGATATGGCAATGGAGAAGCAAGCAGTGCTATTGACCAACTGGGTAAGGCATCAAAAACATCTGTTGAAGCAGTAAAACAATTAGGTCGGACTTTATCACTAGAATTAGATGAAGCAAAACGTGACCAAAAAGATATGATTCGTAACTTTGAATTGATTAGTGCAAGTGCTAGTAATCCTAAACTAAAGAATATTCAAAGTGGAATTTTTGGGGCTTTAAATGGTGGAACAGTTGATACTTCTGCTTTAAAGAGATATTTTGGAGAATTAAAACAAGGCGAAGTCAACACTATTTCGGTAACAGAAAAAACAAATCAATTTGGACAAGCTGTAAATGAAGTAAAAGTTAAAATGGCTGGGACAGGAAAAACTGTAGAAGCCTACACCTTCCAAATGAATAAATCCCAAACAGCAACTCAAATGGCTGTTAAAGAAACTGGAAAAGCCATTGTTGATAATGAGAATAAATCATTAGGATTCATGGAACAAATGGGAATTGCAATGAAACGCATCCCCGGCTATATCTTATCTATGCAAGGGATATATGCTGTTGTTAATGGGTTTAAAGCTGTTAGTGGCGAAATCATGGAAATCAATAAACAAATGATTGAAATCCAACGTGTTGCTGGTGCAGGAATTAATACAGATAACCTATTATCAGGTGCTCTTGCGCAATCAAAAGAATTAGGTAATAATGTTCATGATATCTTGGATGCATTAGGAGAATATTCTCGGACATTTGATGGCTTATCAGAACAACAATTATTGACTGTAACAAAAACAGCAGTAATTATGTCAAATGTATCTGACCTTAAACTTGATGAATCAGTATCTAGTTTAGTCGGAACGATGAATGCATTTAATATCTCAGCAGGTGAATCACTTCACATTGTTGATGCACTCAATGAAATTGACAATAACTACTCAATCTCAACCAAACAGCTTGCTGAGTCTTTGTCAAAAGCTGGTGCGACAGCTCAAACCTTTGGTGTTTCAATGGAAGAGGTTGCAGGTCAAACAACTGCAATCGGTGCGGTAACACAAGAGTCTGGTTCAATCATTGGTAATGCCCTTAAGACAATTTATTCACGTATCACCACCATGAAACCAGCTACAGATGCTCTTGATGGATTAGGTGTGTCTATAAGAAGAATGGGTAAAAATGGCATGGAGATGAAACCTGTCAATGATATCCTCGGAGATTTAGCTGGAAAATGGTCTTCTTTATCAGCAGAACAACAACAAAATATTGGTGTTACAATAGCTGGTCGTAACCAATTATCTCGTTTCTTAGCTTTAATGACAAACTGGCAAATGGGTCTTGATGCAACAAATGCAGGTCTTAACTCTAGTAATTCAGCAATGAAAGAACAGGGAGTCTACATGCAGTCTTTCGAAGCGAAAGTCAATGCGTTAAAAACTAGATTCACTGAATTATCATTAGCTATTGGTAAAGCTTTTCTTTCTGACGGAATGATGATGGGGATAGAATTATTATCCAAATTAGGAGATACTGCTATCGGTCTTGTCGATAAATTTGGATTCCTTCCAACATTAGGTGTATCAATAGGATTATTAGTTGGTAGATTTACTGGTTTAGGAAAATCAATCGCTGGAGCTGTTCAAATAATAAGTGGTTCAAGTAATAAACTGTCTGCTTTCGGTAATATATTAAGCTCAACATTAATGACGCCATTAGATAAACTTAAAGGCAATAAGGTTATTGCAACGTTTGGCGCTGAAATGGCTAAGTCGTTTGCAGTTGCTAAAGCGGCAGCCGTAGGATATGAAGGAACAACAAAGGGCTTGATTACACTACAAGGTTTGTTTAGTGCTTCTCTTGTATTGACAAAAGGAACATTGACAGCTCTCAAAGCTTCATTTATTGCGTTTATGGGTACAACAGCAGGTGTAACATTAGGTATCACAGCTCTACTTGCAGTTGTAGGATTCTTGGCTGAAAAATTCATAAAAGCTAAAAACGAAGAAAAAGAATTGATGAAACGTTATGACGATAATAATAAAAAATCAATTGAGCAGTTTAATAAGTATGGAAATAGTTTTGATGAAGCTATTGATAAATATAAAAAACTTGATGATTTGAAAAAAAATCGCAAACTTAGTGATAAAGAACAAGAAGAATACAATAATTCAATCAAAGAACTTTCAACAATAATGCCAAATGCAGTTGCATATGTAGATGCAAATGGTACTGCCCACATGAAAAGTGCGAAAGAGATTGATAAAGAAGCTGAGTCAATTAAGAAATTAAATAAAGAACAAGCTAAAGCAACAGAAAAAGCATACATCGCAAGCTTAGATGAAAAACAAGAGAAGTATGAAAAGTTAATTAAGAAACTTAACAAATATAAAGAAAATCTACAACTCGCAGAATCTAGTGAAACAAACTGGATGAACACAAAAGAAGACAAAGATAAAAAAGCTAATGTAGCAAATGCAGGTCTTGCAGAAACACAAGGGAAGATGTCTAAAGCCTTAAATGACTCTGCAACATCGATTGGTGAAAATACAACAGCTTGGATGAATGCCGAAGGGAAGATGAAAAATGTTTCCGAAGCAGGAAAAGGTCTGATTGACGTTTATGCTAAAGCAAACCAATATGCAATAGATAGTAAAGATGTAACAGATAACTACGCTGAATCACAAGAAAAATTGGGAGATAAAACCAAGAAAGTTGGTGAAGCATTAAGTGTTGCATATGACCAACTAAAAGGTATCGGTGGAGATGGTGCTAAGAAAGCAACAGAGATGTTTGATAACATCACTAAATCTTTTAATACAGATACTTTAAAATCTAAAGATTTTCCTGAACAAATTAAAGCTATCTCTACAGCAATTTCTGAGATGTCTACAAACTCAGATAAGTTCGTTCCCCAAGATTTCATTGGTAGATTAGAACAACTTGGAATGAGTGAAAACGATGCTAAAAAAGCAACGATGGAACTTGGTACTGAGTTAGAGAACCAAAAAATAAAAGCAATGATTGCTAATGAAGAGATGACGTCATACAATGATACGATTATTGACAATACGAATGCGACATATGATGCTATTGATGCTCAAAAACAATTCTTGAAACTTCAGGATGGAGAGTCAGAAGATATAACATCTAAGCTGGAATATCTGTCAGCAAGCAAAAAAATTAATAAAGAAGTATTCGATTCATCTTCTCAAATGTCTGCTTTGATTTCTGAGATATCTAGTAAAACAGGTGTTGCAGAATCAGATATAAGAAATAACACTCAAGGTATCTATGAAGCTTATAAGTTAATGGCTTCTAAGTCAATCACTGAAACGTCACAAATGGCTAATACTCCTATTGATAAACTCAGAGAAGCCAACAAAGACATGAGTCAAGAAGGATTCGACTTACTCGTAAAAATGCTAGGATTTGTAAGACAGGGTGTTACAGGTGCTGATAACCTGCTCATCGCATCATTGTCTGCCAGTAAAGACAAAGTTGATGCGCATACAGAAGAACTTAAGAAATCTTTAGCTGAATTACAAAAAACTCCTAAAGATGATAATAAAGAAAATAATCTTTATAATAATCTTAAGGAAAATCTAAATCAACTTCAAGGGCAAATTTCCATTACATCAGATGAATCTGGTAAATTTGTTAAAAGTATTTCGATGTTGGATGGTTCAAAGTCTTCTTACTTCACAGAAATAAATAAACAGATTGAAGATACTGGTCTTCAATTGTCATATTTGCGAAATGAAGACGGCTCACTTAAAATTGGCTATGTCGATGCAGATGGAAACGTCCGTGCACTATATAGTATCGAAAAGGCTGCTGAATCTACTGGTGGCTCAATAACTGCAATTGACCTTGCTACAGGATATTTAAATACTAACTTTGCAAATTATAAAGCTACAATGGACGATGCAAGTCGTTCACAATGGCTAGATGGTATTGCTAGTCAGTACCAAGCGGTCGGAGATAAAGTTGAAACAACGGCGGACAATGTAACAGGTCTTAAATTCCAGCTTGAAGGTGGTAATTCAAATGCTTGGCTCGTTTCATTAAATCAACAAGTTGCTGACTTGGGCGGTAAGATTGTTCAGACTGGTAACGATGTTGATGGATTTACTTATAAGGTTCAAATGTCTAATGGTTCTGAGTATACATTATTCACACAAGCAGGTAAAGGTGCAGATAATGCAAAAATATCAATAGATGATGCAAAAAAAGCATCTGATGAAATGCATAAATCTGCTGGACAAACAACAGAAGGAAAAGTTACTGTAGATAGTAGTTCTGTAGATACAGCACAACAAAAAACAGATAAGCTTCAACAAAGTGATGGAAAAACTGTAACAGTTAAAGCTCAAGGTGATACTCTAGGACTCAATCCTGTCACAGAAACAATCAATAATATCACTAAACAAGCTGAAACTCCTATCACTTTTAAAACAGCGGTTTTACCAGTAGACTTAGATAATTTGACTCAAGCTGAAACTTTAGTTGATAATCTTCAAGATAAATCTGGAACTTTGAGCAGATTGATTGAATCTATAGGAAATCAAACTGGTGCAACAGGGAATCTCTTAGATACAAATGTTTTAGGAAAATCTCCTCTAGTTCAAACTTTAGCTGGACAGTTAGCAGATATTGCTAAGAGAGCAACCGAAGCTTCAACAGCAATTGATAATATAAAATCAAAAGCTGGTTCTATCTCATTTTCAGTTCAAGGTTCATTTGATTTACCAGATGATTTTGCAAAAAGAGTCGATGAAATTATTGCTCAATCAACGAGAATGAAAAATGCTGTATCGGGAGATATGGGATATATGAAAGGGGTTCTATCTTCTAGTTTAAGAATTGGAAATGTAGACACTAGCTCTCTTGACAACTTAAAAAATCAAGTTCAAACAAAAATGAACGAAGTTGCTGGAATACTTTCTAGCTTTGGTGGAATGGTTGCGACTGCGATAGCTCAAGCAAATGCACAAATGGTTTTCGATGCTAGTTCACTTATTAACTATCAAAATACATCGGTTGCGGTAGTGCAATCTTTGACTGGAATTTGGAATACCGTAAGACAAACATTACCATCTATAATTAGTCAAACTACATCTTCAATGGTTAGTAGTTGGAATAGTGGAACACAAAATATTGTTTCTCGTGGTGAATGGACTAGACAAAATGTCGTTCGTGAAATACAACAAATGGGTGCTAGTTCAGTGAGTGCAGTAAATAATATGTCAACTTCTATGCAACATGCTTTGCGTACTGGAACTGCTGGATTATATGGAATTGCAAGCAAAATACCCGCTCAGATTGGTAAGGGTATTAGTGACAACATGAGTTCAGCTTCAAGTCCTCTCCAAAGACTTGCTGATGATATGGTATCAAGATTCAAATCAGCATTGGGTATTCACTCACCATCTCGTGTATTCGAGGAATTAGGTGGGTATGTAATTGCAGGTTTGAGTAATGGTTTGACAGGTGGAAACCTTAAAGAACTTGGTAAAGAAGTATTTAAAGACTTTGGTGGTGGAGTGTTTGATACACTAGATAAAATCAAAGCTTACGTTTCAGGTGATTTCTCTGCTTTAGCAGGTGCATTTGGTGGTGGTGGAGGCGGTGTCGCTGGTGCAGGTGTTCAACAGTGGACTGGTGTAGCTTCAAAAGCTTTGATGATGACTGGTCAATTCACACCACAAAACTTACAAGCATTAATGTATCAAATGCAAACTGAGTCTGGTGGTAATCCAATGGCAATTAACGGTTGGGATGTTAATGCTGTTAACGGAACACCATCTAAAGGTCTTATGCAGGTTATTGACCCAACTTTCCAAGCAAATAAAATGCCAGGATATAATAATATCTACTCTCCTCTTGATAACATTCTTGCTTCAATCAGATATGCACTTGGTAAATATGGTTCATTAGTTAACGCTTATAGTGGACATGGATACTATAATGGTGGATTCGTTGATACACCTGAACTTGCATGGCATGGTGAAGAAGGTGAAGAAGCAATCATCCCACTTATCCCAGAACGCAGAGACCGTGGTATTGATTTGTGGTTACAAACAGCTCAAAAACTCGGTCTAGGTAGTCTCTTTGGAATAAAGGGAACTAATGGAATGGGTGCACTAGGAGGAGGATTTGCAGGAAGTGAAGGCGAATCTGGTTCTAGTAGTTCAGGCGAGGGTGGAGCAGGTACTTATGTTCCTAGTATCACCCCAGCTATTCAGACAATGCAAGAATTTGTTCCTGTGTTCGGAGAAAGTGCTGGTAATTCACTGGATGCTCTCTATCATAGAGATACAGCAGGTCTCAAAATTGACCAAACTCAAACTAAGATTGATAAATCAGAAGCAGTTTTGAAACGCTTAATTGAGAACACAGTTGCTTATCGTAACCAATTACTTGGTATTCAAAGCTTAAATAAAAGCTTATTGAGTCAACAACAAGCTCAGTATCAAGCAATGATTAGACGTCAAAATGCAATTGCTAAAGAACTCGAAGGTTTGAGAAAAACAAATAAACATACAGAATCTCAACGTAAACGTTATAATGAATTACAACAAGAGTATGACACAAACTCAGGAAACTTGTGGAAACTTGAAACACAAATCGAAAATCTTAATAACGAAGTTAGACAAAGCAACATTGATATTTATCTTGATTATATTGCTGACATTGGAAACAATTGGGATAAGACAATTGGTTCTATTCAAAAAGCTAAAGATGCATTAAGCTTCAAGAATGAGAAACTTCAATATACTAACCCTAATGATGTAGGTCAACAGCTTAAGATTCAATATGATATGATAAAGCAACAACAAAAACTTGAACTTACGTATAAGAATCAAGTTGCGAAATATCAAGCTGAATACAATAATGCAAGTAAGAAATACGGTGCGTCATCTAAACAAGCTATTGAGATGCAAAAAATGCTTGAAGATGCTCAAAAGAATTATAATAGTTCTGTTCTTGATACATTAAAAGAACAAAAAGCAGTTGCCGATGCTCGTGAAAAAGTTGCACAAGACGAAGTATCTTCTCTCAAAAACTATTATAAACAAATGCAAACATTAAGCAAGCAATCTACTGAAAAAGAACTTGAGAACTTAAAAACAACACATGACGCAAAAATAAAATCATATGATGATGAGATTTCAAAAATAAATGAAGTCTACGATGCAAAAGTTAAAGAACGTGATTCGGAAAAAGCCGAAGAAACATATGCTAAGAAGATGGAAGACTTTAACGCTAAACGTGCAGATTTTATGCAAAAAATATCATTAGCTTCAAGAGATAATTCATTAGAAGGAAAGAAAGCTTTAGCAGACTTGCAAAAGCAACTGACGGACTTGAATAAAGATATCACAGATGCTCAATTAGAGAGACAAGACACACTCTGGAAAGAACAACTTGATAAACAAAAACAAGAACAGCTCGACCAAGTAAATAAAAATAAAGATAATGAAAACACAAATTATGATAATAACGTTAGTGAAATAAATGATAAATCTAAGCAAATTCAAGATTATTATAATAAGTTAATCAATGATGATGCATCATGGAAAAATGCAACGGATAAATGGAATAAAGGTGATACCACAGTCTTAACAAAAATGATGAATGATATGCAAGATGAACTATCTAAATTGATGAGTGGAGACGGAAAGGGAATCATGGGGACAGAAAATCTAAGTCCTGATGATATTAAATCAATTGTGGGGGATAACCTAACTGATGTATCAAATATCTGGTTGGGCATAAAAGACCAATTAACAGAACTTAATAGTATAAATAAAAACTTAAACGACCTGAATGCAAGTCAACAAAGAGGAAATAATATCAACACCCCTAGATATACTACTGGTGCAACAAGTTCTGTTATAGGGCATAGAGATATAAATCCTTACCTCCCTCCTGAACGAAAACCTGTAGCTCACGCAAATCCAGCAAAACGAAATGGAGTAAAAGCAACACACACGGTTGTTAATGGAGATACACTTTGGGATTTAGCCAAGAAGTATTATGGAAATTATTACCAATGGACTAAGATTCAAAAAGCCAATGGTATTTCAAATCCTTATACAGTACCAATCGGTAAAAAGCTATTGATTCCTTTTGATACAGGGGGTTATACTGGTGATTGGCTTGGTAATGAGGGTAAAGTTGCAATGCTTCACAAAAAAGAAATGGTCTTAAATAAAAATCAAACAAGTGATATTCTAAAAACAGTATCAATTGTAGACAAAACTAAAAATCAACTCAATGACTTTATAAAATCAATACAAGCCTCTAAGTCTGGTAATAGCTTAGTTGTAGGCGATATGCAATTCAACTTTGAAAACTATCGTGGTGACAAAGAAGGTGCTGTTAGATTTGCAGACGAAGTTATGGATAGATTGAAATCACGTAGATAATTGGATAGGGTGTAACCCACCCTTCAATTATTTTTTATAGAAAGTTGGTAAAATGAACACTATCAAAGATAAGATTAGTTTTACATACAACGGAAAGAATACTAAAGAATTTGGAATTATAAGCGTTTCTATGGATAATGGAATGTTTGACGAAGCATTTGTTGCAAATCGAACTGTCAATTCAGAGACGGTGAAAGATGTGAGAAAATCACTATTCAATGGTGTGACTTATGAAGATTTGTCATTTGAATTGAATTTGGCTTTCGAGAAAGATTTCACAGATGAATTAATCAACAAAGTAATTGATTGGCTCTATGGTAAAGAGTACTACAGTAAATTGCAATTTGAAGGATTGAATAAATTTGTCTATGCAATGCCAAACGGAGAATCTAGGATAGTACATACAGGGACTGGAAGAGGTTATATAGTTGTTTCTATGATAACGAACTCCCCATATGTGTATGGAAATGTTTTGTCTTTTGAAAAAGGGGCAAGCAAGGATTCAATTAGTATTACGTTGGATGGTAAAATAAATCCAGAGATGAATATTGATTTATATCCATTAAAAGATGGAACATATTCAATAACGGTAAATGGATACACACTACAAATAAGTAATTTGAAAGCAAATGAAATTGTCACAATAAATCCCTACGAAGAAGAAATTTCTAGTAGTTTAAATGGAGTATATCACTATTCAGACTATGTAGGAGATTTATCTAAATTAAGTCTTTTGAAAAAGGTAAATACAGTTAGTGCCTCAGCAAGTCAAAACCTTAAGGTTATTATTACCTATCAACCATACTATATTAAATAAGATGCTTAGGCATCTTATTTTTTTTATATATATAACTTTGCACTTGCGCTTTTTAGGGAATTGTGGTATAATATAGTATATAGGAAATATATAGAGGAGTAAATGCTATGTTAAAAGATTTAGGCTTAGACCTAGACCTAACTAGAAGTAAGAAACCATTTAAGGTTCAACTTGCTCTTCCTAGTAAAGTCATAACACAGAACATCTTGAATATTAATACAGCTAATATATCAGATGTTAAACTAAACTCACTCCCACATTTTGAATTTGAAATACCTTATTTGGTAGAATCTAAAAGTAAAGGTATATCTGATGAGATTGAATACATCAAAAATCCTGACTTAGATAGCATCAAAGAAGAGAAACTTATTAAATTAACGTGGTATGGAGGTAGAGTAAATTGGTTTAGAATCATAACCATTGAAAAGAATGATTCAAGCGATGGAATTACAACTAAAATATCCTGTGATAGTTTAGAGAGTGAGCTTAGAACAACAAACGTTACAATAGATGGAACAGGTGTTGGAGCAGAAGAATATTTTCGTAAAGCTCTCGAACAGTCACCTTGGAAACTAGGACACGTTTCAAATAAATTAAAAAATACATATAGAACATTTTCAGAACAAGATAAGCAAACAAGATATGAAGCTATTCAAAGTGGTATTGAAGCTTATGGAGCAATAACCGATTTTGATGGAGAAACACGAACATTAAATCTTTTAACAATTGATGAATTAAGAGTTTTTCGTGGTGTTGTTCTTAAGCGTGAAAACTATGCAAATTCTATAGATATTTCATCGACATCAGAAGAAATAGTCACAAGAATGTATGCAAAGGGGAATGAAGATTTAGATATTTCATCTGCAAATCCAACTGGCATGAGATATATTGAAGATTTTTCATATTTCATACAACCCTTTAAGCGTGATGAACATAAAAATGTGTTACACCATTCAGACTATATGTCTGATGATTTAGCTCATGCTTTATTGGATTTAATGGAATTACAAAAAGTCTATAATCCAAAAATTGATAATCTACAAAAATTAATCAATCAAGGATATGTTGATTTAACAAAAAAAATGTCTGAAAAAGCTGACCTTGACGGAGAAATGATTACCCTACAAGCTCTGTTAGATACTGCAAAGTCAACAAACAATAAATCTTTGACTGCTCAAAGAGAGTTTGAAATCATTGCAAAACAAAAACAAGTCGATGACAAAAGTTCAGAAATTGATTCTATAAATAAAACTATCGAAGTCTGGAATAAGACAATAGTTGATTATCAAGAAATTATCTCAACAAATTCTTTTAGAGCAGATTTAGTTGAAGAGTTAAAATTATTTGTTTATGAGAAAGACTTCTCAGATGACAGATATATTGATGCAAAAGAATTATATAAAGCAACTGTAGAAGAATTTGAGAAATATCAAAAACCAACACGCTCATTTAAGACAGATTTAGCATCGTTCATTAATTCTATTGAATCCAAGAAGTATCATGGAAGATTAGAAATTGGTGAAGAAGTCAAGATTAAATCTAATAAATTAGAAGAAGAATATACATCAATTATTATTGGTTATAGCGGTGATTTAGTTTCTGGCGATTTCCAACTTGAAATATCTGACAATATGGACGACATTGATGCTCTTGATAGATTAGCAACAATTATTTATCAAGCAGAGTCGTCGTCTTCAATCTTAGAAAATAACAAATACAAATGGAACAATATTGTAGAAGTTAAAGATGAAGTTACAGCTTGGAGAGATAAAGAAATTAAAGCGGTCAATAATCGCATTACTGCTGGGGCAAATGAATCAATTACTCTTGATAATCGAGGTATGATGGTTCGTAACCCAGATTTCCCAAATGAAGTAATTATTATTCAATCAGGTGTCGTAGCTCTTTCTAAAGATAATGGTAAGACATGGAATACATCAATTACACCTAATGGAGTTATTGCTGAAACACTTATCGGTAAAATTTTAGCAGGTAATAATCTTATTATTACAAACGATTCAGGTAGCTTTGTAATTGACAATACTGGTCTGACAGTTAATATGGATTCAATTAAAATCATGAGTGGTCATGAGGGAAACCCTAAGAACGTTATCGAATCATGGAATAAATTATTACTTACTTATGATGAGATTGCAAATGATAATTTAATCAATGAGTATGAAAAGAAACAATTAAAGAATCAATGGACTAAAATCACAGATATACACAGTTCTATGATTTACTCATTCATGAAAGGAAGAGGGAAACCTACTAAAGAAAATCCTTATCCTGACGAGTATAATGAGTATGTTACAGCATATGAAGATTTGAATAAATATTTAAATCAAACACAACAATCAGATGGTTATTCTATCTTAGATGATGCTAATATAACAAAAACAACAACAATTGACTCAAAGGTATTTAAAGAGAAGTTTATCAATTATGATAAAAAGAAACAGGCATTAGAATCAATTATATCATTTGATTATACTAGGTCTGAAATAAAAACTCTTGAAACTGGGATTTCTTTGAATTATGTCAAAAACGATAATGTTGTTACTGCATTAAATCTTTCTGAGGAAGGAGTTAAGATTGATGGTAAGCTATTAGAGATTAATAGTAAAACAGAGTTCAACGCTGACTTAGTAATGAATGCGGGTGTTATTAAAGGAAAAGATGATGGAATCATCATTAACCTTAATACAGGTGAAATAAAACTTAATAAGAAAATTACAATTGGAGCTGATTCTAATCTTGTTACAGATGACGACATATCTTCTATAAAGGGAGCTATAGTTCCAACTTTATCAAACGACTTCATTACAATTTTCACAGACCCTAACGGTTCATCAGGAAATTATGACTATGCTTCGACAGAAATGAATGTGTATAGAGACGGTGTTTTAGATACAAGCAATTGGACTTTCTCTGTAGAGAGAAATAACAATGTAGTTTATACAGTTTCAAAAAATACAGTAAAAGTCTTATCAATAAAAACAGACTTTGAGACAATAGCTATAATCGCAACCCAAGGAAAAGAAACTCTGAAAAAAGAGTTTAGAATAAAGAAATATAAAGATACATCAGGAAACATAAATCGTTGGATGATGACTTCTGACTATTTGCGAAAGACACCTTATAACGAATGGGTCAATACACCAATCACTGTAATGGGGAATCAAGAGTTAGTAGGTGGAAGTACAACAGCATATCTTGGTAGATATAAAATTTATGAATCAAAAGATGGTGGGTTGAATTATTTTCTTAAATACACTTCATCTTCTGATGAATCTATAGCAACATATAAACCATTCGATAATGATATAACACATGTAAAATTACAATTTTATCTAGCAGGTAGCACACTCAATTTAATTGACGAACAAATCTTGCCAGTTATTATTGATAGAAATAAAGCATATACCCATACAGCATATGCTTGGAGTTCTGATGGAACTGATAGATTCACTAATGTTTATACGAACTTAAATTTGCTAGACGGTACTAAAGACTTTAGTGGAGATTGGATAAATTCTTGGGCTTGGCAAAATAACGGAACATATAAAGGCTTAACAGTTAAAAAACGTACTGGTCAATGGAGTGGAATTTTTAAACCATGTACTGTATCTACAGATGGAATTTATACTTTCTCAGCTTATATAAAATCATCAAGTACTAATAATGATGTTGTTCGTTGGGTTAATGTCAATAATAAAGATACTAATCGTAATGTTTTAGCTATAACCTCAAATTGGTCAATTGACACTTTCTCATTAACTTTAAAAGCAGGAGATATAGTACACGTTAGATATGAAATAACTACACAAAATACTACAGACACCTTTTGGAATGCTGGTCATAAGTGGGAAGAAGGTTCTGTAGCTACTCCATATATGCCATCATTTAGCGAAGTAAAAACTAGTGATTATCCAAGTTATATAGGAACATATTCAGATGATAAAATATCAGATAGTACTAACCCAGAGAACTATACTTGGACTTTAATACGAGGGAATGATGGTATAAGCCCTATAAATCTAATAATTGAATCTTCTAATGGTTCTCAATTTAAAAACAATATCATCAATACGACTTTTACAGCAAGACTTTATCAAGACAATAAAGAGATTGATAAAGATGGTACTAAATATGCGTATGTGTGGTCTAAAGTTAACTCTGATGGAACACCAGATACTGCTTGGAATCTTGCTCATCAAACAAGTCAGAAATCAATTACAATCACAAGTAGTGATATTTGGAAAAAGGCTACATTCAACTGCACTGCCGAACCACTTAATTAACAGGAGGAAGAAAATATGTCAATTGTCTCAAGCGGACAAATTACAATCACCGATTTATCAGATGGTATGCAACTCAATGCTTTCATCACAGCGAGTGGGGTGACCACTCAAACTTATGATGCGACAGCTCAAACATGGTCACCAAGTTATACGACTACTCCACAAGTTTTAACACTCAACCTTACTAAAGCAGGAAGTACAGCTTCTGTTGTTAGTGGGATTTCAGGGAATATTACTTGGACACGTACCGATGGAACAACAACAAATACTATCACTTCAACTAGTAGTACTGATACGCAACATGTGAGTGGAAGTGCAAATAGTGTGTTGACAACAAAAGTCAACGTCCCAATTGCTAACTCAGCATCACGATTCACTGCGTCTGGATTATGGATTGACCCAAATACAGGTTTGAACGTTCCATTCTCAGCTGTTTTAGATTTAACTGTTGTACAACTTGCTAAATCAGCTGTTCTTGCGAATGTTTATACTGGAAATGGTGGAGCGTTCTATAATTCTAAGCCTGCAAGTTTAACAGTTAATGCTGATTTATATAAAGGTGGAACTTTATCAAATGGGAACAAAGAGATTTTCTTTGGTTATGCAGATAGTTCTGTAAACTCAACTGGTTCAGCTGGCTATAACTCAAACCTTGGATTAGGTTGGCACTTATGTACTTCATCTACAACTGGTCAAACACCGAATGTAACTGCTGGTACAAATACAACTTCTCAAGGGATACTAACAGTTCTACCAACGGCTGTTACAAATGCTCAAACTTTCAAAGCAGTAATCATTGACCAAGCAGGCGGTACAGCAGGAACTGTAGCTAGTGGTATCGTTACTCTTCTTGATTATACAGACCCATTAACTTGTACGATTAATAGTACAGCAGGTAGTATTTTTAAAAATGGTTCTGGTACAACAACGCTCACTTGTCGAGTATTTCAATCTGGTGCTGAAATTGATACAGCTGGCAGAGACTATACTTATAAATGGTCTCAACGTGACCAAAATGGTGTATTAAATGCTAATTTTGGTGGTGTAGGCAACCAATATAAAACTGGTAAAACAATTAGTGTTGTAGCATCTGACATCAATGTCAAAGCTCAATATACATGTGAGGTGAATCAATAATGAAAAGTACATTTTATGCCAATATTGAACTTGGGGGAGAAATCACACAAGTTAGCTTTGAAGCGACAAGCGCAAGCGATGTGATTGAACAAATCTGGCGGACTTATGGTATCTCCACTCCAATTGTTGAAATTTGGGCGGAGGTGACTGATGACGATAGTAGCAAGCAATAGCCTCACATTAAGTAACGTTAATGATGGGGCCGATGCACCAACGATTTTCGTTAAGTCCTATACATTCTCGGCTGGTTCTAGAGCGGAAATTAAGCTGACTGGCCCTAATGCTTTTAAGCAAACAGTAGGTAACAGAGGACATAATGTCTGGGTGCTTGATGTTACAACACATAAACTTAAAGAGTTCGTCAGTTGCGACACTTACACCTCCATGTCATTTACTTATAATGGCGTTAGCATGACTTTTGCCGACTACTTGGCTAGCCTTACAGATAGTATTGTCGTTATCGCAGCCTCAGATGCAGACAGAATTGACCAAGATACTAGAAACGTACTTGATAACATGGGTGGGTCTCCAGAACTCGGAACATGGGGGAACTATCGAGCTGGTCATGTATTTATTGGTATGTCTAAACGCTCTGATGGGACTTGGCCACTGCAACCACGGCAAGGATATGAAGAAGCCATCCAAAAAGATGGCTCAACTCCAGAAATTGGGTGTACGCTATCAAACGGAGGGATAGTGGTCAACGGTGCTACTGGAGCTAGAGGTAATGATGGTAAGACACCATATTTACATACAGCTTATTCATGGAGTGCTGATGGTAAAGATGATTTCACGACTGTTTATCCAAATTTGAATTTAGGAGATAATACTAAAACGTTTATCGGCACAGAGGATGAGGCAAGTAAATTAAGAGGTTCTATTAGAATAGACCCAACAACTAAAAAAACACAAGATGGAGATTTTTATTATTTAACTGCTAAAGCACCCAGAGATAATTACGATTGGTTTAGATTCTTCTTAATTCCTGACACAGCATCACCTAATATGACGAAAGTCGCAGTTAAACCAAATACAAAATATACATTTAGTGTTTTGCTAAAAGGTACTGGACAACATACTATTTATGCATACCAAAATTGGACTGCTCCCAACACGCCTTGGTCTTTACAAATTAATCTAACTAGTGAATGGAAGATATATACAATTACAGTAACATCATCAAATGTTATTCCAGATAGAAATGTTCAATTTTTTATAAGAAGTAACAATGGAACAGAAATTAACCTTAAAAAACCTAAAGTTGAAGAAGGTTCAACCGCTACTCCATATATGCCAAGTTCATCGGAAATAAAAACTAGTGATTATCCTAATTATATCGGAACGTATTCAGATAGCAATGTCGAATCAAGTTTAGATTACAGTAAATATCAATGGGCAATCTTTAAAGGGCAGAACTCAAATGCATATACTGCTTACTCTTGGAGTTCCGATGGGACAGACAGATTTAGTACTGTTTATCCTAATTTGAATTTGTCAAATAACACTCAATTAAACTATGATGATTTGCCAACAGGCATCTCAAATGGTGGTGGAACAGACAAATCAGAGAAAGTAGCGATAAATGATTTAGCTGGATTTTCTTGGGGTAGAAAATACACTCCATCGACAAGAACCGCTCAATCTGGGATGAGAGTTGTAACTGATGTAAGTAAGTTAAAGATTGGTGATACTATAACTAATTCATTTTGGATAAAAAATACAGGGAATAGACCTGTAAAATTTATACCTCAAATGGGGTTTAGATATGGAGCTGATACAGAGCCTAACGAGGGAGTTTCCACTGGTTGGAAATATGTTGGTGGTAGCGATATAGAAGTTAAAAATGATGGTAAATGGACTAAGCTGACATTTACTACTATTATTCCACAGCCTACAGTAGCTTCCAATAGGACAGGTGATATCCTCAAGTCTGTGGTACATTACGCCTATTCATCTGGTGCCATGATGCCTTTGGAGGTGACTGATACATTCATTATATCTCCACTCAAACTTGAACTAGGTTCAACTGTTACTCCTTGGATGCCAAGTGAGAGCGAAGCACAAGACCAATGGCAAGATGCAATACCTATGTATGTTGGTGTTGGAGAGAAAGACTCTCAAAACCCATCAGATTATCGGTGGCAATTAAATCCAAGATATGTTCAAGCTAGTTCTGATAGTGGACTATCAAATAAAGCAGGACTTGATGATTTAGCATCTGTTGCTGACACAGCTAATGATGCTTTAGTTCAGGCTCAAAATGCAGTCTCTAATGAAGATTACACTTCTTGGTTAGAACACGATTATCAAACTACAATTAACAATCTTCAAGATGTTTCAACTCAAAACAAAGAAGATATAAATAATGTAGATAATAGAACAACTATTGTCGAAGGATTTTATGATGAAATGAAGGTAAAATGGAATTTCATTGACGAATCATTTACATTTAGTGAAGAAGGAATGTTCATTTCCAACGTACAATCACAAATGGCAATTCAAGTAACAAGTGATAAAATTGTATTCTGGGACAACAACGTTGACGTAGCATTTATTACAGGGGAAGTTCTTAATATCCAAAAAGGGGTCTTCCTTGAGTCAGCAACAATTGGTAATCATTTAATTACTAAATTCTCAGATGAATCGCCAGTAACAATCATAAGATATGTAGGAGGAATTACTTAATGGCTTCAAGTGGCTCAGGTACACATGCCTTTGCAAGACATCGACTAATTTATGAATGGAATATAGCATTTCAAAGTATTCCAAGTAATAACAGTACAGTTACATGTAAAGTATTTTTACAATCTGTAGACCAATATGGAGCTATGTCTGCTCCTGCGGTCAACCACGGATATGTAACACTAAATGGAGAGAGAAAAGATTTCACAGCAACGTCTGACTTAGCTGCTAATCAAAAGAAACTTCTCTTTGCCGCTAACTGGGTCGTAGGTCATAATGCAGATGGAACAAAAGATTTTAAAGTAACATGTAGTTATAATGTTAATGTTACTTTTGCAGGAGTTTATTATGGGGTTACAGTATGGGAGGGGTTTGGTACATTAAATACTATCCCACGTACAAGTTCAGTATCTGTTTCCCCAGCAACAATTAAATTTGGAGAAAAAACAAAAATACATATCAATAGAGCTAGTGGAAGTTTTACTCATACATTAACATTTAAGTTTTCAAGTAGCAATAATACTTTTGCAAGCAAAATTAATTATGTTGATTATGATTTTACCCCAAGCATAGATTTATCAAGATACATTCCGAATGGAACTTCTGGCTGGGGAACGATAGTCTGTGACACCTATAGTGGTGGAACAAAAATAGGTTCTTCTAGTGCAAGGTTGACAATAAATACGGTTAATGATAGTAGATTTCAACCAGTTATTCATGGGTTTACAATATCAGAGGGGAACTCAGCAGTAACCACGGCAGTGGGCGCTGTCTATGTTCAATCTAAGTCAAAATTAAAAGTTGCTACAAATGCTAGTTCTAAAATGTACAGCACTATTTCAAAGATTGAAACTAAAGTTGGTAATGCAACATATACAGGAAGTTCTATAGTTTCAGGGTTTGTTGCAGAATCTGGAAACTTAAATATTGTAGTCACTGTAACTGATAGCCGTGGATATAAAGCTACATCATCTAAGACTATCAATCTAGCACCCTATAGAAACCCAACAACTACGATATCAGCTCTAAGAAGAAAAGATGCTCAAGAGATTGTGGATATCACATGGTCAGGAACTTCAAAAGCAATTGGAGTTAATAATGTTATGGGGTATAAAATAGAATATCAGCCGATGAATAAAAGTTGGATTTTACTAGAGCAAAATAGCAGTGCTACTCAAGAGAGTTGGTCAGGAAAAATAGTTAAAGATGCTATAAACATAGATAAAGTATATAATATTAGAATTACAATGTATGATGAATTTATGTCAACTGTATCAACTACGGTCATTCCTGTAGCACAAGTACCTATGTCTTGGGGTACAACTGGTGCATCAGTAGGAAAAGTATTTGAAGAGGGTAAAGAAAATTTCCAAGTCTCTGGTGACATGTCAATCAATGGCAAAAAGCTAATTGACATATTCTATCCAGTAGGATGTATTTTTGAGAGTACCAACAGTGAAAACCCTGCTAATATCATGGGAGGTCGCTGGGAACGATTCGGTAATGGTCGTGTGACAGTTGGTGTTAATGAAGGAGACGGTTCAATCAACAGCGGAAATAGGTCGGTGGGTTCAGTTAATCCCTTAACATCACATAGCCATCAGCTAAAAATGATATTAAATGGAGGTCCACAAATCCACAGTGGTATTAAATATGGTCTTAAGTTTGGTAGCAATGAATATTGGAGAGTAGGAGATTTATCAGAAATTTCTAATACTTCTAACTCTATCCCTAATACTGAAACTGGTGCAGTTGCGAAAACAAGGGGAGACAACACAAATCACAATAACTGGCAACCATCAATCTCTGTATACAGATGGAGAAGAATAGCATAAAAGAAAAGAGGGAACAATGGCAACAATTACAATTTATCAACCATTAAATGAAAAAGTAGATGGAAAATTCTACAAGACATATCAAGTAGACGACCATCTTCCTCTAGGAGAGGGTCTTGTCCGTACACCGCCTAGCGAAAATATTTTATTCCCACGTTATAGCTATGAACGAGGTCTCTGGGAAGAAGACAAAGATAGTATTATTGAAAAACAAAAAGCAGATATTAATGAACTTGAGGGTCGTGTGACAATGAATGAACAATCTGTATTTGATTTAATGGACTTAATCAGTCCGAAAGGAGTATAATTTATGGCTTACGAAGGAATTACAACCCTATATGCTTTGAATATCTTAGAAGGTAAAATAACAAGAGAACGTGTTCCAGCTTTCTTGAAAAAACAAGTAGAGGCTAGAATAAAAGAACTCGATAAAAATCGTGACGAAAATGGCAAAATCATTTTAAAATAAAGGAGAAAATAAATAATGAATGAATTAGTACAAGCAATCACACCCATACTCTTAGCTCTCTTGGTAGCTATTATTGGATATCTTGCAAAAATTGCAGGAATACAAGTGCAACGAGTTGCAGATAAATATGCAATCAAAGCTAAGTTGGATGCAAACAAAACAATTGTAGACCTCGCTGTAAAATATGTTCAACAAGTATTTAATGAAGCTGATAATAAAACTAAATATAATGAAGCTAAAAATAAGGCTCTTGAAATTCTATCTGAAAAAGGAATCAAAATCACAGACGCTGAATTAAATATGTTAATTGAAGCATCTGTCGCTAACTTTAAGCAAGGTATGACAGAGACAGTAACATTAAAAAATCCATCTATTGAAGAAAATGCTGTAGCGTCAGAAGTTGCAGATAAAATTAAAGAATAAGGTTTAATGTGGTGGGTGAAATACTCACCATTTTTTGAGTTAAGGAGTTATTTATGTATATATATGGACTAGACCCCTCGTTGAAGAACTCTGGTATAGTTATTATCGACGAAGATACAAAAGAAATAGTATATGTTGGGAGTATCAGAACAGACAATATCAAAGATTATAAGAATCTTCCAGAGGAAACAAGAAATCCAAAGAAGTTGAGATTTATCTATGAAGAACTAACTAGACTTACAAGGGAATATCCACCTAGTGTAGCTGTAATCGAAAGAGGATTCACAAGATTTAATGCATCTACTCAAGTAGTATTCCGTGTTCATGGAATCTTCAATCTAGTATTCTCTGAGGTTGAAAACATCTATTACCCAGCAAAAACAATACGTGAAACATTATATAAAGGAAACGCAAGTAAAGAAGAAGTTGAAGATATCTTAAGCAAACATTTGAACATAACATTCAATTCTGATGATGAGTCTGATGCAATGGCTGTTGCGTATGCTTATCTCGTCAAGAATGGACTCAAATGGACTAAGCCTAAAGCTTATACCAAGAAAGAGATTGAAGCTCTTAAAAAGCCTAAGAAGGGCACTAAGAAGAAGTCAACTGGGGCTAAAAAGAAAACGACTGCCAAAAAGACAATCGTTAAAGAAGCAAAAACTCCTAAAGAATTTGATATTGATAAAATGTTTAAAGACCTTGAAAATACAGTAAAAAAAAGAGAGAATTGATTTCTCTCTTTTTTATTATTTATACAAATGCAAACCTGCAAATTTAAGTCCTTCTTCACGAGCAATTGCCAATGCCTCTTGACGAGCACCGATACGTGTTTCAGACAACAAATCAAACACGTAAGAAGTTCCAACAGAGACTTCACGTTCAACTTGTTTTTGAACACGTTTTCCAGATTTCTTATCGAAGACACGTTCAGTTCCTGAATGTTTTTCTTTGCGAGTACCATTGTAGAGTGCGTAGAATTTTGTTTTAGACATAGTGTTTTTCTCCTTTTGGAATTAAGTTTTATTGTTTAGGCTATTGCTTTAACCTATATATATATTATATCATAACGACAGATGATTGTCAAGAGATAAGTGTGTTTTATTTAATTAATCATGATGCCAACAGATTTTACAAAAAATCTTCGAGAGTAAGTTTTGGGACACTATCTACAGATTCTTTTTCATCATCATTATCCTCGAATAACTCTTCAATTGCATCTTCAGCACTATAAGATATTCCTAGCATAGGACCTTCCATTTCCCAACAAGCTTCCTCCATTTCATAAGAAACATACTCCGCTGTATACCCAGAAACAAATTTTGCAAACTCAATCATTTGTTCCTGAGTGTAAACATCCACCTCTTTAATCTGGTCATTATATTTTGGGATTGTATCATAGACTTTTGTATCACCAGTGAATATTTTTAATTTCGAGATGGGTTCGATTCTTTTTAACTGTGATTCTATTGCTTTATTCATTTTTATTCTCCTTATTCATGATAGGTATATGTGTAATTAACTCCAAATTTACTAGCTGATTCTGTCAAGAAACCTTCGGGATGTTTTTTAATGAAGTCATTCATCTTTGTGTAGTCCGCATACCCCTCATCTCTTCCGCCACCCATAGTGTAATGATTCTGGAATAATTTTACTCGGTTAACGTTTGTGAAGTTCTTGTTTGGATTCTCAACACTTGAACCTTGCAACATTCCCAATGTTAACAATGTTCCACCTGTAATTACTGCTGTTTTAATATCAAATTTCATTATGTTCCCCTTTACTTGCAAGTAGTTTTTTAACTTGTGTTTCTGTATAGAGATTTTCATTTTTTGCAAAATACCCTACGCTTGTGACTTCCCCACGTTCAAGTACATATTCGTGGTCACCCAGTCCACCAGTAAACCCAATGATAGCTGGTTCAAGTTCTTTTAATTCCATTATTTTTTTCTCCTTACGTTTTCTATATATTAATTATACCAAAACACACCCATAAAGTCAATTACAGGTGTATTACAATTCTATTTAATGTTCATAACGTTCAATCAGTCTAACGTGTTCAATGTAATCTTGCATTTGGTCATAATTTGATTCCCATTTACCGTCAACTAAAGCCATCTTAGGTCTTTGAGCAAATTCCATAATCTCAATTTGGTCTCCTAGTTTAATGATTAATTCTCCATCTTTAGTTGATTTTGTATCACGATAAGCTTTTTTCTTATCAATCTTAGCAATAGAGATATGTCCATCATACATATTATATAGAGTATAAACGGGCGTATACTTAGTATTAATATCCATAACAACGTAGACATTTTTCCCAAGACTTTGGTCAAGAGTTTCAGCATATCCCATGTATTCAACTTCATTCGTAAGTCTATCGAATAAATTAGTTGTAGGAAGTAAATGAGCATTATTCAGTATCAAACCATAATATTCTTTAATATTTTCAATACGCACAAGTTTAGTTTTCTCCTTGTGTGTACGTGAATATTTAACATCAAGCTTTTTGTTATCTGTAAAGATAGGGTTAGGCTTTTTAGCTTGATATCCAGTCATAGTATTGTAAAGTTCAAGAAGTATTGATTCTTCACCAAACTCTTTAAAGAATCCAAGTTTAATCAAGATATTCATTTGTCGGTTGTCTGCAAGAGCACCCTCTAAAATATCGAGAAAGAGTTGAACAATATCATCTTTTTCATAATGTTTCTCGTTTGCAAGATTGTAGAGGTTATCTGAGACTTGTTGATTAAGATACGCAACGGTAGAGATTCCCTTATAGATTGTATTTGTCTCTGTTTCATAAGAATAATCAGATTTTGATTTACCAAATTGTAGTCCTTTTAATGAAATATCAAAATATTCTAATTCATTGATTAACTCAGCCTGTTTATCTTTTGAATTTTTATATACATTAAGTACTACAGCAAAATAAACAAGAGGGTAAGTAGCTTTGAGCCATGCACCATATAAAGAGTCTAACGCAACAGAGTAGGCATGGCTAGAATTAAATCCGTAATTCACGGCATTCTCAATGATAGTCCAAACTTTTAAAGCCTGTTCTTCTGAACCAGTTTTAGCTACGAATCCCTCAATAAATTTGTCGTGGATAGGTTCAATAATACCTTTTTTCTTCTTGGCAATAGCTTTGAGAAGTCCGTAGGTAACATCTTCTTCGTATCCAGCAAATTGTAAGGTTGCCATAATTGACTCTTGGAAGAGCACGAAGTTATCACTGTCTTTAAGAAGTTCATCAAAGGCTGGAATATTATAGCTAAAAGGTTGTCTATTTAAGAAATAGGATTTCATACTTGCGAATGAAGGGCGAATACCTGCAACCCACATACTTAATTCACGAACACTTTGAGGTTTATATTGCATAACTTGTGGCTTGCCAGAAGGTGTTCCAGCTTGATTAAGAGTTGCAACCATTCCATCTTTATACAAATCCCATACTTTATCATTATTCTCTACTAGTTTTGTAAGAGTACGCACATCAGGAATGTCAATATCTAATTCTTTACATACTTTAGCGATAATGTCCCAAACAGTAACAACTAATAAGTCGTTTTTAAGATATTTATAAACATCTGAATCATACGAACCAATTAAAGCAACATCTACACCTTCTTTTGTCTTAATGACACCAATCTTGCGAGAGATAGGGTCTGACAAAAGTAATGATGAACATGGGTGAGGTGAAAATGAAGTGACAACACCAATGAATTGTTGGCTAGTTTTAATGATATCTCTCCATTTATCAGTTTTAACCCAACGTTCAAGGTCTTCCGCAATTGTCCAATATTCATTTTTTGGAATATCTAACCCACGACAATATGTTTTGAAAGCATCTTTTTCTTGCATTGTTCCATAGGCAATCATTTGATAAGCGTTATCTTCACCTAAAATTTCTTTCTGAGCTCTCATAAAAGGTTCTGGATTAGCCGTATTAAAATCCACATCTGGTAAACTTTTTGCCTCTAGTATACGTGATTCAGACATAAAGCGAGTAGGATATAATTTTAATGGCGAATTGACACGGTCTACTGCTGTAAAATCAAGTAGTTTATTTAAATAGAAAGAAGGTGATGAGCCGCGGCCCGTCATAGTCAAGACTCCACCATATTTCTCTTTTCCCAAGGTGATAATTTTTTCATTCATTAAGAAGTAATCTACCATGTGAGTGTTCTCTACAATAGACATTTCAGACTTAATAGCTTCGATATACTCTTTATGACGTTCTCTGGGAATATGTTTGCGGTCTTCAATCCAAGCTTTATTAATATGCTTTTTAAGAATCTCAACCTTTTCTTTTTCTGTTTTGTCAGGGTAAACTGATGGCATTTTAATATCATCAGTAATCTCAATAGAATCAAACTTATCAACAATGTGACTATTATTAAAAGCTTCTGTGATTTGTTCATCACTTAGAACAGCTTGCTTGTTGAATCGTTCTATGATTATTTTTGTTTCAGGATAGTCCATAAAGAATCCTTCTTCTTTATCGTAGATAATCTTACGAGATTTAAGATAAATATCACGCATCTTATAATCTTCTTCTTTGATATAATGAGTATCAACACCTAAGATAAAAGGAACATTATATTCTTTTCGGTATTCAACCAACTTCTTGTTGAAGTCAGCTTGTTTTTTATTCCAATGTGGTTGAACTTCCAAAAAGAAATTGTCACCAAAGTAAGCTTTAGCTTTTGGAATAAAGTATTCAGCATATCCTTCATAAAGATTGATAGGACTCGCAATACACGCAGTTGTTACAATAACATCGTCTTTTGGAAGAGAGAACAATAATTCTTCGTCAATACGATTACGTCCATAGAATCCAGTTTGATATGATTCTGAAATAAGTCCTGTAATAGCTTCTTTTCCATTCTCATTCTTAGCTACAACTAGCAAATGAGAGTTAGTACGGTCTTTCTCAAAGCGGTCTTTAACATAATAGAACTCTGTACCAAAGATTAGTTTAAGATTAAATTGTTTGGCAATTCTATAAGTTTCAAATACGTTCCCCATATAACCATGTTCAATACATGATAAAGTTGTATGCCCTAGCTCAACAGCACGTTCTGCAACATCTGTCCGAGAGATAACTGAGTCATGCGTTGAAATATTTGAATAAAAACTGTGTGAGTGAATGTTTTGATATGTTAATGTGTTTAAGTCTGTCATTCAATTCCTCCTATATTTTTAAATATTTTATCACATATATATTATACCATAAAACAAAAAAATAGTCAAGGCTAAGCCCCAACCATTTTTATTTATCAACCATACGGATAAAAGTATTCAGTTTCACCAATTTCCCAATCACATTTCAAAACTGGTAAACCATCTCTATCGTCATCATCGTGAACGTTACCTATTTTAATACTCTTTACCATTTTTCCATTTTTCCAATGTTCAGCAAATATCGTCATTCCAGTATAAGATAGGTAGTCTTCATTATGCACATACTCTTTTAAGAATAACTTTGCAACATCAGTAATCTCTAGTAGTGTTAAATTTTTATCTAAAACATTAAAAACTACTAGTTCATAGCCTTCATATTCACCTTGTTCATACTTTAATAATATGGCATCAGTATATACTTTATTACTCATAAATATCAGCATCCTTTAGTTTTAAAATAATAAGTGTGTCATCTGGATAAGAATCGAGTTGTTGTTCAAAAACCTCATCATTATCTTTTTTAGTGCGCATCTTAAGACCGATTGATACTTTCAGATTCATATCTGATAGTGTTTCATATAGAGATTTTAAATCCATAATGTCGTAGCTTTTAGCTTTAGGTAATACAGAGTATGAAGCGTATTCAGAATCAAACCAAGTACTTTCCTTTTCAAAGTCTACAGGTGAATTTTCATTAATATTCAATTTGGCTGTTACTGAATAATCAAACCCTTGTTGTTCAATAACTCTAGTAATCTCTTTAGCACCCTCGTAATCTGTTTTACTCTTAAGTTTGATAGTTGCTGTATATGGTAACCCTGCCAATTCAAGATTTTTAGCCACAACAAATGCATCAAAATTTTCATCTTCTACAATTTCTGGTGGAGTAAATGATGTTGCGATAGAGTATCCTTGTACTAGCAAATCTTTATAAGTCTTAATTGCATCCTCAGCAGATACATCATCAATTAACTCGTTATGGCTACGTTCAGTGAATTTATTCGATTCAATAGATTCTTGTTTAGGGTAAATTACTTTCAATTGGTATGTCATTTTATTTCTCCTTGTGTTCTTTTTTATTTTTTTGATTTTTTTTTAGTCTACATTTTCCCAACGTGTGCGATACAATTTGTTATGACGAATAGTATATTCCTCTAAGCATTTAACACAGAAGAAAACATTAGGAGAACCCTCTGTACTATTAGCCCGTCCTCTACATATAGGACAGGTGATTCCATCTGTCACATGTTTGATGGCAAAAGGAACAACTTCATAAATGTCACGATATGACACTCGTCCATTGTGTTTATTTGCAGAACCATATTTCTCACAAGCTCTACGAACAGTTACAAAATTGAGATTAAGTTCTTTGAGTATTTCTGTTCGAGCGATTCCATTGCCATCACGTTGTGCAATTAACTTCTTCAAGTCTTCTGATAATCGTTTACCAGTTTTTTTAGTTTCACTAACTGTTACTTCACGTAAGATTAATTCGTTGATGAAGTCTTGTGCAGTATACCCTGAATCTAATAGATATTTATCAATGTTTTCAAGGCTGTATCCACTAGCATACATTGTTTTTAGGTAATTAAATTCAAATTCATCACTAAAACTCATCATTACCTCCTTTAAGAAGATGACCCCTAGCCATGTCTATAGTCCGTGATGAACTAGATAAGAATGAATCTTCAAATAATTCATAATTAACTTCTTCTTTTTTGATTTTATAATGAGCCATAATCTCCGCAATTTGTCCAACAACAATAGCAGTCGCAAAGCTTGTACCCTCACGTAGTTCTTCATTGGCAAGAATATTTTCACCTAATGCCACGAAGTGAGTTGTTGGAGAATAGTTTGATAAGTGATAACGTGAGATTAGACTTTCAGAAAGTGCACCTACTTTATATACACCTTCCACAGCACTTGGATAAGTATCTTGTTTTCGTTCATCATTACCTAATGCTGACACAAGAATCTTTTTATTTTCAAGGCACTCTTTAATTGCTTTATCTGTCGTAATACTAAGTTTTTGAAAACTACTAAAACTCATACAGACAATATCAATTTCTTCAATATCACGTACACGAATCAATGATTCATAAATTGATAACATTGTTCCTTTTCCATCTTTATCTAAAGCTTTAAATAAGTAGAAGTTTGAGTTTGGTGAAACCGTACTGATAACATCAAGAATGGCAGTACCATGTCCACGTTCATCTTTTACGTTATCTGATTTGTCAAAAGCATTAAATCTGTATTTCACATTTTTATTTCGTGTATTAAATCCACTATCAATAATTGCAATGTTAACACCTGTTGGCTCAGGATTGTCAAAGCCAGTTAATTTTAAGTATTGCTTTAAATTCATTATTTTCTCCTTTTTTGTTATAATAATATTATATCATAATTTTTCTTATTTGTCAAGAGAAACAAAAAACCAGCCGAAGCTAGTTAACATATTATTATTTTCCAGAAGCACCTAATTTAGAATCTCCACGATTAGTTACCTCATCTTTAAAATCATCAATAGATAATTCATATTCACGTAAATGTAAATTATCACGCACAATCATTTGAGCAACAGCTTTTGTAATTGGGAAGAAGATTTCATTATCAGTTTCCTTGACATCTTGATAGGCATTTGTAATAACAATATCTTTATAAGTTGGAGCAATATCAAGGAATACTTCACCACGATACCCTGAATCAACAACACCTGAAAGTGTAGCCATACCTTGTAAGCCAGTTGAGCCACGTTCGTTAGCCCAATCAGTATAGTAGTCTTCTGAAACTTTTACACCAACACCAGTTGGTAGTAGAGTTGGTTTACCTTTGAAGATATGAAGTGAAAGGACTCCATTATTCCATGAGTCATGTTCTTGACCTGATAAATCTTTCCATTTGTGTTCTTTAGGAATATCTAAGTAAACATCAAATCCTGCATCTTCAAAATGATTCTTAGTTGGGATTTTAGCTGTTGGGCGGAATTTAGCAAAACCAATTGTTCCAGCTTCATATTTATTGAATCCACGAAGTTTATCAAATTCCCAAAGGTTGCGTGTAACTGTAGTTGCCTTATCTTTTTCATCAAGGAGATAAACTGTCATTTCCTTATTTACAGTATCGACACTTTTAACGATAGCAACTACACCGTCTTTATTTGACCACACCTGTTCTCCTGTTTTATAGTAACGTCTTTCTGCCATTATTTAGTTCCTTTGCTTTTTCTAGTTTTTGTAGATAATCTGTGTTCTTTTTGAACTCATCTGTCAATAGCTTATAATAAACTATTCCGAAATTATTGACGATATCATCTTCTGAATGAATAACTGTAAATGTTACATCGACAAACTTTGATGATGGAACGGTAAATTCATCACAACGATAAGCATTAAACAGTCTCGTTATAATCGTGAACCAGTTTTCACCACGTTTTCTCAATCTCTTAACAAGATTAAGGGGTGTACTTTTCATCCAAAAGACCATAACACGGTCTGGATACAGATTTGCCAATGTACGAGCACCATTGATATCTGTGATAACAGTTGATACATTATTAGAATTTTTATCAATTTCTTCTTTAGTTAAACCATATAGGTTCCCAGAATAACTTGTAGTTTCCAAAAAAGACTTATTATCAGCTAGGAGGTTAAACTCTTCGGGATTAATAAAGTGATAATCTTTTCCTTCTTTTTCATTACGTCTCTTGTTTCGTGTTGTAGTAGTGACAAGTTGGGGAATGCCTAAATTTTTTCTGATATGTTCTACAAGAGTTGACTTACCACTTCCACTTGCACCAACAAAAATAAGGATATTGTCCATATTTTCTAAATTATCAAATATCAGTTCGCCTTTTACACTCATTTAATGTTCTCCTTTCTAAACATATATTACTCATAATATTATATCATAATTAGTAATATATGTCAAGAATAAAGTCATAATTATGACAATTTTTTAATAAGCCGAACTGCGACTTCTGTGGCTTGACCAATAGCAATGCCAAATTGTTTTGCTTCAACCGTGCCATTAACATCTCCAACAACATATAAATTACGGTCAATATCCATATGACGACTACCCTTAACACCAACCAAAGCATTATATCCTATTGTATCAATATGTCCGCTATCTGTTAGAATTAATTCGTCTTCCATAAACTGTGTGTTAGGTTTTGAACCAATATAAACAAAAAGTCCTTTTGCAATGAGTGTGTGAGTATCAAAGATATATGAATCCCCAACCACAGATTTAAGATTTCCTACTGAATGAACAATGTTATCATGTTTTTTGATTTCATTTTGTAAATGTTGTTCTGCACGGAACTCAGGTCTACGAGTAACGAGATAAACTTTACTTGATGTTTTAGCTAATTCGATTGCTTCTGTTAAAGCGGAATTTCCACCACCAATTACAACTACTGGTTCATCTTTAAACATAAAACCATCACATAAAACACAGTTGTGTTGTTCTACATCAATGGGAAGTTTAAGATTATGCTGACCTGTTGCAATGACAAGGTTTTTAGAAGCAACAATGTCCTCAGTACCTAAAAGGTTTTCATATGTAATCAGATAAAGACCATTCTTATCTTTAGAAACATTAGTTACTCTAGTATATTCTTTGACATTATTGATGATTCCAGCTTGATAAAGTTGAGTGAGAATTGCGTCTGCAATATCACTACCTTTTGCGTTATAAATTCCAACGTAATTTTGAATGGTATCAATAGAATTAAGATTCCCACCAATTTCACCGTCTGTTAATAAGACAGGTTCGAATCCTGCACGAGCAAGATATAAAGCCACAGTTGTACCTGCGACTCCACCACCAATAATTACTACATCTTTAATTTCCATTATTTTTTAATCCTTCTAATAATTTTGTTTGCACCTCAATGAGTTTTGTTAATTCATCAGAGTTATGTGTTGAATGATGCAGAGTATTAATAATGTTTGTTACTTTGCGGATTTCTTCTTCAATAAGTCCTTTACGAATAACATCAAGCATTTCTAACTTTTGAGAAATGTCAAAATCGTAATAACAATTCATTGTTAACAATCGGAATTTTTCATCCCAGTCTTCATCAACACCTATAGTAAATTCAACATCAATTGCTTCCATTTTATTTTCCTTTCAAATTATTACGTTAGAGATTTGAATATTTTTGCATTACCTCAATGACTGGTTTAGGCAAATCATCGAGGTTATCAAAGAGAACATCAAGAATCTTTCCTGTTCTTTTGCTGTCTGATTCATGAATTTTTAACATCATAAAGAATGCCGTTTCCCAATCTTCATTAAGGTTATCATAAAATTCATTATATTCGTCAAAATCTTCATTAAATCTATCGGAAAATTCATTATATTCGTCAATAAGTTTATTAACTTCTGCTAGTGTTGAAATTTTATCTTCCATAATAGTTACCCAAGTCTTTCTTTAAATTTGTTAATTTCGTTTTCTTTTTGACTACATGCTTTAATTTGACGTGCAAGTTCATACATGATTTCATGAGCTTCATCCATCTGCTTAGCCTTATAATCTTTACGACTTGTCTTTTTCATCTTCTCATGTAAAATCGTGATTTTACTTGTGAAATTTGAGATTTTTTCAAAAGTTTGTTCGACATTTCCGAACAATTCATCAAAGATTATGTTATTAATCTGTTCATTTCCGAACAATGATAGTGGATTTTCGAAAGATTGTTCGGATTTTTCTACAGGGGTATCATCAGCCTGAATTTCAGTGCTTCCAGTTTGATAAACTGTCACAATCCTCTTGTTTTTCACATCAAGAATGAAAGTTGCCTTATCATTCGCCCAAACTTCACATACACCAGATTTAGTTGTATTTTTTCCGACATATTCTAAAGTATCAACTTGTTGTTTGAAAAAGTTCATAGACTCTAAGTTTGTTTTAATATTAAATCGTTCTGACATCCTTTCTAAATAGTGTACTGTAGGGGTATAGTTTTGATTGTTTGGTAAACCCATATTATGTTTATTCTCCTTAAATGTTTGATAGTAATATTATACCATAAAAAAGAGGACTTGTCAAGTCCTCTGAATTTTTATTTATTGAGTTTTTCTTTAATCAAAGCGTAGTCATCGTCTTTCATAGCTTCGACTTCTCCAAGGAGATATCCATTACCTACCGCTGAGAAGAAATCATGGTTAGCTGTTTCAGTTGAGATACCATTCATTACAAGTGGATTGATATCTTCACGTCCAACTTCAAACAAGGTGTCGAATCCAAGATTCATAAGAGCTTTGTCTGCGTTGTATTTGAGGAATTGTTTCACGTCCTCAGTATAACCTACTTCATCATAAAGAAGTTCAGTATATTTTAATTCATTTTGATATAGCTTATCAAGTAAATCAAATGTCCATTCTTCTAACTCTTCTTGTTCAGCTTCTGTTAATTCATTATATCCAATTTGAAACTTGTAGCCGATGTAATATCCGTGATAGTACCTTCACATAGAGTCGTAAATTCTATGCAGTTCTCTGATGAACTTCTCCATATCACTATGGACGCTGAGACTATATCTTAGTGTTGTTGTTAGTCAACACCCCACATACTCCATTTCCATTTAAAAGACTTATCTGCATGCCATTTTCACATACATTGCTTACCACTTGGCTGTACTCTACTTGGTTTCATTAATAGCCCCTAGAGCTATTAACTGCCTTTCGATAGTCGTTGAGTCTTTATATTGTACTTCTTCCTTTTTGATAAACTCCCAATCTTCATCATCTTAAAAAAGATAAAGAGTTTATCATAAGGTTTTTACAATAATTTAACACAGGATTGTCTGCGAGAGAGTTTCCCTGTTTAGGATTGTGGTTTCGCTAAGGCAAAATACCTAAGTCAGCTCACTTACAAAACCGACTCATCCCTCAAAATTAATTTTATAATCTCGGCTGTATTTTTCATCTTTCCGAGTCCAGCATAATACAAGGGTGTAAAGAATCCTGAGTAGAAAAGGAAGGATTCCAAGAATACTGATGCAATTTTCTTTTGTAGAGGAGTTCCATTTTCGTAGATATCTTGAACGATTTCTGTTTTCTTAACAATATAAGGATTTGTTGCAGTCCACTCAAATATTCCATCAATCTCTTTCATAGTACAGAAAGTTGAGAAGATTGTTGAATAAGATTCCGCATGTCAATGCTGTTGTGTGTGTTCGTTACTCACACTCTATATATTTCTATATAGTTCAGACTATATCTTACATATCATACTTTTAAGTAAATGATATGTCCTACCATTTCGAGTTTACTTAAACTCTACTCTACTTGGTTATTCACATCTCCCCTAGAATTATACTGTGAGAAATGCTATCCTTTCGATAGTCGTTGCACATTTATTATTGAATAGTAAAACCCTTTTGGATAATTTTAAAAGTCCATCCTTTGTGAGTTTTATTTTTACCAGACAAAACCATTGAAATATTTGGGGCAGAAAGATTCTGTTCCTTAGCAAATGTTGATATATTATTAAACAAAAATTCATCGCCATCTGAATTTGTACCAAGTATGATTTGTTTAAGTACAACATTTGCTGGATTGAATGTTTCTTTATAGAAAAATTGCCAACCTTTGTGGTGTGGATTTTTACCTTGTAGAACTGCATGTGCATGACGTGTGTCTAAGTTATGTTCACGACAGAACTTTTCACGATTACGTGATTCATATTTATTACCGTCAGGGTCAATGATAATCATATCTTGATTGTTATTTCTATTCCCACAATTATCAGAACGACTTAAAAATACACATGTATTTAATGAATATACTTTATTTTTAACACCAATTTGTTTAAAATCTTTATCAAGTTGAATCTCAGCTTTAATGAACTTATTGTAATCAAACCCATCGATTTTATCAATATCTTCGATAAAATTATCAAGATTGTGCCAATGTTCATCAACTGTAACACCTTTAGCACCATACGTAGAATAACTTGTATCATTAGGATTGTAACACCGCCCTAGCATACCTTTATGTATAGTAAAGATTCTTTTATATAAAATATTTTCATAAGTTCTACTTCCAATTATTTTCAATTTTGTCTCCTTTCAATAAATTTAGTACAGGATTGTCTTCGTCTTACACGGTCAGAGTTCCCCTGTTTAGATAGGTTTTACCAAGCTTAAATTTCTTTAAGCTAAAGAAACAATGCTTTCTATCTCTTCCATAAATGAGATGTTCCTGAACACAGCCAGTTCATGTTGAGTACGAGAATCTTTTGCAATCTCATTGTTACCGACTTCACCCTGCAAAGTATCAAGTAGTGTCAACCCTCCAAAAACTTTATTGAACAAATCTTTCTCTGGGGCAGACAATTTACCCCAATCTCCCATGTCATTTGAAACGGGTACACGTGAGCTGACCCAGAACTGCGAAATCAATTTATCCCAAGTTGCACGGTCAATGTTATCTTCCAGCCGATTCCAATTCACAGCTTTTACTAATTTTACTTTTGACATTATAGTCCTCCTTCATTATTATATTATAACACAAATCCCCTTGTTTGTCAAGAGGATTATTTTCAAATATAATCTTTAATTATTTTTCCTCATCTTCTAAAGTAAATTCTTTATCAAAACTAACAAAATTAATCTTACCATATGTCAATTTATAAAATAATTGACTAGCGAATACAATATCATTATCTGCAAAGTACATTAATTGTGAATAGATTTGTTTACGTGCTAAACCAACCTCTTCATCATTAGAAAATACTATAGCAACTTCTGCGGTAAAGTATTCAGGTGTTGTTAGAACATCATAGTAAGTTTGTCCGTCTTGACGTAATTTCCTTTTGGATTTTTCTAAATCTCTAAAATATTCCAAAGCCTGCTCACGTAAAGGAACAACCTCTTTGTTTTGTAATTGTTTGAGTGTTACGTTTTCTAGTTCCATTTATCTTCTCCTATTTATAATCTTTCGTTGGTTGATAGAACTCCATTTCATCTTCGAGAGCTTGAAGAATATATTCATTTGGATTTTCTGCATAAATGTTTAAGTACGATAACTCAGCAAGAGTACTTTCTTTTCTGTGATTCATAACTTCAATGCAATCCTTACAGAATAGAACAGGATAATCTAAATGTGCAATGTTTCTATCAAGAGTTGCCATACTCCAATTTAATGCTAGTCCTTTTCCACAAATTCCACGCATAACAATTTCTTCTTCATCTTCCGCAAGGAGTTCTGTATCATCATAATAATGATAATGTTCACGCTGTTCAAGTGTCACTCCATCTGGCATAAAACACATTGATGAAGAGTAAATCCATTCTGTTGGAAGTCCAATCAGTTCAAACATATTATTCCTCTACTAACACTAATGTGTCTTTAATAACTGGCGCCCAATATTGAAGTGAACAGTATTCATCATTTGCTTCAACCATCCCACCTACAATATACCCATCAACATACCACCCATAGATGTATCCTTCATCGTCAACGTGTTCTTTAAAAAAATACCATAAATCTTCATCAACCGTTTCTTTTGTTAACTCTTTTTTTGGTTTTGCTTTAAATTTCATATTTCTATTCCTCTATGTTTAATTTTTCCACACTCTTCACACACATAACAAAATTCAGAAATATGAAGATATGGATTCGTTTCGATGTAATCTAGTTTATTGAGTGTAAGTTTATTGCAGAACTCACACATAGTTATTCGCATTATTCTTCCTCACTCTCTTTTAACTTCTGACCAATATCTTTAAGAATATCTAAGAACTCATTTAATTCCATTAGATTCCATATTCCTCTCTGAGTTCACACTCGTAACAAATTTGATATTTCTCTCCTTCGAGAATTTCTTCTTCTGGAATTTCTTTACCACATAAGTAACAATTCAATTTATAACCTCTTCTAATAATATTTTTATTTAAATTTCCACGGGTGCTTGTGAACTTAAGTCTTCAAGTGTATCTTCTAATCTTTTTTGAAGTTTAATATCTTCTTCTTTTTGAAGTTTTTCACAATATTTTTCACAAAGTTCTTTTGTAGCAAATACAGAATTGAAACGAGAATAGTTTTTAAAGTCTTCTTCTTTAGACATTAAAAAATTATTAGGAGTTTTAGTTTCAAAACTTCCATCATCACTTCCACCATAATAAGCAAGTTCTTCACTTCCACCTCTTGTATTCATAGTGTAATATCCGTTTAGTTGTTTATCTTTTTTTGTATATTTTGTATAGAGTCATTTCTTGAGGAAAATAAACATTCTTTCCAATATCGCAAGAACAGCTTTCATAAGCCACTCGACCCATAGGTGTAATATATTCTCGTCTACGATATCTGTCACACTTATCACATTGAGGCATTAATTCATGTTTATATGTAATATCCCAGTAGATATCTTCGAGTGGTTCAAGCAACTCTTTTAAAGCTAGGCTTTTAGCAGATTGAGCTGAAACTTCAATGGCAGTTTGCAAATCTCGTTCTCTATGATTAATATTTGCTTCCTTTTCTTGGATTCCATCAACAATCTTTTGTAACCTACTATTTTCATCTTTTAAACCTTCAAGTTCCTGTTTGATACCTTCTTTGACAGAATTTTTTAAGTTATTGAAAAACTCAACATATTCTTGTTCGTAGGGTACTGAGAAATCCCAAAATTCATCATTATACATATAAATTTATCTCCTTATGTTTATATTATATATTATACCATATTTATTTAAAATAGTCAAGAATTAAATAAAATCTAATTCTTTTAGTTTATCTGTTAAAATTTGTTCGATGTTTTCAAAATCTGTGTAAGGTATTCTAAGTAAAGGAATATTCTTTTCTTTAGCGAAGTCATTTTTTATTTTATCTCTGAGTTGAGTATCTCTTAAAACATTATCTCCTCCAAAATATTCTATTGATTCAAAGTGTTGTTTTCCATCAAACTCAATTAAAAGTTTAGATTTTTTATTATGAATGTGGAAGTCAAATGGTAACGGATTTTTATATTTACATTCAGGGAATCTTTTTTGTGAAGTGTATTTAATACCTAAAGAGTTTAAGATGTCTGAGATTGTTTTCTCTCCTTTTGATTCGTTACATTTTGGACATCTACTACCTTGATGAAAACTATTCCATTTAACCTCATATTCATTTTGGCAGACATTATGTTTGATTAACATTTTAGTTTTTGTGCCCTTATATTCTCCTAATCGAACATACTCATTGCCTACTAATTCTTTCATTCTTTTATCAATTTCTTGATTATCCAAAATAAATAATTCTCTCAATCTAAAATCTCTACATTTTGAACATCTGCTACCTTGATGAAAATCATTCCATTTAACATCATATGTATATCCGCAAACATTATGTTTGATTGAAATTTTAGTTTTGGCATTCAGGTATCTACTTATTCGAATATATTCGTTTCCTGCTAATTCAAACATTACTTTGTCAATTTCTTCATTATTTAATTTTTCTAATCCAAAACATTTAGGACATCTTGCACCTTGTTGGAAACTATTCCATCTTACTTCATATGTATTTTCACAGAGATTGTGTTTTACTAACATTTTAGTTCCACTATTAATATATTCGCCAATTCGAACATATTCGCCTCCTATTAATTCATGCATTCTCTTATCAATTTCTTCATTATTTAATTTTTCTTTACTAGAACATTTAGGACATCTAGTGCCCTGTTGAAAATCTTTCCACGTTACCTTGTATTCGTTTTGGCAGAGAATGTGTTTAACTAGCATTTTAGTTTTTGCATTAGCATAATTTCCAAGTAGCAAGTATTCATTACCTGTTAAGTCTTCGATTCTTCCCTTTACTTCTTCCGTTGTTAATCTTTTTCTACCCATAACTTATCTCTTTCATTTCATATTAATATAATTATAACACAAAAAACTACCCCAATCAAGAGATAGTTTTTTAAATTTATATTACAAATCTTTAACTATTGCAAATTTCTTATACAAAAGTTTTTTATCTTTTTTGTAAATCACATCATTAATGTGTTTGTTGATGCCACTCATTGTTTTTCTTTTGAGCGTATCAATCACATCTTTTGTTGTTTCAAGAATTGTGATATCGGACGTAGTTCCTTCTACTCTAAAGAAACTAACAACCGTATTTTTATTTGTTTCAAGAATATCTAAAGTTTCTAACAATCTATCTTTATTATCTACCCAGTTAATGACGTCAACGGGTGTTTCTTCTGTTTCCGAGTAGAATGTCATTAGATTGTTTAATTCTTTATTGTAATAAACACACTTGCTGATTTCATGATATGTATCAAAGATAAACCATTTATCTTCAAAACTTTTATCTTCTACATTTAATTTATTAGGCATATAAACCTCTTTCTAAATTGAGCATGATTCGCATTCATTTACTGAACTTACTTCACCGTCTGAGCGGTAAGTACGAACATAGTAAATTGATTTTATTTTTTTTGACCAAGCATAATTTCGAAGAATATTAATGTCACGAGTAGTGAATGAATCTTCTCCTTTGCTTCCTATTTTCCACTCATACAAATCTTTTCCGTGGTCTGCATTCATGAACAAAGTCATAGATAGAGATTGGTCAACGTGCTTTTGAGCTTCGGCATAGATGTCAATAACTCTACGTTGGTCAATGTTATAAGCTGATTCGTAGTAGGGAAGACCTTCTGCAAGATAAGGTGCTGGATAGAACACATCACCACGTTTACCTTCTGAGCGTTTCTCAATCTTTTGTACAATTGGGTGAATAGATGCTGTAGCTTCATTTACATAAGAAATACTTCCAGTAGGAGCTACAGCGAGAAGATAGCTATGATACAAACCATTTGTTTCAATAGATTGTTGTAGCCCATTCCATTCTTCTTTTGTTGGAATATGAACACCTTCAAATAATTCTTTTACTTTATCAGAGAGGTCTTCTTCAAATTTAACACGTGGCATGTATCGTTCAAAGAATATACCATTTGCATATTCTGATTTTTCAAATTCATAGAATTTTTGTTTCTTTTCTTTTGCGATTTCAGATGATGCTTTTAAAGCATAGAAACGCAAAAGTTGGAAATAAATACCAGTAAATTCAATAGATTCTGGTGAACCATAGAACATTTGATTTTTAGCAAGATAAGCATTCAAACTCATTGCACCGAGTCCCACAGAATGATACTTATCATTTGCATTCTTGATAGTTGGAACTTCATCAATAGAAGATGTTGAAGTAACATAAGTCAATGCACGAATCATAGTGTTTACTGATTTACCAAAGTCAGGTGATGCCATTAGATTTACAACGTTAGTTGAACCTAAGTTACATGAAATGTCAGTACCTAGATGTGCAAATGTTTGGTCTGCATTGATTTCAGATGGTGTTTGAACTTGCAAAATTTCAGACTTTGTGTTCACTAGAGGTCATTAATCTCTAGCAGTTTACATACAAGCTTAGTAAACATCTGCATGTCGCCATACAGAACAGACTATATCATAATCATGTCTCTCTTTATTGAGAGATTTAGATTTCCAGCGCTTCAACCACATTTGTGGCTTACGATACTCTCTTATTCAAAATCAATCTCTTGATTTATCTGATTTCTCTAGTCGTTCGGCATTTAAAAATATAATTAAAGATATTGATATTCTAAATTATTGGTATCATTTAGAAATTTATTTATTGTTTGATTATTCATATGCAACTCTTTACATGCTTCTTTTTTATTTCTATAAACTATACCATTCACAGAAATTTTAGCACCAAAAGTGGAATTTCTTTTTAATGTTGATTTATTTGGAAAGACTATTTCATGTGAATTTTTAAACGAAACTCTTCTAAATTCATTATAGTCTATCTTAAAATATTCTAAAACACACCTTACATTTTTAAAATATATACCATCAATAATAACACCTTTAGAATTAGAATCTGATATGCTATTCAAAAAAACATTAGTTTTCTCTCTATTATACATTCCATTATTTTTCCCAAGAGCGTTTTCAGACTTCTTTCGTCTCGTCTCTTCTTGGTTCTTTGTATAATTAAATGTATCACCACCGATTGAGCTTGGTTTTAAATTATAAAATTCTTTTGATTCTACTGCATTATATTTTTTGATATAGTATTCTTCTAGATTCTGTAAATCACTATCATTGTCTGATTCTTCTAGAATTTTACGTGTGAAGTTTTCTTTTCCATACTTTTTAATATCTTCTTTTAATTCGATGCCAGAACCTAGATATTTTTTCCAATCGTTTTTTCTATTATATTGACATTTGCCAATATAATTTTTACCATTTACATTACACGTTGTTATATATACAAATCCAAATTTTTCTTTCATTTCTATCCCCCTTTCATTTTTATACCAATTTAATTATATTTTATTTAGCACAGGATTGTCTACATGAGAGTTCCCCTGTTTCACTGGATTTTCGATACAAATTTCTTTGTAAAGGTGCTAACTATTAACACAAATTACTCATTTTAATACGACCATGAACTGAGTTTTCAGCGTTCGCTGTATCAATGTTAATAATATATGGATATCCTGACTCTTGAATAAGTTTAGACATTTCTTCTTCAAGGTCACGAGCAAAGATTTTATCTTTCTTGATATTTTTATTTTCAACTAATTCATCATACATTTCTGTGATATCCATGTCTGACATATTAATACCATATTCTTTTTTGATGTCATATGGACTAAAGAGATACATTGTCTCTCCTTTAGCAATGAGTTCATAGAATTTATCAGGAACTACAACTCCAAGAGAGAGTGTTTTAACACGAACTTTTTCGTCAGCATTTTCTTTTTTGGTGGACAAGAATTTAATGATATCTTTGTGGAAGATATTCAAATATGTCACACCGGCACCCTGCCTTGCCCCCAATTGATTAGCATAAGATAAGGCATCTTCATACATTTTCATAATAGGCACTACACCGTCAGCCATACCTTCGATACCTTTGATTGGGTCTCCTGCTGGACGAATATCAGTCAATCCCAGACCAACACCACCACCAGCTTTAGATAATTGAAGTACTGAGTTTACAGACCGTCCAATAGAGTTCATATTATCATCAACGTTAATTAAGAAACATGAAACCATTTCTCCTGCACGTACTTTACCCATATTTAAAAGAGTTGGTGTAGCAGGAACATAACGTTGAGTGATTAGTTCTTCTGCTAAATTCATAGCAAGTTTTTTATCTCCACCACCCATGAATAGTGCATTAAATGCAAGCCTATCTTCATACCGTTCGAGAATTGATTTGTTGTCAGTTGTTTTCATTGCATATTGAGAGTAGAATTTATATGCACCCATGAAAGTTTTAAATCTAAACTTATAATCATAGAGATATTTGAATAATTTTTTAATGAATTTAAAATTATACATCTCCAATAACTCTGGTTGAATGTATTTATTTTTAATTAAATAATTGATTTTTTCTTCTAAATCCCCAAAATAGACTGTGTGTGGATTTACATAATCAATGAAATAACTATGGACAGCTTCTCTGTCTGCGTTCAACTGAATTTTACCATCTTTAATAATATTTAGTTGGTTGTTGAGCGTAAAATACTCTGGTGTTACTGATTTTTTTGTTTCAATCTTTGTGACTGTCAAGTGAAACCTCCTATTAATTTATTTGCAATAACTCTTTAATGTTATTGATGTCTTTCTTGTTTCCAAAATTCTCGATGGAATAGATTACAGGAATATCATATTTTTTACTCATGTCGTTCGCTGTGAATATAAACATGTCATCTCCAAAGTTAAAGTTTCCTGACCCTATGATACCTAGGCAGTTATCATGATAATCATCCATAAAATCCCACGCATCTCCAATCCACTCTTCCTCATAAGTGGGAATCAAGAGATAAAATTTACTATCCTCATTAAAGTCGTAGATGTTATCTCCATCAATCTTAAATCCTTCGATACCCAGTTTTTTAATTACTCTATCACAGTTGCCACCTAATGATTTATAAGCAATTAAAATATTATCCATGTGCATGACTCTTAACAAATTCATTCACTTTGATAGAATTGAACTCAAATGGTTCTACATCCTCAGCTACGATAACTGGAAGATTAGAGAACCCTAGTGCTTCTTTAACATATTTGAAAGCTTCCTCATCGTCTTCAACATTAACCTCAACATAATCAATTCCTGAGAATTTGAGTAAGCGTTTGACTTGTTTACAATTTTTACAATTGTATTTACTGTATACTTTAACCATTTTTATATCTCCTTCTATATAAAGCAATAAGACTATTATACCATAATAGTCTTATTTTGTCAACTAAAACGTTCTGTTATTTTGGATAATCTGTAATTTCTCGTATATAGCACGAGCTTTATGTTGATTGTCAACAGAATAAACATTTTTGTTTAGGTAATTTAATTGTTTTGTTTTATCATCGTAGATGATGAATGGATTGTCATTATCTTTTTCAAATACTTGATATAGATTGTCGTGCTGAACTAAAACAAAGTTATCTGATTCTGATTTGACTAAATCTTTTATTTTGAAATCTACTGAACCTAGTGTCATTACACACCTCCTTTGTAATTGGCAATATAGAAGCCTTGTTCCCAAACTTCTTTCCATCTGTCGACTGTAAAAATTTTATGTGTGCTAAATACCCTACCACAAACATTTACAATCATTTCAATTTTAATAAATTTATCTTTATGTTGTTGCGTCCAGTCAACCTTGAAAGGTTTTTCAAAAACAATTTCCTCAATATAGTGTTCTAATAAATTCATATTATTCTCCTTCTATATAATATTATAACATATTTATTTGAATTTGTCAAGAATTAAATAAAATCTAATTCTTTAAGTTTATTAGTCAGTATTGATTCAATATTGTCTTGTTCTGTATAGGGTATTCTTAATAAAGGAATATTCTTTGAAAGAGCGAAATCATTTTTGATTTTATCTCTGAGTTGAGTATCTCTAAGAGCTTCCGCTCCACCAAAAAAATCAATTGATTTAAAATGTTGTATCCCATCAAACTCAATAAGTAATTTTGAGTTTTCATTATAAGCATAGAAGTCAAACGGTAGAGTCTGTCTATACTTACATTCAGAGAATCGTTTTTGAGAAATATGTTTCACATTGAGTGAATTTAATAACGTTGATATTTTTCTTTCTCCTTTTGACTCTTTGCATTTTGGACATCTATACCCATGAGAAAAATCATTCCACGCTACTTCATATTCATTTCCACAAAGATTATGTTTGACTAACATTTTAGTGTGAGAGCCAGTATACTCTCCTAATCTCGTATATTCATTTCCAGATAATTTCTTAATTTTTATATCAATTTCTTCATTACCATATAATTTATTACCAAAACATTTGGGACATCGCCTATCTCTTCTAAAGTCGTTCCAAGACACTTTGTATTGATGATTACATGTTTCATGTCTGACTAACATTTTTGTTTCACTATTTACATAATCTTCTAATCTGATATATTCGTCACCAACTAATTGAAATATCTTTGTATCAACCTTATAGTTATTTAGTTTACTGTTGTTGAAACATTTAGGACATCTTTTTCCTTGTTTGAAGCTATCCCACACCACTCCATATTCTGTTCCACAGAGAGCGTGTCTAATTAACATTTTTGTTCCACTATTAATGTATTCTCCTAATCGAATATACTCACTGCTCACTAATTCATACATTCTTTTATCAATTTCTTTATTATTAAATCCTACTCCACCATTACATTTGGGACATCTTTTTCCTTTTTTAAAATTACCCCAAGTTACCTCATACTCATTCTTACAAGTATTATGTTTAACTAACATCTTAGTACGAGTTCCTGTATATTCACCAAGTCTAATATATTCATCATCGGTCAGTTCCTTAATTATTTTATCGACTTCTTCATTTTTTAGCTTTCTCATTATTCACTCTTTTCAATTTATGCTAATACCATTATACCACAAAAAGCTATCCTAGTCAAGAGATAGCTTTTTGTGTTTATATTGGAAAATCTTCCATTTCTTTTTTATAATATTCTGTGATTACCGTCCGACCTACCTCTAATGATTTAGGAACATTGATAACTCTTTGATTCCATGAACCATAACGTTTATTAGCAATTTTCTTTCCTTTCATGAACTGACCATCTATCAGAACATCAATATGCTCTAAGATATATTTTTGGTTCTCATCCATCTTCTTTAAGAGATATTCAAACTTGTATCCAGTCCATAAACCAATAACAATATTTGGTTTCTTTTCTAGCACAAGTCTAATTATATTAGCTGTTGATTCTGCATTCTGTGGTAAGAGAGAATCGCCACCCAAGAGACTCAGCCCTATCGGTGGATTTAAGTCAAACTGGTCTAAACCTTCAATGATTTGTTCTGCAACTTCCTCATCTGGAATGTAAAGGTCGTCTTTCCTATCCCACGTATCACTATTCCAACATCCCAAACAATGGAATGAACAATAATTCACAAAGACTGAAACAACAGCTCCCACAGGGAGCTTAGACTGCATATCGTGTCTAAATCCCCCCTCTTGGAAACTATTCTCAAAATCCATAGCATTTATTTGATGTATATAAGCCATTATTCTCCTGATTCAAACATTGAGAACTCTTTCGATACAACATCTCTTTGTATGTCATGTTTTTTCTCAAAGTTTTTAGTATATTCTTTTTTAGAATTTCCAACGTGATTAACACGTTCTAGTAATTCTTCTGTTTTCCCAGAATTGACAACACTATGTCCATTACGTGATGTAATAGACAGATATCCACAATTCTTAACAAGTAGATTTTGAATCGTATAACTTGCATCATCTAAAACTGTCAAAGAGTAAACTGTATCATTTTTTTCTACAATTTCAGAACCTCTAACTCTAAAGAATGCATAACCATTTTGAACAAAACTCATAGTTGGTTTGCCTAAAGAGAATTTTAGGTCATATCTCGTTTTAGTGTTTACTGTTCTACCCTCTATCTCCATAGTTCCAGCATCTCTATTTTTGTAAATAGTATATCCTTTATTTTCAACTTTTAATACAAGTTGTCCAATTCCATATAACAATTTACGAGAAACAGAGTTACAAATTTGTTTATTATTATGAACGCACCCGTCAGCAGAAAGATATCCATAAAGAAGTTCTCTCGCCAAATCAATAGGTAGATTGAGCCATTCTACAGGAATCTGTTTATTTTCAGCTCTATGACCCATTTGTTTCATAAAATTATTAAATGTTTTATCAAACGTAGACCACGTATATGTAGTCCGAGCCTCTCTCTTATCTGTATAACCAAGGTTAAATTTATCTATTACATATTGAATTTTTTCAATACCATTAGAATCATCTTTTCCAACACAAATATAACTTCTAATAGAGTTTTCACTGTGTTGTTTAACCCAACCGTCACCCAAATAACGACCAACTAACCACCAGAAATCTTTATCCTCAACAGGTAGACCCTCTACTTTCGGAACAATAGATTCTTGATTAATTGGTACTGCAATATAAGAGTCTTTTGTTAGGTTTTGTGCTTCGATTAATTCTGTTTCTGAATTTTTATCTTTTTTAGCAAAGAAAGGATGGTCTAAGGTTGATACAACATCTTCTGTTCCTGAAATTTTAAGATTAATTGTTTTTTCTACTTCTTTTTTACCAACTTGAACGACAGGTTTAAATCTCTTATTCATTGTCCAAACCTTGTCACCTTCTTTAATATCTTTGATTTTTACGTATCCTTTGTCGGTAAATACAAGATTTTCTCCTGTAAAACAAACACGTTGAATTGTTACCACATTCTCTGAGTTGCACTCAACACAGAAATCTGCTGTTTCTCCATTCCATCCGCAATCAAAACAATGACTTGACGCAATATTGATTCCATAGTACATTCCTTTTTCCATAGCGTATTTAACAGTCTGTTCAAGAACTGTTACTGGTGTACCATATGCAAATTCATTTTGACTAATATGTCCACCACTTGCCATCTTATCCCAATGGAAAGGTGCTTCAAAATCAATCTTATCAAATACATTTGATTCTATCCACACTGGCTGATGGAATGAGTTAGTAATATAATTACGTCCTTTTCCATCTTCTTGAGCTGTAACACCATTGATGAATCCATACTGTTCTTGTAATTGTTTCATCATTTTATAAACAAGAGATTCAGCAGGTGTTCCATAGATAGAATACATACGAGGGATAATAGTTGTTTTGCGTGTCGTGTCTAAACCTTCATAAACTTCAAGATATTTCTTGTCAGGGTCTGGGTGAACAAAGTTTCCTTCTTCATCCCAAACACGAGTTTGAATACCATCTTCATCAATGCGAACAGCATCATGGATATTTCTAAATTCTTTAATTGAGTTAAGGACTTCCATGAATTTGATTTGGTCTTGTTGACGTTTTCCGCCATTCTTATAATTTGGTAAATTATCAACTTCATATCCATTATTCAAATACATGTAGTTCAAAGCTTCATTGAACCCAATAATACCAACAGAGGCAGTGAAATTAAAGATTGTTTTAGAGATTTTTTCATTATGGTTGAGTCGTCTCCATGCTCCACCTTCCATCCACATGAGAGGATTGCTTTCTGCTCTAGCTTCTCCAGCATAATTATATCTCCAATCTAAGATATCCATCGTCATGTTAGTATATTTATGTAGTAATTCATAGAATTTATTCCAATCACCACCTGATTCTATGGCGATTTTAGGGAAATTAATTGTTACTACACCAACATTTCCACGTCCTTTATAAACTTCTTTTTGGAAGTCTTCTGAATCCTCTAAGGGATTGATAAATTCAACATTATTGTAGCTTCTGCACATACTTTGTTTAGAGTTATGATTTTCTCTAAAATCCATTGTCGCCAATGGGACAGACTATATCATCAACATAAAGTTGCCTTGCGCTCCGACCATGTTCTTATCTCATGGTCTATATGTTCTGAAAACATATCTTATTTCTAAGCTCCGCTACACTCATCACGGATAGTCGTTGCACCTTCCAAAACAGAGTTTTGGCTTGGCACAGTCTCATCTTAAAGATTGCTACAAACATCAATAAGACCTAACTGTTAGCAGATTATATTAATCCACACCCTCTAAGAGAGGTTCACAAGGTTTTAAATGGGCTACATTTTCACTAACCCATTGGTACTGATAAAATTTGGTCTAAGTCATCTTTATGACGACTGTATGCAGGTGCAAGAATCCCCTTATCCATTGAAACGTAATCAGGATATAATTTAGTTGAACTACATTTAATAGCCAATTGGAATAAATCATAGTTAGGTGAATCAGGATTCAAGTTAACTTCTTTAGCACTAGCAAAGATTAATTTAGGAAAGACAAGTACACAATCTGGTTCGGAACGTTCGAGCAAGAAAGCACGAGTAATTTCACGACCCCATTTAGAGGTATCCAGTCCAAAACCAATTGATGTAAATGGAATTTGTCCCAATGCATTAGAGACAGTACTTATTTCAAGTTCAAACCCTTGAACACCTTGTTTGATTGCATAAAGAGTATCTTCTTCTGCCATTTCATGTGCTGTATTATATGCAATTCCCTTTTCCATATATCTTTTGAATGCTTTATCATAAGTTAATTCTGCATAAGGTGCTAGGAAATGGTCAAAGTTCTGAACACTCAGTCCACCGTGCTGCTGGCTAGAGACTTGGAGGAGTAAATCCGCCACTAAATTAAAAGCTGAACTAATTGATTTAGGTTCGGGATATTTAATACCATTTAAAGTAAAAGCATACTCTCCATCCTTTTGTTTTTTAGTCTTAATGATATTTGCGAAATCAACATTGTCACAATTGAAACTTCTCCAGTACAAATCTCCTAAGTCATGAATATAAATCCATCCTTCTTCATGAGCCTTAGCCCAGTTCTTTTGAAGAATAAAGTCAGTTACAATTTTCTTCTGAGTCATTTCAGCAAGAAGAGAACGCTTAGTTGAATTAATAGAGCTATCTTTGTTTGCATTCTCATTGTAAATTCCATTTTTAAGACTATCTAAATCTTTGTATAGTTCACGATAATGCTTATCTTGTGATATTTTATAATTTCGATATTCATGATATGAATCATAGATATCAACATCAACTTGTTTTAGAGCCGACAAAACAATATCATGAATTTCACGAACATTAATGTAATGAAGTTTATCTTCATGTTGCACACTTGTATCAGCTAAAATACCATCTCTACGTTTGACAATGGCAAGTTCTACTAAGGATTTAATCTCAGCGATTTGTTCTTTAGTTAGAGGTTTGTCTATGTGTTGGGCTGACTTTTGACAGGCAGAAATTACCTTATCGAAGTTCCATTCTTCCGTCACCCTTTCTTGTTTCTCATCTGTTCTTTTCTTAACAACAAATAAATTTTCCATCTATTTCCTCCAATTTCTATACAAGTTATATTATACCATATTTTTCATGGTTTGTCAAGTGACACAATAAAAAGCCTATTAAAGGCTTTCTTTATTAGATACATTCCAGAAAATGTAACCAAAGATTGAGTTCACAAGAAAGATTAGATATAGAACACCCATAGTAACATTAGGTGTCGCTAAAGTGAACCATGTCCAAGTCGTAAGAGCATTGAGTGTCATCCAGTAGAACCAACTGTATTTGTTTCCTGCAATAGAGAATAGCTGTGCTGAGATAGCTACACCACCAAGGATTCCATCTTTCCACCAGATAGGAGAACCAAGACCTTTAGAAATAAAAGTCCAAACTACCATAACGACCACACTAAGTAAGAGAATTTTCCAAACTTCAATATTTTTAATTCGTTGAAGGGTATTATTAATAAATTTGTATCGTCCTTTGAAGTTCATGTGAATGAATCCAATGATACCCATTGCCATAAATAGTGGTTGTTGAATACTTTCTGATAAGATACCATGTTGAATACCAATAAACAACATTGTCGTGTTAAACACAAGAGCAACTAAGAAAGTATATTTCTTACTGAATGTTAAAGTTGATACATATAATGCACCTGAAAGACCCGATACCCATTGAATAATAGGTGTCTTAACTGTGAAGAGTACTATCAATTGAGCAAGTACGATAAGTGAGATATAAGCATATTGAAATGCTGGTTTGTTAATTAGTTTAGTCATTTGTTTCCTTTTCTTCTGATAATTTTTTAGCTTCGTCAACAATGTAGTCGAACCAGTCTCCAACATCTTTAAATAGAGCACCGTTAGATTTAACTAACCCTACAGTATAGAGATTAATATAAGAGAATTGTGATTCCCCCACCTCTTCAAGAGCGTTGATTTTGTTTGTGTTTCCAAAAGCACCTTGACGTGAATCTGAATACAGACCAATAACTGGAATGCCTTTAGCATAGGCAACTCCAATTTCACTAGCCACACCAACATCAATTGTTGCACCGTCTAGGACAGCTACAATAAAGTCAGAACTCAACAGTTCGTTTGTATCAGCTTCTGCAATCATTACAGAGTTTGCATATCCTGACTTATCATTAATTGCTTCATTTTCCTGTGGTAGATAAATCTCTACATTTTCAGGAAGAGCGTATCGTAAACTGTCAACAATATCAGTATTAAACCAACGTTCCATATCTGAGAAAAGTGGGCTTGCGAAATAAATTTTAACTTTTTCCATTATTGTTCTCCTTTGAGATTGAGTTCAAAATTCTCTATATTTACAAAATTTGCAAAGCTAGGGTATTTGAATAGAGCGAATGAGTGGCGTAGATGTGTCTTGTTTGGTGCTTCAAAAATATCCACAATACTCGTGATATTAAGGTTTAAGAGCCATGAATGTTTAGTATCCAAAGCATGTTCGATTGGAATAGCATTTGTGTGCATTGTTGAGTTCTTTGGAGAGCTTACAACCCACGTACCTTTTGAGCTACGATACATGAGAAAGTCTTCTCCTTTTTTAAAGAACCCTGAACGTGAATTTGATGTCAGGTAGGGTGTATTAATTTGTGCTCGACATTGGTAAACTTTAATCATTTCGTATTTCCCTTTCTTCAAAAATATATTTTTCAATTTTATCAAACAAAACTGATATCCAGAATATTAATGCCATACCTAAAACAAAGAAGAAGATACAACTTAACATTACTAACCATAGACCGACTACAAACATAACCGCAGTACCCTGAAACATAACACCTACAAGGAGAGTTCCCCATGCAAGCATGTTTAAATCAAAGACAAACCAGATATAACCCAATAGCAAACTGATTGTGATGACTGTCATCAGAACCCCTCTGATAATACTAAATATTCTTTTTTCCATTTTTTATCCTTTAAATTTCTTACCAGCACCTGCTGATTGTACACGATAATACTCTCGATTGTCCTCTTCACCTTCTTTAAGAACAAGCAATTTCTTAATTGATTCTCCTGCTTTCAATTTTTGGTTGGTAATACCTTGTGTTGCTTTAGAATTTTTAGCAGAAATCATAGATGTGTTAGTAACGATAGCTTTACCACTTTCAGAGATAGACATAATGTCTACATCGTCAGTTAATGTAGTCAGTAAAACTATCATTTTACCAACTACACTATTCTTAAGTTTAGAACGCTTTGTGGACGTCCTATAAGCCTCTACGTTAACTTTAGCGACCTTTCCGTCTTCAAATCCCAAAAGAACGTATTTGGTGTCCTTAGAAAGCGTTATAATGCCTTTAATTTCTTCCCCTTCTTCTAAATCAATTAGAGATGGAATGTAGTTACCTAAATCTTTCGGTTTAGTGTCATTCAAATCATCAAGTTGTTTCTTATAAACATTTTGTTTATTTGTGAAGATAAGAAGTTCTTCCCCATTGTCAGTATCAGTTTCCGATGTGGGGATATCTCCTTCTTTAAATTGAATCTCTGCATTGCCACGAAGAGAAGTCAAAGGAATCTTTTTAACATAACCATCTTTAGTTACAATAACTTTTACATTATATTCTTCTACTGTATTTGCAGGAGAAAGTTTTGCTTTCTTAGCTACTACAGATTTATCAATAAGTTGTGATTTACGAGGTGTTCCAAATTGAGCAATAACATCTTTCATATCTTGGACTATAAGTTTATGGATACGTTGAGGTTTTTCAATTGTCCATTCAAGTTGTTCAATTTCTTTTTCGAGACTCTTAATATTACTCAATTGTTTCTTAATAAAAGTAGTGGTAAGATTTTTAAGTTTCAACCCTGAAACACGTTCTGCTTGAAGCTTAGTTAAACTGAACTCATCAGATAGATTTTGAATTACATTATCATCTGTAGAATTACGAATAATCTTGATTACATGTTCCAAATCATCTTTGATATTTTTCAGTCCGTACAAAATTTCAAGCTGTACTTGTTTGGTTTGGATATCTTTCATAATCATACGTTGATATGTATCTGTTCGCCAGTCCAACCACTTAGCAATAAGTGACCATACACCCATCTTTTCTGGTAATCCTTGACGATTAATAACCATTAAGTTAGTAGAATAACTTGCTTGCATTGGTGTTATTTGATAAAGTTTTTCAAGTAATTGTTCGAGGTCAACACCACGTTTAGCTGTGATAACAATTTCAAGACCTTTTAATCCACTTGTATCTTCTACTTTAGCAACTTCTTTGAGTTTATCTTCTTTATTTAATTTAATAATACGTTCGATAATTTTCTCTTTTGTTGTTCCATAAGGAATTTCTTTAACAATAATCTCACGACTATCTTTATCAAACTCAACTTTAGCACGTTGATTGATTGAACCACTACCATTCTCATTAATTGACTTAATAACATCAGGGTCATTGATAATATAAGCACCAGTACCAAAGTCTGGAATAAGCAATGTCTGTTCATTATTTTCGATTCGTTTAATGATAGCTTCACACAATTCAGTTGTGTTAAATGAAGGAATACTTGAACTAAATCCTACACCAATTCCTGATTGAGCATAAGCTAAGATAGTTGGATATTTAACTGGAAAAACTTCTGGAATTTTACGTGTACCATCATAGTTATCAATGAGGTCAACACCACCCTTTTTAACATCAACCATCATATCAACTCCAATCGGAGCTAATTTAACTTCAGTATAACGTTCAGCACCATAGGCTAATTCACTTGCGTGCTGACCGAAGTTCCCTTGCCCTATAACCATAGGATTTAGTTGGCTATCTTTCTGAGCCATACCAACCATAGTTGGATATGTTGAACCGTGAGGGTGATAAAGCATGACTGCACCAGCTACGTTAAATGATTTTGTAAATCTTGTAGCTTTCATTTCTTGCATAGCCCATAAAATTCTTCGATAAGATGGCTTTAATCCGTCTCTAAAATCAGGAATAGCACGTGAAAGTAGTACATATGTTGAATATTGACCCATATTGTCAGTCACAATATGTTGTAATTCCTTTTCTACAATTTCCATTTTATTCTAACCCTTCTTTAGTAAATTTATTAAGGTTTCGTGAAATGAATACTTTACGATTATCTACGTTTGTACCCATCCAGTCAACGATAGCTTGTTCTGCATGTTTAGCATCTTCAATTGTAACACGTGTTAAATGACGAGTTTCAGGGTTCATTGCTGTCTCAGCCATAATGTTTGCATTTAATTCTCCGAGCCCTTTCGCTCGTGAGTATTGAACCACTTTACTTCCTTGTTCTTTAAGGATTTTATCACGTCCCTCATCTGTATAAGTATAAAGAACTGAATCATCTTTGAGTTTGATTTGAAACAAAGGTGTTTGAGCCAAATATAATCTTCCTGTGTGAATGATTTCTGGCATCAATTTATAAAACAGAGTGATAATCAAGCATTGAATTTGAGCACCGTCTGGGTCTTCATCTGATGCACAGATAATTTTTCCATAACGTAACTTCTCAATATCAAACTTAGGCAAGTCTTTCTGTTTCTTACCTAAATCAATTCCACATCCTAGAGCTTTGATTACATTCATGACCGTTTCATTATTAACAATATCTTCAATGTTCATTGCTTTTTCAACGTTGAGGAATTTACCACCCATAGGCATACTTGCTTGGAACTTACTATCACGAGCCTGAACTACTGAACCATGAGCCGAGTCACCTTCTGCAAGATACAATTCTGCTTCTTCACCGTGAATACGTGAATCAACTAACTTCTCAATACGATTAGACATTGAGTCAACTTTTTCAGTTAATTTCTTTTTAAGTTTCTCTTTGTGTTTAGCGTTGACTGTATTCTCTTTTTGCACAAGCAATAAGTGATTGATAATATCTTTAAAGTTTTTAGGGTCTTCAATTTCTGTAACTTCTAAGATTTGTGTAACACGTCTCTTGGCAACTTCTTTATAGAGTTCTTTGTTTGTAGAGAACTTAGTTTGATTTGCAAACTCAACATTGTTTGAGAACATAACAGCTACAAAACTAAATGATTCCGTAATGTCTGAATCTGAAAAAGAATTGACTTTCTTAGGAAACAGATTATTTGCACGACAGTATTTATTAACGTAAAGTTTAATACCATTAATAATTCCTTCGTTAATCTTACCACCATTAGGTAAGTAGTTTAAGTTCAAGTAAGATTCTTGTGTCGGTGTTGTTGATGTTGATAATGCAATCGAAAGAGAAGTTAATTCTTCATGAGACGTGAAAACATCATGTTGATTACTTGTAATTGTATCTTGATACTCAACTAAATCACCAAAGACAATCCCACTTGTGTTGACAGCACCTGTAAGTTCTGAATAATATTCTTTCAAGTCTGTATAATGGTATTTTAATTCAGTTTCTCCATGAATATAGTCAACTGTAATCTTATTTGAACTAACAGCATAACGGTGTGCAATCTCACGAACATCTTCATCTTTAAAGATTGTTTTTGTATAAACTGTCGGGTCAAGTGAGAATGTCACGGTTGTTCCATCAATACCATCTGTTTTTTCTTCTGTTAAATCCTCTGTGACTTCACCACCATTAGTGAATTTAATATGGTATTTAATTCCCTTAATAACTGATGTTACTTCAAAAAGAACTGACGTATAGTTAAGAACTGTAGTACCTACACCATTTGAACCAGTATAAGTTCCATTTGTTACTCCACTATCTCCATACTTAGTTCCTGCAAAGAGAGTTAAAAACAGTAACTCGTAGTTGGGGATTCCATCAGTTTCTCCTGAGATTGGAATACCTCGACCAGTATCTGTAACAGTTACTGTTGAACCATCTTCACTCAGCTTGACCGTAATAGTCCCCTCTTCAAAATTATTAATAATTTCATCTGTTGCATTGGCTAGGAGTTCTTTTAGTCCATGTTGGTAGTTGTCGGCTGAACCGTACCATACAGCAATCTTCTCACGAGCTTGGTCACGATTACTCAGCTTTCTAATTTTTTCTGTCAATGTTAACACCATTCCTTTCAATCGGTTATAATATATTATACCATAACCATTTTGTTTTGTCAAGAGAAAAGTATAAAAAAATAAGAACCACCGAAGCTGTTCTTATTTTACCATGTTATGACAGCCTAGCGTACAACCAAACTGATATAGAAAGTCACAAAACGTAACTCTAGGATTTTTAAGAAAACTTAATCCTTTAAACTTAATCTATAACTGGATTCATTGTCCAATATAAGATATAAACTCTAAGCTATAAAGCATGAGCTTTGAACTATAATCTATGAAGTAGTTTTTATCTATTCCTACGAATAAGGACTCATCCTTACCGTCTTGAATACATAACCTCTCTTTTTGAGATTCATCATATTTTTATATTATATTATAGTATAAGAGGTTCGTCATATTTATTATTTATTTCCAGTTATAAGAACCTCTGAAAAACAGAACTATCTGGAAATCTATACTTTAAGTTGTTCGTCATAACATGATTATAACTTAATTATTACCACTCAACGGTAATTTCTGTTGAAACATTTGATGCAGTTAATTTGAAATCAACTGTTTGTTCAAATTGTTCAATTGAATCAAGTTTAGCTTTGGTGTAATCACTTACAAGAGATTTACCAACTTCTAATTCAAGAACTGTTGCTTTTTCGCTCTCAGCTTGTTCTTTCAAGAATTTAATAATATCAGGATTTTTATCGTCTTTGTCTGAGCTTAACAAGCTATTTTGTTTCTTTTCAAGAGTCTTATCAATATCCTCATTAATACGTGTTGCCTTAGTTGTTGCTTGAGTCAAATCATTAACAAGAGTTTGAACCAAATCTTTTTCACTTTGGATTGAAGTTTTATAATCAATTGCTTCCGCAACTGTCATTGTTTTGTCTCCAATTGCAACTTCTGTTAACGCATTAGAACGTAATACACCAGCTTTCAAAGCATGACGATAAGCAATCAAATCAAGCAATGAATCAATACTAGATTTTGCATCTGAAATGAATTTATCTTTATCACCTTTTGATGATGCAGGATAAACAAGTTTGCCTTCTTGGACAACACCTACATATTTAGTATCTCCAAGTTTACGTTCAATACGTTTATCAAGAACTTTAAGTTCATTAAGTGCTTCTTGCACTGTGAGTGTTTTGCTTTGTGTCATTTGTGTTTTCTCCTTATTTTTTAAGACTTACTATTGCTAATACAATAGCTGTTGCAACTAAACCCAAAACTGGATTTGCTAGAAATAATAAAATTAATACAATTGGAATTAAGCACCCCATATTATGTTCTCCTTACGTTTTTTTAACTTACATATATTATTATACCATAATCAAATGAGTTTGTCAAGAGATAAGTAATAATATTTCAAATTAAATTCCCACCCTCGGAATCGAACCGAGGTTGCCTGTTCTCGAATAGGCAGTCTTATTCCAATATTTAAACGAAGTGGGAAACCAAACTGTGTATTGGCAAACTACAAATCGAGTACCGTACGAGTAGTTTTTTGAGTTATATCATAGACTAGCTAATATAACCTTCACATTATCTATCAAGACCAATATATGTTTGGCTGTTCACTACATCAGCTGAACATTTAATAACTACTGTTACCACTCGTTAACCATTGGCTGTTAACTCTATAACATTTAAGTACCGTCAATCGGTACACCTTAGTCTTTAGGAAGGATATGCAAAGACCAAACATGATTTTAAGCTTCTTATATCGTCAAGAGTAACGGATACAGATAGTTTTCTTTGTGCGGTATACACTAACAACCCATTTCCATAAAGGCGAACTACTCAAAGTTCCTTTCAATTGTATCGAGATATAACCGTCATCTATTGCATGCAATAGGCACACAGTCGAGCTTTATGCCCTGTCTTTATGGATTTAAACCAAAGGATAATATCATACGCCTAATCTACCTGTAGTGAGTCACCTAAATTAGTAGACTTCTTTTAGTGATGCATAAATAGTTCTTTCTTTCAGTGAATCAATGAAATATAAAATACTAAGAGGTTGTGCATCTGTTCTGTCTATAGTTTTACTTTCAGAATGACTATCTGAATAATCTACAACAGCCCTTATCATTCTGTGGGTGATAGACAACAGGTCTTCGAAAGGTTTTAAAAATTCTTTTTCTTTATTAGTCAACTTACTCAAACCTTCTTCTGTAAGTGGAATACCTTTGAAGTTATCCATAATATATTTTACAATATTTTGAGAAACTTTTCCTTCTTTAAAACTTAAATCTTCTGAATCTCCATGCGGTTTTTCTTCATAATTTCCAGCATACATTTGAATCATCCATTCAGTCTGATAAAATATTTGAAATAATATATTTTTAGCTGAATTTGCTTGGTCATCAGAACGTGCAGATAACTTGATAATGTCTGTTAAGACATCTCTATATTCTTTAAGTTGAGAACTTAATTCTTTGATTAGAATTGGGTTTGTCATTTTTATTTACCTACTATACTTACTTTTCTAGCTTATTATATGGTGAATAAGCAACACCTATATCCGATAGTTGGAATTGAACCAACATAAAGCGTCCTTTATTTAACCATAATATCGGATGAATTTTTCGCCAGGTTCATTCCTCCACATAACTTTTCGCCAGGTTTATGCTCCCTCAACAGAGCAGAAGGGACTCGAACCCTCCACAGTCGTGACCTGTTGCAACCTATTACTCTAACCAGCTGTCACTTATTCAATAGGTCTTTGTTCCTATCCTTTACCCCGTGACTATTTAATACACTAGGTTTCTGGCAACTGACATAAGAAGTTATAATAAATAGTAGCTACACCCGTCAGGTATTTATCATACTCTTATGTTTGTATAGTTGTGCCAAGTATTGCGCAATAGCTTAGCACTTCGTCTATGGACTATACACCACTCATCAGGATAGCTGGACTCGAACCAGCACTACATGTTCCCAAAACACGCATGCTACCATTAACACTATATCCTGTTATTATATGCCAGCTACGTTAAAGGTTCACTGACATATAATAAATAAAAGGCTGTTAGTTACTGTCAACTTGGATAGCTTTACTCATTTAACAATTAGGACTATCTTTATTATTTTCCTAAGCACCTCTAAATTTTGATAGCTCGCCAGATGTCATCCGCGAGGGACGATAAGACTCGTGTTACTATCTTATCTACAGCGAGTAGAGGAATCGAACCCCTGTCTATGACTTTCCGTTTTTACGGTGTACACCGTCATCGTCTTTACCACTAAGCTAACTCTCTGAGATTGGTTGGTTTATAAAACGTGTCATTAAAACTTATAAGAAATACCGACACCAACCAATTACATATACTATTATAACATATTTTTTAATGTTTGTCAAGTATAAAGTAATATGTTTTTTAAATATGTTTTAAAAACATGATGGAGTCAACGAGAGTCGAACTCGTGTCCAAACTATACATACTTTAAAACTTTCTTACATTCATAGTTTATTCATTTAATAGACATTGTTAGTTTCTTGAATAAACAACTATCCACTAACGCTGTTCTGATTGTTATCTGTGACTTATCAGAATCCATCACACGTCTGTTTGTACTAGAAACCTACCAGACGAATCAGTTTCTAGCTGTTTAATTACTTAAACTTTGTGTAGCTTAGGCTACGGCTAATTGAGTGTTTGCAATTATATTTATTTTTGGTTTTAACGACTATCCTTGTCGGAATGTGATTTAAAGTTGCCATAGCCTGTCGATACCATTTATGACCCCTTAATAAAATGGTTGAGCGATAAGCTACACTACTTACCGTACCTCCAACCCATGTGTACGTTACAGATTCATCTGTACATCCACCACTTTATTTAATCTAATAAAGAAATCATGTAATTTAATTACAATGTTCAGTATGAGGCTTGAACTCATAACCTTTCGCTTAGAAGGCGAATACTCTATCCAATTGAGCTAACCGAACGTTATCAACTCTATATTAATATTATATCATATTTCAGATATAATGTCAAGCATAAAGTTGAAATTTTTTAAATTATTTTATACTGGCATTAATTTCTCTAAATATTCAGTCCGAATCATATATTCTCTGAACTCAATATCGTTTGCAATAAGCAAATTTCTTGCTGTTTCACTACAAAAACAAGATATATCTTCTATTAACTTATTTTTATCCTTGATACGTTTCATTGGTATATCAACGACAAAGTCTATTTTGCTACCGTCATTAAAATCATCCATGTCATATCTTGAATAAGATACTGTAACTTTAATTTTTAAATTCATTTCCAAGTCCTCTCCATATTTTTCATATAAATTAATCTTCCAAATCTCCTCGAACTTCGTCAAGGTATTGAAATGGTTGAAAGAATTTGTCGTAAATATACTCTAAATTATCTGTTACATCTAATAAATTACCTTTCCCATCCATACCTACATATAGAATATCACTCTTATTTCCATATACTTCAAGAGCTTCCATAGTATAAGGGTCTGTAACAACTAAGAATGTTAATGGTTTAAGCTTAAGTTTTTCACGACCATTACATGTGCTTAATTTAATTATGTTAATTCTGTCTTTTGGCATATGTAAGTCAAGCCATAGATTTGCATAATGAACTCCATCATTAATTAACTTTTTATTTAATCTAGAATAATCTTGCATGTTATCTGGAACGATAACAACAATGCGACCTAGAATGATTTCTTCTACCATTGTTTGATATTCGATGTTTTTTATCATGTTTCTCTCCTTACGTTATATATATATTATACCATATTATTTATTATTTGTCAAGTATAAACTTCAAAAAAAATCAAGAAAATCATCAGTAAATTTAAGAACTAAAAATAATTGTATAGCAAATGTCACTAATAACCATATCATTCCACATGTATAATTCCATTCAGAAATCCACTCGACACTCTTATACCATCCATACTCAAAGAGATACCCAATAACAGCTGTTACTGTTATTTTTAATGCAGTTGTTGTATCCATATTTTCTCCTTACATATTATACATAGTCATCTTAAAGCATCTTTATTTCCCACTGTCAGTTATCTCCCAACAGTCATCTTCTTCGAGGATAAAATATACTGAAACTTTATTATCAGAGTGGAATTGAATAGTATATCCACGAGTATCGTACTCAAATTGACCATTTTGTACTATATGGAAATAATCACGACTAAAGTTTTGATGAATATAATGTCTTAAGGTATCTTCTAACTCAGCCATATAATACTTAAATAACTGATTTTCTGTAAAATATTCTCCATTTTCATCTTCATCTTCAATGACATCATGGATAACTCCATATTTTTCATGTTCAAGAATATAATTTCCCCATGAATTTTTTAAAGTAAAACCTGTCAATGCTTTCACTTCGTCTACATCAAATAATACGGTCTGTGTTTTTATACGTTTCATGTTTAAGCCTTCTTATAAATTTTAATTGTTTTGAAATCATCATTCATCAAATACATAAAGATAATTTCTTTATTATCAAGGATATCTCCAAAGTATGTATGAGTTTTATCTCCACTATAATGGTGGAAGATTGGTGAATGACTTCCTTCAATCTCCTCTACACTTGTAATGTTGTCTTTGATATAAACAACTGTTTCTCCTTTACCGTTATGTACTCCATATTTTAAAATCATGGTTAGTACCTCTCTTTCTGTCTATCTTTCTATTTTCCCTTTTGGGAATGGTTCTAGCAGGGCTTGAACCTGCGTTAACTCTGTTATGGGCAGAGGACTTTACCATCTAAGCTATAGAACCTTATAGACACTTTCGTGTCTAATATTTTTTAAACTAAATATTTAATGTTTGTATCGTTGTTGATTGTGAGGATTGCTTCTTCAATTGCTAATGATACATATTCATCTTTATCATCATTCCATCGAGTAGATGTTTCAAACTCTTTAACAACATACCCATCTCCTGTTGCATTCTGATGAGCATTTTTAGTTTCAAATCGAATCTTAGACCATTCTCCATCAACGTCTCCATCAATATTTGCAATATCTTCAAACAAATCAATCTCACGCTGATTATGAAGTTTAATCAATTGACCATCCTCTAATCGAAGTGTAACAGCATATTTAGTTGCTTCACCTTGACTAATGTTCAAGTCTTCAATTGTCTCACTAAAGCTGTTACCATTGGAAACTTCAAATGCAATTGAACGTAAAGTATCAAAAGTAACTTTAACTTTAGTGCTAAAATCAACAATTTTTTCAACAATATCTTCACTCACATTAGAAGCATGGTCATGGATATAATCACGAACCTCTTGTCCACGTGGATATTTGAATCGGAAATGATAGTGGAAACGTCCTGTACGATTTTGCATAAAGCTACTCAACCTATGTAGGTCATTCACGGTAATTACATACATATGTTTTGTACTTGATAGACCATCAAATAAACTAAGCAATGAATCTTGACTCTCAGCATTATCATTTCGTTCATCAAAGACCTTCTCGAACTCATCAAATAAAATCATTGCTTCCTGTTTGATAGATGAAAGGAAGTCTGCAATACCAAAGTATGCTTGGTCAATTAGAATAACAGGAAGTTCTTTAGCTTCAACAAATTGATTTGCAAGGTAACGTGTAAACATTGTTTTACCAATACCTTTGTCTCCTGACAAAATAATTCCCATAGAACGATTAAAGAGACCAAATGTTTTAAGAGCTTTTTCAGCTTTTTCTTTATGATTACCATACATTTTTTCATCAACAGTTAGATTCTCACGCTTAATAAGTGAGAAGCCTTCCATTTTATTAAATCGAACCGTATATGTTCCCTTAGGAAGTTTTTCAAATGTTTTAAGGTCATCTGGAAAGATTTGGAATTTTTTACTTACGTTGATAATTGTCATTATGTTTTCTCCTTTAGTGAGTTCGTATTGGTTAGTACCTTAACTCTATGTATATATTATATCATATTCTTGAACACTTGTCAAGAATAAAGTCATTATTTTTAATAATTCGTTTTTATACTTTAAGTATTTCTTTAAACTCACTCATTTCTTTTGCTGATGTAACATAAACTCTATCATTTTCATCGCCTACACCTACTCCTAGAGTAACGAATGTTGGTTCAAAGTAATTACGATTTGCACAGCTAGAACAATAGCAGACGTCAATTAATTTGTAATATTGCTCGTCATACATATAATATTTTTCTTGAATATCATATCCATCTTGCATTTTAATCAATGTTTCAATTGGCTTCTCTGATGATGTTGTAAAGAATTTCAAGAAAGGATTGTCTTCAATAATTTTCTGATTGTAATTTGTATTAATCACTCTTCGAATATTTTTATCTAATTCTGCTTTGTTATCTTCAAACCAAGCTGAGATATATCTATCCACAAGAGGTCTATTTCTTTTCGGTTTCGGTTTCGGTTCTTGTAACATATTACTTTCCTCCACGTTTTTTGATATGTTTCAGATTACTTACACCGTTTTTAAAAGATTGTTCTTTCTTACGTTTATCTGTTAATGGGTCATAAACATCAACAGATTCACCACGTAAAGAATTTGCCAATTCTCTCATTTTTTCTCCAGCTTCAACAAAAGAATCGGAAAGAAGCTCAATAGATTCTTTTACATTATTTATGTTTTTTAGTTTCTCTGTGTTATCTTCATGAAATTCATCGATTACTACAATATGTTTTTTCATATGAGAACCTCCTTAACTACACCGACAGGAATCGAACCTGCAAAATTTTTCACTCTCCGATTAATAATTCAGAATCCTTTACAAAATTGTCTCATCATACATTAAAAATCATCTATCAAGCTACTGAATCAGTCAACCATGACTAACGACATATAAATCTATATACATAAGCTGTTTTCTTTGGGGCTACATCATTTTTCACCCAAGTGACCAATCATTGAACGGAATTTGGTTATTCTTCGATACCAGCTACTCTGCTGACCACGCACTCATGTATATAGTGATTGGGTGTTATTGACTTTTCCTTGTCAATTAATATTTTCTAACTGTTCTTTAGCTGTTTGTAGTTCTTTAATTAAAAAATCAATTGGTTCTTTTAGGTCTTTTTCATCTCTAAAGATAAAATCTCCGATGATTGGTATCATTTTACTTCTTCCACTTTCAGAGGCTTGGATTCCTCTAAACTGCCAAAGGTTAACCAATAGTTCACGTGCAAAAGTTATCTCTTCTGTTGAATCTGGTTTCATGTTTATTCCTCAATTCTGAAAATCTTTTTCAAGAGTTCAAGTTCATCTTCTGTGAGATAAACTATCAAACTCTCTGCTTCTCGATGGGATTCAACTTGATGGTCTGGATAACAAACTACACTCTGTGTATTAGTTAATTCATCAACCGCAATAGATATGTTTGCACCTTCAATCAGCCACCCATACATATCAGCAAATCCACCAGTCTTTTTTTAATTTCCATGTTTTAGTTCTCCTTAACTTGATATAATAATTATACCATATTTAAATAATAAAGTCAATTACAGTTTAGTTACTTTTATATTTATTCCAGTTTACATTCATCCCATATGCTTCCACACCATTAGTTAATAAATCACCAAAGGTATCTTCTGTTACTGGAATAATATAATAAAATGATGTATGACTGCCATAGTCAATTGTTTTGACTGTATCATCTCCACCAAGAACACGAACATAGTTAGGTTTGAAACTGTTCAATTCCCACCAGTCTTGGATTGATTCAAATGCTTGTTCGCTTGTCCGAAAGAATCCATGATTGGTAAGTGTTTCTCCACTTCTCCATTGTACTAAATATCGCACCATATTAATCTCCTTACACCATGACTGGCTTAAATCCTGCATAGTTCATTTTATTACTAGCCTCTTTACGTAGCATAGCAATTGTGTTAGAGATTCCCTTTTCTTCAAAAATCTCTTTATCCATCATAAAGATAAATGCTTCGTCACTTGTTGTTAAAACGGTCTTTCCAATAACAAATTCATTACCATTACGACCTAAATCAATTCCAATGTATTGGTTGTTTTTATTTCTAAGTGTAAAGAGAACCGTGTCCTCTGAGCGCTGGTATTTTAATCCATTGTGTACAAATGTTTTTCCATATTCCATTAACTATTCTCCTCTATTAAATCTTCTAAAAATTCTGCGAACTCTTCATCACTCAAATAGAATAAATCTGGTGTTCCATCACTACGTGAGTATTTTCTAAACTGCTGATTATTAAAATCTACTTGAAGATTAGATATAAGTTGATTAAATCTTAGATTTGAATTATTCATCCATATAATAAGCAAGTTTCGATAGATTGATAGTTGTGCTTTGGTAAATATTTCTTTACTTTCCATTTTTTGCCTCCATGTATTCAAACATTTCAAAAATACCAAAATGTCTTAGAAGATTAGTGTTCCCAGAGCTTCGTGCCAAATATATCATTCTTGAACTCTTTGTTTTTGCACTCTCTTTTTGATATTCTAAGTAAATTTGAAATAACTCTTCCTTGTCATTTTTAGATAGAACTACATCCATTTGACATTCATACAGTTCTGCTAATTGTTGAATGCGTTCATTGATTGTCTCAAGTTTCTTATCCATTTAAATTCTCCTTATGTTCTATAATATATATTATATCATAATATAACTCAAAAGTCAAATAAAAAACTATCATTAGATAGTTTAAATAAATAAGCTTAATACTAAAAGAGTTAATCCAATTATCAATGAAACCATTACATTGGTTACCGCATACTCAACTGCAATCTGTTCGTTGGGTGTATTTGTAGTTTTAGATAAGAGAGTTGTAATTCCTGTATTCTCTACCCTAAAGGCAAATAACTCCCACATCACCACAATTGCAAATGTTAATATGAATCCTAGTTTTGGAGCATGAAAAGCTGGCACGATAAAATGATTCCAACTTAAATTAAGCGTTAAAATTGTGATTACCATAGACAAAATATCGAGAACAAGTGCAATAATTGTTAAAATATATTTTTCAATTAATTTATTCATTTCCGTATTCCTTTCTTAAACACACTTTCAGACTAATGAGGGTCTAAGCGGTTAAAATCTTTTTCTGTTTTATCACATTTTCGACAAGTTCTATTTTTTTTATTTACCCAAACATGCCAATCATGATTAAAACAGAATAACTGCTTTAATTTTCTTAAAATACGATTTTTTAATGGTTCATTCATTTATTTCTTCTCCCCTCGCACGTTCTCTGACTCGTCAAGGTCTGAGCGGTTGAAATCCCATGTTAACTCATTGCATCTCAAGCATCGTTTATATGGTAATACTTTGCACCCATTAAGAAATGGTCCTTCGATATATCTTCGTTCAGACCACTTATGCCCGAACAGCTTACACAAAAGTTTCATTCAATCTCCCTTTTTTCAAATCCGTTAATATCGTAACGATTTCTAACCAAGTTTCCTAGAGCGATGAACTGATTACTAGACCAACCATCAAGTGTATTTATAGCACTTTGAAATTCTTTTTCAGTAACGGTTTGCCAATCAGAATAGTTATTATTAACTCCGATACGGCTCGTATCATAAATAAACCTTGCTTGAATTAATTTCTTTGGTTTACGTTTCAAAATTTTCATTCGTAATACCCTCCTAAGTAGCCTTGTACATCATTTTCATCAACATTCACAACAGAAATATCAGGACAATCTAATTTCATTTCACTAGCTCGCTTCTGAGCTTTCTCTTTTGTTGAGAATACTCCGAAAAATTCTATTTCTGAACCCCAAGGTCCATTATACGTATCGGCTGTTAAAACATATACTTTCATCTTCATTTCTCCCTTAGTCGGTTGCGTTGGTGCATTTGTTCTTAGTGGTCTTTCTCTAAAGGTTGCGTTATACATTGTTATTACCTCTTTCACAACACTATTATATCAAATTAATTTTACTTTGTCAAATATTAACTATTCTTAACCATATATAAAATTCTTATTTTATATCTTTCTTACTCGCTTATCCTTTTTAATGCCCTCTGAGATGACCATATGGTCATACACACGCTCATCAGCATATGTTTGGACAAATTTGTCAAAAAGATGCTTAGAATTGAATCTGACGTATTCTGAGGGGGTTAAAAATCCAAGATACACTAAAGTTTCTGCACCACATTTTACACACTTATTTGTGATTTCAACTTCAACCTTTTTATTGTGTGAAAGCCATGTGACATTCAGTTCGAAGCCATCTACACTTCCACGATGACCAAGAGCAAAGTGACCACACCAGAACTGTTTAAATTTTAAAAACTTTCCCATCTGTATATCCTTCTAATTTTTTATCCAAGTACTGTAGTGCTTCTGAATAACTTGAAAAATAATTGACTATTTTATAAGGCTTAAAGTTTATTGTAAACTTATTGCCTGTTTTTACTTTAACATCATATCCGATTCCACCATACCAATTTCCTGAATAGGGAGAGTAATACCCTTTAGTAGCGTAAGGTGTAATTTTACATTTAATCATATTTTTTCCTTAATAATCGTAGTAATAAGTATCATCAGTTCCATATTGACGTTTATCAAATCCTCTTTGGAAATATTTTTGATACTCATCTTCTGTAATTTCCAGTTCATGGAGTTCTACAGCGCTACATTTATCTGAGCTATAGCGTAGTAGAAACGCATCTTGTGGAGATAATTCATCTATTGCCATTACTTCTACACAACCAATTTCACGCATTGATTGCTGTTCCACCCTCCGTAAAAACCAAAGAGGAATGATGGTTGTATAGGTTTTTTCAAAGTATGGATTCATGATTACAATTTGAGTTATTTGTCTCATTTAATTTCCACCTGACTTTCCAAACCAATCACTTCTGCAATAACTTCCAATGTATTAGAATCAAATATTTTAGAATTTAATTGTTTGGAAATATGGTATTGCAATGCTTTATTTTTGAGATATTGTTCGTAAATAGCTTCACTCTCATATACATCATCTGTGCTACCATATTCTACAGATGTTCTATTTTTTTTAATTTCAATTTTAAAATCTCGTCCAAACTTATCCCAACCTTTATAAATTGTTCCAGCATAAGCATATTTTCGACCAACCTTTGTAATTCTAGCAGAATAAGGCTTATTACGAGTATCGCTAGGTACTAAGTAAATCTCTTTACCAACTTCATATTTAATTGGTTCGTTGTAGTTATTCATTAATAATCTCCATTTTCCGCTTCTTCTACGCGTTTTTCATCAATTCGTGCATTTGTTGCTGAATATTTTACGTAAAGATTAAATATAAACTTAGTATCACAATAAGGACACTCACATACAAAATCACGTGCTTCCAATTCGACTACATCGTTACATCCCTCATATTCTGCATAATCAATTTTATGTCCAATGAATTTTGAGCATTTAGGACATAGTACATCTGTTAACATATATCTCTCCTTACTATTTATCTCCATGCTTAATTACTTTAGCAATGGCAACCGCTAAACCAAAAAGTACTGCATATTCAAATCCTGCAATCATCTTCATCACAAATAATATAATGAAGAACACTAATGTTGCTAAAATCTCGTGGCTTGTTTTCATTTTAAACCTCTAATTTCTTTTGATGTTTGTAAATAATAATTGGCATCCATCCAGTTATTATATCTAAAGTATGTGAAATCTTCCCACAATTTACTTTTGCCTTCAAGAATTTTTAGTTTCCAGTAAGACTTTTTGATTTCATGTTGATATACTTCCACTACAATAAATTTAGGATACATATTGTTCTCCATTCTCAAACATATGTAATGACCTTTCGCTATCTAGCAAGTAGATTACACATAAGTGAAAGTTCTTGATATCTTTGCAGAAATCATTAAGTTCATCAGGTAATGTCCAGTCATCGTATGATTCAATGAATGCATCAACTACACTTTCATACTCATTATGATTGACTCCGTTTAAGTATTTCACAATGTTTGTTGGAATTGTTTGATTTGCATTAAGTTTTTTCATTGTCGAGCTTCCTCCACTAATTCATAGACCGCAACTTTTCGATTTGTCACTTGGTCTTTTCTTTTACCAACTACATGGACAATTCCAAGTTTTGTCAATTCTGTTAAGCGAGGATGTACTGAATTACGTTCAGGTGTTGGAACAAGTCCATTAATATATAAACCATATGCAATTTCACTTGCCGATAAAGGTTCGTCAAATGCTTCCAAGTAGTCAACAACTACACGTTGTCGCTCTCCAATTGTTGCAAGAATTTCTTCGAATGATTCGTTTCGTGTTTCGATAGTAATGTTTGCCATGTTTAGTTCCTCCACTTTCTATATTTATAATTATATCAAATTAAAATACTTTTGTCAAGGATAAAATAAAAAAAGAGTAAATAAATTACTCTTTTGAAAATAATTTGACGTTCTTCGTGTTCATTTTTCATTTTATTCCTCATCTGATTTCTCACTTCGTAGCATTGACAGCTTCGTCTGATAAGTCTTTAGTTTGTTGTGCATCAGTTACAGCCTGAGATAACTCGTCAGTCTTTTGTTGAGCTACAATTAGTTTTGAGCTCAAATCATTAATTTGTTGTGCCATCTTCGCTTTATCTTGATTTACTTGATTTAATTGTCTAGCGACTTCTTCTTTTTGTTGATTGAGTGCGTTCAGTTGATTTTGATAATTAGTAGTTTGATTTTTAAGTTGACCTTGAAGTTGTTGGTTTACAGAATAAGCTTGATTAATTTGGTTTTTCAACTGATTAATTTGGTTGTTCAATTGATTCAATCGGTTTTCATATTGATGTGAGTTATTATCTGCTTCTTTAAGTTTTTCATTTCGGTCTAGCAAGCGTTGTTTCAAGATGGAGATGTTCTGTTGCACAGCAACCATATTTTGATGTCCTGCCCATGCATTAGCTGCATAAGCTCCAAAAGTTGCTGAACCAAAGATTCCTGCAATAATAATAATTGTCACAATAATTTTTTTAGTTATTTTTTTCATTTTTTAATCCTTTACAATATCCATAATTATAATTTGTGGTGTTCGTGTCATTTCTTTTGTTGAGAAGTTATAAAACTCATTAATTGTACCATTTCCTACAACACTTACAGTATCAAACGTATCAATATCTTTATTCCAATCTTCATCAACTTTAAACTTAATAAAAACTAAATCTCCACTTGTTTTAAATTTAACTGTTTCTTTTGTTTTTCCAATAACTGCACGTTCTTCAATCATAACATTATCCATGCGTACTACAACCTCTGGAAAGTTATTACCTGTAATGTAGTTGATGTTGATTAAGTCAGTTAAATCCATGAATACTTCTTCAATATTTTCCAATTCAATGTCGTAGTAGAACGTCCGTTCTGTTTCAAGATTGTCTGGCATGTTTTCTTCTATATACTCTTTTAAATCATCTAATCGGTCAAGAGGGAAATTCAATCCATGAGCTTGTCCATGTCCTTGTGCTTCAACGAAGTCCAATTCACTCAAGAACTCGTTAGTATTAAAACTGCCGTATGAACGACCTGAACCACGACAAACTCCATCTTTGCCTTCTGTTACAACAAAACATGGACGGTGATATTTTTGAGCGATATTCTGAGCTACTAAGCCATTCATACCTTTGTTTGATTCTGAGTCAATAACAATGATAATCTTGTCTCTCATATCTTGAGTATCTTCATATTTTTGCATAACTGCTTTTTGAGTTTCTTGACGTTTCTTATTTAACTTATCCATTTTGAGGCGAAGTTTCTTTGCATCAGTATCATTATCTACCATCAAAATTTGAAAAGCAAGTTCAATCTCTCCCATACGAGCAGATGAATTAATCAATGGTGCAATACTATATCCAATATCTTTTGTATTGTATCGGTATGTATTAATTTTAGCACCTTTAAGGATTCGTGATAAACCAATGTTGTTGACATTCTGCAACCCTTGTGAGATAAGGTAACGGTTCTCAAAATTAAGAACACTCATCATATCTCCTACTAAACCGATTGCGACTAAATCACGAAATTGATTAGAGAATCCATCATCATCTAATACTTCATCAATTCCTTTGGCTACTTTATAAGCCATACCAGCACCTGATAAATCTTTATTGACTGATTCGTCTAGGCGATGATGAGGGTTACACAAGATGACCTCCTCATCCATTTCATCCATAATCTCTTTAGAGTCGAACTCATGGTGGTCTAAGATAATAATATCTAAATCAGGATTCAATGTTCGAGCACGTTCAACACCTTTTAAGTCGTTACTTGAACTATCTAAAATAATGAGAAGGTCAGCTACTTTTGTTTTTTCAATGTTTGAACGACTAAGGTCAATAAGTTTTTCCCACTTAGCAAGACTTTCTTTGTCTTTTTCAGCCTTTGCTTTTTCTGCTTTGTTTAACCAATGGTCTTGAACTGATAATTGACCATATAATCCATGACCTGTATCACGTTGTGGATAGATATAATCTAGGTTAAACTCATTAAAATCTTGTAATGCTTTCAATCGGTTAAACATAATAGCTGTGGCTGTAATTCCATCTGCATCAGGGTCACCGCTTATTACAATTGTTTCTTTGTCTGCGATACCCTCTAAAATACGATTAACAGCCCTCTCTACATTGCGAATTTCAAAAGGGTGATTCTCCCACTTCTCATCAGGAAACAAAAACTCTTGGTGGTCTTCTAAGGGAATCCCTCGTGCTTTTAAAATTTTTGTCTTTAAATCATCCTCTCTCTCAGCTTTAATTTTCGTTTTCTTTTGTACCCATTTTACCATGTTTTACTCCAAATCGTATTTATAGTTATTGTATAAATCTTTCCAAACCTTGATACCACTATCAATAGGGGCAGACTTTTTACCAGTTTTCTTATCTTTGTCAAATACCATTGACACACTTCTTTGATTGAGCTTCTCTGCTGTCTTTTGAATTTCATCAATTGTTTTGTCGCTATCGTAAGCTAGAACAATCTCGATGTCAAAGCCTAATGAGTAAATCATGTCAACCTGAGCAGGGGAAATATCACTTGAACCAAGAGCTACTACATTGTAAATCTTATTCTCATAAAATTTCATACAAGACTTTTCTCCCTCTACAATGATTAGTTCTTTCTTTTCTTTTGCTGATTTATTAGCAATATAAAAGTTAAATAGTTCCTGTGATTGATTACACTTATAGATGTAAATATATTTAGGTTCTGACTCATTCACATCATCCTCTAAAAGCATTCTACCCTTAACTCCTACCAACTGTCCAAACTTATTGCGAACAGGAATTGTGATTCTTCTAGTGAGAATATCAAACCCAATGTCATAAGTCCTTTGAGTTTCTACACCTATTCCTTCATCTTCCCACATTTTATTAGGCAAATCTAAGAAATCAAATAGAATATTCTCACTAAGAACTTTATTAGGTTTTCTTACACCACCTCTACCTTTATACATCATACTCTTGATGTTTTTAAGAGGGTCATATTGGTCTTTAATCTCTCCTTTTGAATAACTCCAATGAAACAACTTGCAAATATATTGCTTCGCCTCATTTAAATTATCTTGTAGTTCATCTCCTTTTGCTTTGTATACGAGATAAGAGATTAAGTTAAAGATATCTCCACTAAAGTCATTCCTATTTCTTATTGAGCACCATAAACCCTCATTCACTCTACATTGTACAGCACGTGTATTTGTAGAATGAAAATCATCTGGTAATTGAGCTGTAATAAGAGTTCCACCTTGTTCCCACTTTATATTTTGACAACCAATTGATTCAAACAGGTCTTGAACTTTATCCTCTTCGAAGAGTCGTTTTTTAATCTCTGCTAAATCATTCATTTTTTATCCTTTAATTATATTCACGTGGAATAGTTGCAAATCCAACTTCAACAAATGAGTTGTACTGGAATCGAGCTTCATAAATAATTGCATCTTGTCCATTGTCCGTGTTTTGACCGTAACGGTTTTTAGGAATAAACATTACATAATAAGTTTTGTCTCGTTTTAGTGAAAACTCTTCTTGGACATATCCGTCTTTACTTAGTGCACTCTTAACAAAACGATGTGGTTTGATTTTTTCATATTCATCATCGAAAATAGGACGATACATCATCAAAATCGATGCTTCATTTTTCATTCCTTTACCCTCACCAATAGCATCATATCCAAGGAACTTATCTTTGATATGGTTATCTGCCAACTGAATAGTCAACATGGTACGGAGGTTAAATCCACCAGACTCAGGACGAGTTAATTTATAAATTTCTTTTGTTGCTTCAACGATTGCTTCCCAACGACTTGCAGACTTATAATTATCAGGTACTTTGTGAGTATCAATAATAAGGTTAACATATCCAAGATTTGCGTGTAGAGCTACGATATTTTTTAAATCTTCAATCTGATATTGTTCCATGAAGACGATTTTAATATGTGCTTCATCGCCATCCATTAACTCTTTTAATTTATCAAAAGTTTCATAGATAAGTTTGCGGTCTTCATCGTCTAACTCATTAACTTTATTGAGTTTTTGACGTTCAAAATTACGCTGTTCTTTATCTCCATACTTATTCATCTCATGATTAACCAATGTTAAAAATATTTTTTCTCGTAACTTATCAGCACCTTCCTCATTGAGAATGACAAGTGTTTTGTCGACATCATAAATACACGACAAGAGGACTTTATCTGTCATGAATGAAGATTTACCACTATTACCAAATCCACCTAACATTGTCACTTCTCCACGTGGCATACCTTGTACGACACTATTTAATAAGCGTGAGTTTGCAAATTTAAGAACTCCATCAGCTTTATTCTCTAAGTTTCCTAAGAACTCTTTACCACTAATATAGAGATTTTCACTTTCAAATGAGGAGACTCCATCAATTGCAATATTGTTCATCTGATTTTGCCAATACTGTGAAATCTCACGAGCATTCATTTCACGATAATCATATTTTTTATTATTGGTGATTACTTTTCCACCAATTAAATCAATAAGAGCCATGATTACTTTGTTTTTGAGAAGAGCATCATAGTATGATTCAATATTTTGAGCATTTTCCTCAACAATATCAATCAATTGCACCATTGTACCGTATCCACCATACTTATCAAAGGTATCACGAACACCGATTTCTTCAACTGTTGCATTGACTGAGATATCATCAAATTTTTTGATTCCCTTTTTGTAAAGACGTTTACCTAATTCAAAATAAAAACCCCACTCTGGATGTAGGAAATCATCCGACGAAATCTTTTCACTATAGCTTGTATATGTTTCCATAGGTTGATTCCATAATAAACCCACAAAATATGACTCATTGGTACTCGCTAGTCGTTTAATTGATTCAGCTTCTACTTGTGCCTTTGTTTTCTTTTTAGTTGTTACCATATTTTCCTCTTATAACCATTTACTAATATCGTTACCCAATTTCTTGCGTTTTTTTCTAGGTTTTTCATCTTCCTCGTCATATTGATATTTAATAATATTTTCGATATCTTCCTGTGTAATACTTGCTTCACGAGCCTTTTGAACTTCAAGAGCTTTCTTTTCACGCTCCATCTTTTGATGAACCAAAGGGATTCTATTGACGACAATCTTCATTACATAATATAATGCTGAATCAATTGACTGAAAGTCTTTTGTTTCAATTGCTGTTCTAATCTTTTGTTTCGAATCAATTACTGTTCTTGTCATAACATCCCATTCAAACCCATCACGATATCTTTTATCAGTTTTTTTCTTATTGAATACAGGATTACCACTTCTTAAGTTCTGAGCTAAGGTATAAATGCGTGGTGGAATATCAACGAACTTTAAGTTTACAGTTTCAGCCAGAGTTTGCCAAAAAATATCTTTTTTTTCTTGTTCTATTTGATTTCTTTTGAACCTTTCCATCTCCATATCTTTACATTCTGGATGTAAATATCTGTTTGGAAGTTTTTCATATTGAACCATAACATCAATCTTGTCTTTTTTTTTGCAGACAGGACACGTGCGAATACTTTGTTTAGCCAATTATCCATCTCCATTTCTTTAGTATATTAGTATTATAGCATAATAAAATGAATATGTCAAGTGTAAGATACAAAAAAGAGAGAATTTCTTCTCTCTTTTAATCTATTATCCTTCTGACATATCAGATAAGATACTTTGGAGTGCTTCAACATCATCAGATTCATTAAAGTTCATTGTTCCAAGTTCTTCTTTGAATCGTTTAGCCCAAACTTTTTTCTTAGATAGTTCTAAGTCCGAAAGGAAGTTACCAATTTTTGATTTGGCTGAATCAATATCAACTACGTCTTCTTCTTTTTCTTTAGGTTTATCTGCTTTCACAGCTTTACGAGCTTTTTTTTCTTTTGGCTTTTCCTCTGTTGATTCTTCACTTGCACCAGTATTTGCTAGAACTGCATCACGGATAGTTTTCAAGAACAAATCAACATCATAATCAATTTCTTCTGGAACTTTAGAAATACGACCACCAGCTTCCGTTGTACCATCTCCACGGAAACGAATCTTACGATTTTCTTTAACAGTTTGTTTACGTGTTTCTTTATCACGTGTTTTCTCTGTTTGAATGTCGATAAAGACAATAAAGTCTGATGAGTTCTTGATATAGTCTCCTGTACGACCATTCGCTGACATCATAGTTTTGTCATACTCAAGACCAGATTTTTCTTTAACTGTCTTATCTTTGTCATGGGTAATTCCCATCCATCCACCAAAGATACGGTCAAGGCGAGCAAATTGGCGAGAGAACTCGGCTTCAACTAATTCATATCCCTTACCAAAGGGGATATCAGCCATTGCGTCATATCGTTTGCCGTCTTTAGTGCTCTGTTTACGAAGTACGTACTCTTGACATAAACGACCTGCGATATCAACTGTATCAATACCGACATAAACGAATCCTTCGTTATCATCCTCTAACTCATCAATTGCATCAATGAAGTCAGACCATGATGCAATATCGACTACATTAATTCCGTCAAGAAAGTTATATCCCTTCTCAAAGGCAAAGAGTAATCCAGCATCAAGACCACCTTCACGCTTTAAAATTTCGTAAAAAAGCGATGTATTGTGTGTTACAATATAATCATTAATTAAGAATAACTCTTCCTCATTATCCACTTTAAAGCATACCATTTCACGTGGCTCTACTTCTACAATATCTGTAATATATGTATACTGGTCTTTAAATGAGCGAACTTCATATCCTTCAAGTTTTTTAAGATGTTTCTCTGAGGAAACAATAACTTCATCGGTGTAGACGTTTAGAGAGTAGTTAGCAAAATTTGCATTTGAACCTTCTTTAAGGTGTCTATTATCGACTGATACTGTTACACCATAACCTAGAGATAGAGCAAGTTCTTTAAAATCATCTTTTAATTGTTTGCTACTAGTGCTAAATTGATAACGCATTGAACCAGTATTTCTGTTGATAGAGACTGTTCCGTCTGTATCCATCAGTCCTGCGAGAAGTTCTTTTCGCTGTTCAATTGAAGAAATAAGATATTTATATGGAATATGTTTTTCGACAGATTTTACATTTAGACCCAAAAACTTTAATTCATCTTGGATTTTTTTTATGTCTAAAGAATTGTTTGTTTTAGAAAACGCCCAGCGATATGAATTATCAGATTCGTCTTTTTTTGGCATATTTAACTTAAGAGATTTTGCTAAGTTGTACATGACGTCGACCTCTGCACTAGACACGATAATTCCATTCCGCTCGCCAAGTGTTCCATCTCCAATCAAGACCCCTAAAGCATAAGGTTCAATGATAAAATCTTTTTCACTATATTGCACTGCATTATTTTTGGGGATTCGATATTTATGCGTATGTGTATCGTGTTCAAATTTTGTTTTAGGTTGTTTATAATCAACCATCATTTCTTTGAGAGTTTTATTGTTGATATTCTTTTTGCTTGTTACATATGGAATAATATGTTCATCATTAACAATGAATGAAGTTCCATCTTGTAATGTGACTTTATATGATTTTTTAACTCCTTGAGGATACACTCCTAATACTTCTGTTGGATTTCCAAGTCTATCAAACAGCTTATCTCCTAATTTAATATCTTTTGCAAATCTCCATCCATCTGGTGTCGGGATTTTTGTCATGATATCTAAACATTTGCCCGACTTGGGGCGACCTGCAATTGTAATCTTCATGTCTGCTAATTTTGTGCTGATTTTATTTTTCTTAATTCTATCTTTAATTCCCATTGTTTTCTCCTATTTCGTGTTTTGATGTGCATTGATTCCAAGGTTTAATTAGAATGGGAGGTCTGAGTCATCAATGTCTCCCATTGGGTCTGAACCAAAAGCTTCTTTATCAAACTCTTTACTTGCAGATTTACCTTTTCCACGAAGTCCACCAAGGTTGTCTTCTTCATCGTCATCCTTCTTAGAGTCAGATGTAACTAATTCAGATTGTTCGAGAGCTTTCATGAAATCATCTTCTGTATACTTCGCAGGTTCATGACTTTCAGTACCTTCAATACTCAACAACGAAATGTAGTTTGTAACTTTACGAGCGTTACCACGCATTTGTGCAAGGAGGTCATCTTCCTCAGTTTCTTCGTCAACTACAACTGCACGGTTAATGATATTACCCTCAATTTTAAGAAGTGAGCCAAACTTAACTTTTTTAAATGCACTAGCCATTCCTTGTTTCATTTTAACTTGTGCATTAATTTCTTTATCAGCTTCTGCTTTTTCTTCATCTGACATTGATTCATAATTAACAAATGGATTATTCAAGTCTTTTTCCCAAGATAACGCATATGATACTGGGAAAGTTTTTTGAGCATAGTTGATAGTTTTACCAGTTACTGTGATGTGTTCATCACCTTTTTCATAATCTGTATCAAACAGCACAAATTCTTCTGTGAAATACGCAGACTCTTTAAATTTAGGGCTATCAAAGTCAAGTTCACGGTCATATAATAGAATTGATTGAACATCAAAGTTTTGAGTTTGAATTACTCTTCCATCTTTTTCATACTCTCCACGCCCTAATGTACCAGTAACCATTACTGTCATACCGTTTTCAAGCAACTCTTCTGCCAGAGCAACATTATCAAATTTCGTATCATGTACACGTGGAGCATCTTTACCTGCTTCTGTAAGACCAACTGTTGAATCAAGTGTAATAATTCCATCTTCTTCCAAAACTTCTTTTTGGTCAAGATATTCGTCATAACTCATTTTAGAGCTACGTTTAGACTTGTCTTTTTCTTTAGTATTCCACAAGTAAACAGTTTCTGGTTCATATCCTGTCATTTGAACATAAACTGTTTGTTGATTAGAAGTCTTTACTCCGAATCGAAGTGAACGCATTTCTTTACCTTTCATTTTTCCTCGTTCGAGGATACGTGACGTAAAGAAGTTATCACGCTCTGTTCCAGTAATTTTACCGATGAGACGGAACGTTCCTTTTGTCTGATTCAGGATTTTTTCTTCGTTTTTCTTAGCCATTTCTTTGGACTCCTTTTATTCTTAGGTTTTATTTTGACAACATAACTATTATATCAAATTAAAATTCATTTGTCAAGCATAATGTTATATTTTTTAAATTATTTTTTTAACTTAAATAATTCGTTCACTTCAACATCTAAAATTTCTGATACAGCCATTGCCAATTCTAGCTTCCAATGAACACTTCCGTTGATAACTTTACTGAAAGTTCCTCTTGATAGCTCAATACCATACTGAGCATAAATAATTTCAAGTATATCTTCTTGTGTAAGTCCTAAGATACGCATTTGTTTCTTAAAATCACCTTTGTTAAAAATTAGCACTGCGCTCAAACTCCTTTCTTGATTATGTTATATTATTATTATATCATAATCTGAAATAAAAGTCAAGAAAAAAAGAGATAAAATATCTCTTTTTTCTATTCTTATTTGAATGAATCCCAATATTCAACTGGGTAGAACTCTAATATTAGTAACTATTGTGTTTCGAAAAAAGCACACTCGAAGGTATGCTTAATTTACCATTTAGAATGGGTTTGTATTGCTAATTGCTACTTGCAATCTATCTAAAGGTTCTCCTAAGATACCTGCAAAGTCTGAATCGTCAACTACTGGAGCTAACCAACCTGCACGTTTAGCGGTTTGTGACCGATAATGAGCTTGTTGATATACTTCACCGCTAGGTGTGTAGAAATAAGCTTGTACACCATCAATAGTGTGACCAGAAATACCAGCACATCCATTAACAGTATCATTCTTATTACCATTTGTTATCCAACCGAGCCATCCATCTTCGATAGTGTGTACTCGGTATTTCAATGCACCATGAGTTACTCGCATATAGAGCAAGTCATGGCTATTACTTGGTGACCCAGCAAAACCACTAGAGTTACTGTTGTTGAAGTTAGTGATTTCTCCTAACCAACCTCCACCTTTTTGATGCAATCCATATACTACATTAGTTTGTACCTTTTGAGCAGGTTTGCTTGGTTTTGGAGTAGGAGCTGATACTGGTTTTGATGCTGGTTTTGGTGCTGGGACAGGAGCTGTTCCTCCTACTCCATGAGCCAAGTCATTAGCCAATTGGTTTTTTGAAATACCAATGCGTGCCAAGTAACCGTAAGGGTCTTGATGGTCTCCCCAAATATTATCAGATACCCATTTATGAGTTTTGATACCATTACCTGCTCCATCAAGTGCCAATGAAATACCAAACTTATTTGCATATTCACGAATAGTATTGATATAGTTAACATAAGATTGTCTTTGTTTAACTGGGTCTGTGTAATGTGCCAATTCAATTTGGAAAGGCGAACGACTGTTTGCTACCTCACCAGCACCGTAAGCAACATATCCAGCTTCTCCTACTAGATATACTCTATCCCACCCAGCAATTGCATGTGTGTATGCTTCTTGCCAGTTGTTGTGCATATAACTAGCTTCGTTATATGCACTATTGTCTCCTTGGTTTTTGTCATTAGCTGTATCATGAATGATAATATACTCATTACTTGTTTTTTGAGATGAGCCTTGACCTGCACCAAGCATAAAGGTTTTGTCATAGTTTGTCATTAAAATCTCCTATCTGTTCGTAAGAACTCAACGATTGTTATTTCCCTGTAACATATACTATTATAACATAAAAAAGAAAAAAGAGCAAGCCAATTGATAACTTACTCATTTTTTTCTTAATTTTAAAATATATTCTGTTATTCAACATTGTACCAAAAATATAACCCGATACGAACGTAATGATTCCACCTACCAAGAAATAAAATGATGGATAAATGACTGTTGATGCACCAACCACCGCAAAGAATTTCCATACAAGTAATGAAATTAACCACACCCAAAATGAGATATTCATTACTGTTGCGCCAACCCAAATTAAAATAACTGCTACTGTTTCTTTCATAATTTTTTCTCCTTAATTTCTATAATTCTATTTTATCATATTTTTTATATATTTGTCAAGCATAAACTTTCGTTCTTTTAATATAAAACTACTACTTCTTTTCTATCTTCATCATAATATTCATTAGAAGTATACACATCATCAATGGGCATGGTGCTGAACCGTCCGTCATAATCATATTGAACTTCCATTTCTGCGTCAAACTTTTCTAGTTCTTTGATTAATTCTTTAACTTTCATTCTTCTACTTTCTCTTTAAAATGTTGCAAATATCTAGCTACTTCGTGTTCATTAATTTCTTCTTGTGTCCATTTGTGGTGTTCATCTCTATCTAATTCATCTAAAAATTCTAGTCCATTATATTTTGATAAATAGCCACTATATCCATCAGGCTCAGGAATACAGATATAGAATAATTCATCTTTTTCCACTTCCCATTTATCACGGTTCAACAATAACCGCAGATGAGCCACTTTACTATTGCCATGACTTGAACCAAATGCCATTAAAATATCATCATAATTTTCAATATTTTTAAGATTATCATAAACTGTGCAAATTAGTTCGTTAAAGATTTCTCTGCCAAAACGTTCACTATAAATTTTATCATTAATATTGAGTGTTTGGTGGTCTTCTAGCCATTCGTTTAACTTTTTAGAGATAATAATTTTTTCTTTCATTTTATTTACCTTCCCATGATTCAAATTTAGATTTGATTAATTCTTTAACTTTCATTTAATCATCTCCATATTTTTTATTTATCCATTTATTAATAAGTAAACCTGCAATTAAAACTGCTAGAGTTAAAACGTCATTAAAATCCATATGCTATTTCCTCCCATGATACTAGACCATCTTCGTCTAGTTTTTTGATAAATGTTTTAATACTTTCTTGTGAGTACCCTTCAACATCTCTAATATGATGTAATTCTTCTTGGAGATTTTGGTCTCCTTCTACACTACGAGTCTCATAATAGGGAATATTTGCTTCGTCTTTATATATTTCAATCAGTACTAAATACATACTATTTCCCTTTCTTGGGGTTATTTATTAAGAATCCAGCACCAGCTTGTTTGAATCCATTAATAATTGCCATTTTATAATAACTGTGGGCTATATATTCACAACACTTAACTACAACGAGTAACTCTTCTTTTGTTAATTCACTTTTTTCTTTGTCTCCAATAGTTTCTCTCAAAATACTAGTTACTTTGTCAAGTCTTTGTATAAATCCTTTATATGTTCTCATTTATTTTTCCTCGATAAATTCTAATTCATAAACTCCACTCTCAACCTCTTCAACCTCTTCCATTTTAAACTTCTTTGCAAAAAGTTTATTAGATACAAGAGTTCCGTCAGATGCCAAGTATAAATCTTTGTAGTCAACAACTTCATTGCCTTTAATCTCTTTATAAACTACTGTGTTTCGGAGATAACAAAGAGGTTCTTTAATATCCATTACATATCCAAAACGAATTGCCTTATAAAGCATATCGTCCCAACGACCATATTTTTCTAATGAGTCTTCAATTAAACAAAACTCATGCCAAGCGTCACTCTCAACAAAATCTTTGTAAATATAAAGCATTGATGTGTCTTCAATATCAGGATATCTGTCAATGAAGTCTGCTACGCATACTGGAACATACTGTAACGTCAATTCATTAAGAATTTCATTAATAACATTTTCTGAATTTTTCATTTTATATTTAAGTCCTCAAATCTTTTGTATAGGTTATATGATGGTGGTTCTTCACTACAATAGCATTCCCACAATTCATTAACTAATTTTGTGTATTCTTCTACGATACTTTCTTCCTCTGGAAAAGAACCAGAGATATATATTGCTTGGTCTGCGAAATATGCAATATCTGATTCACTAGATGTTTCAGCAATATTTCTTAAACAATTTAATAAATATTCTTCTTTAGGTGTCATCTTCATTTTTATCTTCCTCTGTTGTTTTATTTATCAATCCTAGAAACAAAGACAGAATCCAAATTGCAAATATAGAGATTGAAAAAGTAAGTACTGGTTCTGATGATATAAAACTAAATATCCAATACCCAATCCCAAAAAATGCGAAAGTAAAGAAAATCAGAATCATTTCTTTAGGGCGATAGAACATGAATATTATTAGTATAGCTAAAATCCAAAACATTTAGTTCTCCTTTATTTGTTTGACCTATATTATATATTATAACATAATCATACCCACTTGTCAATGAATATGTTGTTACAATTTTCTAACAAATAAAAAAAGGAATCTTTAGACTCCTTAAAAATCTGCCACTTCCTTTTGAGCTTTAGTAAAAGTTTCAACTTCGTAACTATCTTCTTTAGTTGTATATTTCACAGTAAAGATATAATTACTAAATATCTTATTGTCAATTACATATACCCCCTTTGCATCTCTGATACTTCTATCAAACCACACTTCAAGAACTTCTTCTTTTGGAACATTTAACTCTTCGCCCAATTTAATTTTCATTCTATCATGGAGTTCTAATAACTTTAAATCTTTAGAATACCGTTTACTTATTAAGTGACTTCCGAAACACCATATGGAAATAATCAGAATTATTCCATACAGAGGAACTAAATCAGCTAAAGTATCTATCATCTTCATCCTCCTCATAATGATAATAATGCTTCCGACATACTGGAACATAATCCTCGTCTCCCAGTTGAAACTGCTCACCTTTATAAATCGGTTTACCATCTACTAATCGCAAATTCATTGTTGCTTTTTTACCGCATGTGTGTTGCTCACAAACAGTTTTGATTAATTCAATTTCATCTGCAAGCTCTAGTAGAGTTTTAGAGCCTTCAAAGAGAGCATTCCTAAAATCATTTTTCAACCCATAACATATTACAGGTATCTCCAAAGTATCTACGACCGCACAAAGAGCGACAATTTGTTCAGCAGAGAGGAATTGAGCTTCATCTACTAAAATACAAGCGATTGGACTTTTCAGATGTTCTTCTTTAATTTCATTAAAAATATTATCAGTAACAGAAAGTGCGAAGCTATTGATTCCAATTCGTGAGATTACCTTTTCACTACCCCACCTTGTATCCTTATTACTTGTATATACCAATACTCTTTTATTTTGACTTGTGTAATTGTGTTTAGTCATCAATAAGTGTGTTGATTTACCTGATTTCATTGTTCCATATTTAAAAAATAATTTAGCCACTTTAGCTTCCTCCCTCTTACCTCTTGGTAAGCATTATCATCGTTAATGTGTATGTTTTATGGTTAATTTCTTACTTTGTAATAGAATACCTGCTTTGGCTATGAGTTCTAACTTATCTTCTTCGTATTGTGTTGCAAGACTTCCATTGCAAAGTAATTTAAGACTTAATTTAGAGAGTCCTGATATTTCAGATGCTTTCTCATACCCTCCTGCATAATAAAATATTAGCTGGCGTATCATTTCTAAACTATAGTAACCCATTCTCTCTCGATATATTTCGTATATCTTATTCATTGCGATATCATCAAGAACTTTGTCATATATTAAATTACCTGAATCATCAAATTTAGCAAACTCTTTAATAATGATTATCTCACCTCTTACTTCGAAAGTTTGGGTTATTCTTTTAATCATTTTAAACCTCAAAATCTACTTTAATTTACGAACTGCTTTTGTCAAGTCATCATGTTCTTCAATTGGCAAGACTGTAACTTGATATCCTGCCATGTTAATTCCTAGTTTAATCCCTTTGAGAACTTCGTTCATGTTGTCACGAGCAATATCACCTTCTATAATCTTTACATTGCGGTCTACATCAAATATTTCTACAGTTATTTTAGATGATTTATCTAAAAAACCACTTTCATAATGATTAATCACTTTCAAAGTTTTTATTAACATTAAATAGCACCCCCAACCAAGTAATCTATCGTTGTTGTTCGATAATATTCATTATCAACAATCTGTTGAATAATCGCATAATCATCGCTTGTTTCATATCTTGCTAGAGAAGTTAGTAATTCACGAGACTTTTTTGTAAATTCTCTAATTAGACCTAGCAATTCTTCATTTGTTTTTTCAGGTAACTCTTTTTTAAATTTATCTCTTGTTTCATAATCAATCAAAGTTTGTAACCTCCGTCTTGCATTTCTTTATAAAACTGTTCCACAAATTCCTCATTATCTAGCTCAAAAATATCATCATTGTCAAATTCTTTTATTCGAGAATTAATAATTGAAGTTAAATTTTTTCGATATTCACGTAGTTGTTCAATTTTATCATTAAGTATTTCAAACTCACTCATATATTCTTTATATGGTTTCTCTCCTCGTTGATAACTCAACTGCAAGCGAATAATGCTTTCGTTATACAAATCAATATCACAATTTAACTCATCTTCATACTCAATTAATTGTGTCACTTCTACATGACTAAAATCTCCATCGTATTTATTCATTTTTTATTTCCTAAATGACTTACTTAGAACTGTATTCCTTTCGTTGCTTTCTTATCCAGATTCGCTCCATACTTTTCAAAAGTCATTGATTCTTCTTTCTTTTCTTTTTCTTTTCGCAACCACATTACTGTCATAATAGCGTAGTTGGCAATATCGAGGAATGAATCCTCTACTGACTCGTCTTTCACTTTAAGCTCATGCTTAAGCGAAGTTTTAACACGGTCAAGTTTCTCTTGAACTCTCATTGCCGAAACAATTAAGCCCCACTCATCCAAACTCTTTTCGAATGAATTACCATAGTCTGCATTTTTCTTCACAAACATATCATGAATTTCTTCAATTATTTTTTCGTGTTTTTGTACGTCATTCATTTTATTATATTCCCCTTAGATACCATTAGGTTTCAAGCTACGTCTAGCTTTTTCTTCGTTAATTTTCTTCAATTCTTCTTCTTGTTCTTCTAAACTATCAAGATAAGCTTCTGAGCTAAGTTCTGATTCTTTTTTAAACTTATTATAGACATCAGACTCGTCAGTATGCCATACTGCTAGTTGATTTTTAAGAAGTGAAAACTCTAACTCAGTATTATTTAAAAAAGTAAATACTACATCATAAAGTTTATCAGATTCGTTTTCAGAAACATCAATGTTTTCGATTAGTGTGTTTAATGGAACACCAAACATTGTTTCAATGAAATTTCCTACAAAATATGGTTCACGTTTTCCATCTACCTCTGAGATTAATGATATTCCTAATACTTGTTCTTCCAATTAAATCTCCTTTCTGATTAATATTCTATATATACAATTATATCATATCATACTCAATTTGTCAAGTATAGAGTGTATATAAAAAAAAGAGAAGATTTACTCTCCCCTTTTTATCTTCTTGATTATGGATAAACTACCCATGAACCTGCTGGCAATCCACGAGCCATATTAATTTGTTCACCAAGTGTCATCCCTTGATACTCACCATGACCAAGCAATTGGAAACCATTACGGTTAGTCATCTACGTTTACAGTCCACCCTTTTAACTTACCCTTACTAATAACTTTTCCACGAGAAGAAATTTCTACATACTTAACACCAAAATGTTCTGATAGTTGTTTTACGCTATCAAAGACAAGAAACTGGTTGCCCTTTTTGGCATAAGCCTTTTTCTTAACATTCTTTATATTATCTCTTGCATTCTCTATCTGTTTCAAAGCTTTTTCAGTCATTGTTCTTTTTCGACCAGTTAACGCTTTGGATAATCTTTGTTTTGAAGTTCCATAGTTAGAATTTTCCATAGGTGTAACCCATTCTAAATTACACAATCTATTGTCGTTTTTTATCTCATTTTTATGATTTACTAAATTCTTATTTTTATCAGGGTGATACCCCTCAAAAGTTATCAATACAAGCCTATGTACTTTCTTTGTAGATAGTCCTCGTATATTAGCTATTTCATATCCATCTTTATCATGAGAAAATTTTATAAACCTACCTGTATCGAATGATAACATTTTACCTTTTCCATTTATAGGTCTACATGATTTAATTCTACCTAAGTTACTTATGTAATACCCTTTTAAGGGTAATTCTTTCCAGATTTCATCCAATAGATGTACCTCACAATCTTTCGTCTTGTGTTTAGACTATATCATCATCAATAAAAATTTACTTATTGATGTTCCGCACTAACTAGGTTACTAGTATATGTAGTCGTTGAACCTTGCTTCTCTCATTAGAGATGCCTTGGATGCTGATTGTCCAATCTTGTATATTTTTAGAGCATTCAACTGTACCCTCACGAGTTATGTTTGTAGCTATACAAGCTTAAGGAGTTTCCAGCAGTTCACGGAATTTTATATGGGCATTTCCTATACTGTTAACCCATAAGCACCTGATGATGCATTGGTTGCTGTTACACTACCACCAGATTCACGTTGAATGATATAAGCCCATTCACTTGCTGAATATCCAGCAGACATTCCTGCACCAGCTAAGTAGTTAGCCAAGGCATTGATGTCAACTGAGCCCGATGTTTGATTAAGGTCAATTCCACCTGTAGGCGCATAATTTGTTGCAGAGGCAGGAGGTGCTTCTTGAACTGGTGCTTGTTCAGGTGTTGATTCCACAGGCGTTTCATTTCCTTGTGTAGAAGTTTGAACTTCATCTTGTTTGTATGCTGTTGATACGACTGTAGCTTTTGTTTTATCGAACCCCTCACCATCTACAATAAGTTTTTGACCTGCAAAGATTAAATCTGCATCAGAGATTTGGTTTGCATTATTCGCATGTATTACTGAAAAGTGAACACCATATTTTTCAGAAATTTTAGATAGGGTGTCACCAGATTCTACTACATAAAAGGTAGTGTTTCCTTCTTTGACTTCCTCTGCTTTAGCATAGGTTGGAAGTGTAGCACCAAGTGTCAAAAGCGTTGCTGTTGCGACAGTTAAGATAGTTGATTTTTTCATTGTATAAGTTTTCCTTTCGGTGTGAATTAATTCACACTCTAGTTATTTGCTTTTCTTTATTATTTAATTAAGTCACTAATGACTTTTGTGAAGACTGCGATATCCTGTTCTGTATTTAGTTTTAATACCCCACCTGAATTATCAACTGAGTTAAAAAATACAAGGACATTATCTGTATTGAATGTATCCATACACAAGTCACGTTGTGCGCATAAAGTGCATAAAGCTTCAATTACAGTGTCTATTTCATCTAAATCATATTCAACCTCACGAGCATGAAAGCCTTCCATGATATGATTTACGAAATCATGTGCATCGGTCAAAAATTTTTCATTAGAATAAAATAATGAGAGATGTTTATATGCAGAGTTGATTTCATTTGCCATAAGGAAAATAATTTCATTTCTGTCTTCTTTATTCTCTGCTTTTTTGAGTTGTCCGAGAAGGTCACACACTTCTTTCTTAGAAAGATTTACAGCTTCATCAGAAGATAAAGATGTAGGGTGTACGGACTCTAGTAGAACCTCGTCAAAAAATTCGTTATGTTTTTTAAGAGCTTCAATCTCGTCATAAATTTCAAGGTATTCAATAGCGTTAATCATATCTTGCATAGTATTGATTTCGATATTGTGTTCTTTGATGAAGTTATTGAAGTCTTCCGCAAAAATGTTTATCATTTTTTCTCCTTTTCTTTACGGTATTTATATATTATACCATAATAAGAGAGAAATGTCAAATAGAATGTTATGTCATTTCTCTTACAATAATGTTACTTATTTTTTTAAATTGAAGAAGTCAAGAAGATTAGTCTCACGACTTGTATTCTCAAATTTCCTCAAGGACGAATTAATCGTTGAGATGTCTCCTAATACTAGCAAGAGTTCTTTCGCACGACTTGTCATAGTATAGAGCAGGTTTCCATTCATTTGGAATTTAGAACTACGTTCAAACAGACAGATAACTACCTTGAACTCAGAACCTTGAGATTTATGACCTGTAATCGCCCATCCATGAATGATTGATTGATTATTAAAGTCTGTAGTACTAAAAAGAAGGATTGAGTCATCGAATTTAGCATAGACAGACTTACCTTCAAAGGCTACAATATGTCCGATATCTCCATTTACAATATCTGTCTTTTTGTTGCTATAGGTGTATATTCCACTTTCTGCTTGATAATATACAGGTACATCTTTACGGTTTTTCTTATTAAGGATTCTATCACCTATACGAAATACAACGTCTGTTCCATCCGTCGATGACTTGAACTCGTTAAATGATTTATGAGGATTAATAAATGATTGAATGCTGTTATTTATAGCAACTGTTCCATTTTTACCTTTTTTGGTTGGACTAAGAACTACGATATCATCTTCTGTATATTTACCAGTTTTGATAGTATTCTTATATGCCGTAAGAACTTTATCAATTGGTTGTTCATTACGAGCCATTGACATATCAAAAACACAGTTATTACCAAAAACTTTACGAGAATTGAATGTGCTTGGGAGAAACTGTTCACCTTGACGAATCTTAGTTACAATATCCAAGATACCACCTTCACTTTGACGGAAAACTTTAGTAAATCTATCAATTTTAATAACAGAATTATTTGTACAATCATAAAGGAAGTTCCCAAATGATACTGAGGGAATCTGTGAGCCATCCCCCACAAAGATAATTTTCTTACCCATTGGAATTGTCTTAAGAAGTTTTTCAGCTAACTCAACATCAATCATTGAAGCTTCATCAATCAAGTAAATATCGAAACTTTGCTCACTTAATTTAGAACTACGAATAAATGAGTGGATAGTGTAGGCAACGTTACCAGTTACCTCTGTAATACGTTTACGAGCCATACCTGTTGGAGCTAAGAACAATACTGACTGATTTGTCTCTTTGGTATATTCAAGCAATACTGCCTGAGCACTAGATTTACCAGAACCAGATGAACCTAAAAGGAAACTAATTTCAGAGTTGAATAGGTTTCGGAAGAAATTACTCTGTTCTTCACTAAGATAGAAGCCTGATTTGTCACCGAATCTCTTGATGATTGAATCCATATCTGCAACAGCAATGTTTGCTTTTTGACGTGAACGACTAGTTAATTCTCTGAACACATTCCACTCTGTCGTAAACGTACTAGCAGTAGAATATTTACCTTGGAACTCGATAATCTTACCCTTAAATAATGTTTCATCTTCTTGTGCACGTCTCATAACATCGAATATATTTTCCGTGCGTATGTGGAAAGTTCTAAGTTTAACCATTCTGCGGATATAATCAATATTTATATCTAAAAGGGTTTGACTTCCTTGTTCAAGTTTACGTTTCTCTATACGAGTGTTTCCATTTTCTTGATTTTCTGAAATGTAATATTCAAGTCCACTTACGATACGCTTTTCATCTTCTTTTTTAGCGCCCTCTTGTTTAAGATAGATTTCATCAATACGCTTAAAACCAATACCGTTAATCTCCGTCAATCTAAAAATATCTTTTTCTACAATATTCTTAATTACCTTAAAGACAGTATGTTTACGATATATTTTTAAGATTAATGAATCTGTCATGCCATAATCAGAAAGAAAGGCATAAGTCTTAGCATATTCTGATTTACTTTTAAGCTGTTTGATAAATGATTTATAAGTTTTTTCTCCAACACCTTTAACATTCTCTATGATTTCATTTCGATTTAACTCATCAAATAAGAAGTCAACAATTTTAACATCATCATTATAGGTTTTTGCGAAATTTTCAGTTGTAGTGACTCCTAGAACTGAGCGAAGGAAATCCCACTGACCTTTTGCTGTTTCTGGAATGTCATCTACTGGAATACGTGCAGTATATCCATCTGGGTATTTAGAGTTCGTTGACGGACTCAAGTATGCTGGGGTTGGTACATCAATCTTCAAATCCATAAGATTATCCCCAGTAATTGTGATGTTTCCATATTGATTTAATTTAACTACACCTTTTTCTACTACGTTACAAGCCAATACTGAGAACGAGCTTTCATCTTCTTCATTAATCGTTTGGAAGATAACTCGTTTCGGTATTACTGTAACTGATAGTTCATTGTTTCTTAAGCTTACCATTTTCACCTCTATTTCTTGTTTGCTAATTCAAGTACTTGAATTTGTGTTTGACGGTCTAGCTTACTAATAATATCATATAAATCATCTTTTGTCAAATCTTTTAAGGAAGACAAATCAGGTTCATTATTTGTTAATGATATAGTAGGCATATTATCCATCGTCTTTTTAGCTAAGTAGACATTTAATGTTGTTGTTACATCAGCATGATTACCTTGATATTGCATTGCTTTAATATCGTAATTTGTTTGAATAGCTACTTCTTCAATACTTGCCTTTTTAAAACTATGGAAAGTGATGTATCTATCACCAAAATCAACTTTATTATTAATCAACTTCATCATACGTTGAACAGTTGTATTCGATAAATTGAAGATATTATCACGATTAACTATTTCTTTATATTTCATAATTTCTTCATAAAGTTCATCATTAAGTTTCTTAGTAGACCATTTATTTCCTTTGTCTAAGACCTTAATAACATGTTGTCCATTTAGAGTAGTTATATTTGCGAATTTAAGGGTCATTAGAGCGTGTTTACGGAATCCTGTGACAAATGCTAAGCGAATAAGTAAACCCTTCTCAAAACCGTTTTTAGAGTCTTCTACGACCTCTATACACTTACGCACTTCATCAATTGACATTGAGTCATAACTTTTAATATCATGTTCTTTTAACTTGTGCATTTCGAATGGTTTGCTATCTTGTACCATTTCATATTTAACAAGTTTATCGAAGAGTTTTTTAATTGCAATCATCTTAATGTTTATAGATGCGTTTTTAAGCGTTCCTATGAGTCCATTTCGGTACTTCTCTACATCTATATAAGAAAAGATTAAATCGTTCCTAGAAAGCTCATATAAGCTCTTAGAGCGTGTTGCTTTGAAAAAGTCTTTAATTGCTGTTTCATAAGTTACTTTTGTATTATTTGATTCAACCCCTGCTGACTCTAAAAATGATTGAATAGCATTATATACTTCATAATCAGGTTGTGGTACAATTGATAATACATTTGCTTCTACTACGTTCATATCTATCTCCTCTCATTCAATTGTTATATAACTATTATACCACAATGTCTCTGAGAGTTCAATACTTTTCATTTTACATTTGTCTTACTATTATAATACAAAAAAAGCGTGCCACGGAAAAATATCCATAACACGCAAA